ATACTAGTTTTAGAATTAATTTTAATATTTGACTTAATTGTTATACTCATTTTATATTATTTGAATCCAACCAAATGATTTATTTATATATAATCCTTCATCACCATCCGTTTGATATACCATTAACCCAGTTGCAGGACTTGTTATTGCATTTCTTTGTGCCTCCGTCATTCTTGGTGGTAAAAACCCTTGTGTTGTTGACGAAGCTTCAAGTACTGCCGATGAATTAATTGAGCCCGAACCAGCAAATACAGTATTTGCGGTTAATCCACTTGTAAATGTTTTTTGTCCTGAGATTGTTTCATTTCCTGTTGTACCTACCTTACCATTTAATTGTGTTTGTATATCAGATGTAACCCCTGTTAGATAAGTAAACGTTCCTGCAGTATAACTATTACCATCTGTTCTTGTAAAAGTTAATATACCTGTAGAGTTATTATAAGTTCCACCCGTTGTATAGTTTGGAACACCCGTACCAAATGTTGTTGTTGCGTATGAGTAATATAATGAACCTTCGGTAACTAATGTTAATGTACTTGTTGATGTTCCGTTATTTGTTCCTTTGATTACAACCAATATTCTATCAGTTAAATCTAAACTTGTACCACTATAATAAACATCACTTAACGCCATTCTTGGTGCTGGACTAACTCCATCAACAGTTGCTGGGTCGGTTGTGAATAATAATGTTTCAGTTCCACCTGATGTTCTCTTATATACTTGGGCGTATGCGGTAAAACTATCACCAACATTTGTTTTATATGTGTGTAAATAAAAACTCCATACACCTGCCGGTAATAAATTAACACTTGGATAACCTACCGGTGATAAGAAAGATGCAAGTGTTGATGTAACACCACTACTTATACTTGTTCCCGTTGTCTGTTGTGCCGCGGTTGTTGCAACCGGACTAAATTCTTTATATGGTGTTTGTGTGTTAGATAAGTTTAAGAAATATACTTGTCCTCCACCACCTGAGCCACCAAGTCCTGTTATTGTACTTAATGTACCTGAACCTGCCAATGTGATTACACCATTTGAATATGTTCCACCTGTTGCAGCATTTGGTGTGTATGTTGTTGTTCCACCTGTACTATAATATGATGTTAATACATTACTTGATTGTGTTGTTGCACTTATGTATTTTGGTAATCCATAATAAGTTGTTCCCGATATTGTTGGTGCAGATACACTACTACCTGATATTAAACCGTCCGCCCTAATAAATGATGTAGCACCTGTTGTTGCAGATGGAATACCCTCTAATAAATTCGTTATGTTATCGGCATTACCCGTTCCATTTTTAATACTTAATCCGTCTAATGTTGAGTTAATAACAATTTCAGGGTTGGTTGAGTTTTCATATGCTTGTTGTAAAGTTGTTGTTGATATACCTCCCGTTCCACCTAATAATTCACCAAATTTAGATACAAATCTAAATTGAGCATCCGTGGTGAGTGATAAATCACTAGCATCCTCACGAACTGTTAATATACCAATTAAAATCCCATTATCTCTATTATTTGAAAACTCAACATACACTTCAGTATCTATACCAGCAATTGCGTTTGCCATAGTTGAATATGAAAACTGCCCGTATTGTATTCTTATTAACCCTGTTGGAAATAAATAAACCCTTTGATTTGTCGCTCTATTATTACCACCAACGGCAACAATACTACCGTTTAAATCATAGTGGTGACCATCAATTGTTGTTGTATTTCCTGTTGGTGCAGCAGGTAAACCTGTAGAACCCGTTATTGAACCATATCTTGAACGATATTGGAATGTTGTTGGAGTTGTCCCTGAAATATAAACACTATCAGGATTTTGTTGATTTGTATACCAACCAATGCCATTACCCCATAAATATCCTGCCGATGTTTGGATATTCAAAGTATTAGCACTATAATAAGATACAATAACACCTTGATTAATAAGTTTAATTGGTGTCCACAAATCACGAAGTGCTGCCATAGGACTTACATCAAAATCAACAGTATTATTTATACTTGTTATTGTACTTCTATTTGGATGAACCACCTTACCTAAAAATATATTCTCTCTTCTTTGTTGTGGTGTTGGAAATGTTGTTTGTTGAACTAATGTCGCACCACTATTAATTAAAATGTATGTGGCATCAGCACTTGTTAAATAAGTTAAAAGTATATTTGTTCCACCTGTATAATAAATGTTTGTTACATCAGGTTGTGTTGCATATGTGTATGTGTTTTTAACAATCCAACCTCTTGCATACGCAACGTTAATTGTTTGACCCGTTCCTTGAGTCATTCCCGTATATTCATATACGCCACCCGAAATAACATTACCCTCAAGAATATTTCTTTCTTTATCCGTTAATGATAAATTACTATCTTCATTATTGATATTAACATATATTCTACCTACCGATGAACCCGTTTGAAGAACATAACCTATTTCATTTGTTCTTGCAGTAAATGATAATGACGCAGTTGACGCGACATAACCACCAGGTGTTATATCAGACAAATATAATGTATCACCATTTGCAAATCCGTTAATTGTTATTCCACTTAATATACCATTATTTAAAACCAACCCTTCACTACCATTTGGTATATTTTCTGCCGCCAATCCTATTGGACGAGCAGATGTAATCCCGTGTGTGTTAACCGCAAGTATTGCACTTGGTAAATTATTTGATGTTCCCGTAATTGCAATTACCTTTCCTTTATCTATTTGAACTCCCGTAGCATTCCAAACTCTTGTATAGAGTTGTTGTCCCATCGCAATTGGAACTTGATTATTTGAAATATCAAAATATGATAATGCTTTTTGGGTCGTATCAAAAAATACTCTACCCGCAACCGATGACGGATTTGTGGTACCCGTTGTAAAATCAATATATTGTGTTTGAGATATTGTATTTGCGGTTACCCCACTTTGGAATGCCGTACCACCCGTTACAGTTCCTCCACTTAAAGGGAGATATGCACCTGATGTAGATGTATTACCTGTATATGCAGATAAACTAATGGTAAATGAAGAATATCCATCAGTTCTATTTTGAGTAAGAGTTATTGTATTAGATGATAATGTAAATCCTGTAACAAAAGTGTCGGGGTAATTGTAATATGTTGTTGCAGATATTGTATTTGCGGTTAAACCATTTGTAAAATTTGTATCACCACTTACAGTACCTCCCGTAAATGCCGATGATGTTGTACCCGTAAAATTAATTCCAAAGTTTGGATAATCACTGACAATCTGTATATTTGTTCCACCCGTAATAACAACATCTTTATCAGGTGCGGTATTAATTATTGTAATATCACCCGTTGTCGTATCACCCGATAATCCCGAACTCGCAGTCACCGAATTAACACCTGTAGGTCCAGGAGGACCTGCTGGGCCATTAAAAACATAAGATATTGTGAATTCTTTACCATTAGTAAACGTTCCGTTAGAACTCGCATAAATAAAAGTTATTGTAAAATATGTTGTATTATTTGTGACGGTCTGTATAAAATAGTTACCAGTATTATTTGTATTTCCAACCTCTTGAATTTGTAAAAATCCGTCTTGAAGATTGATTCTATAGTTTTGCATCAAGGCAAACCAATAATAATAGTCGGCATTTGTTGATGCGGTAATACTAATATCAACAGATGTTAATGCGGAAAAGTCGGTAGATGTTGTATAAAAATAATTTGGATTTGGAGGATTTGTTATATTATCAAGTATCCATCTTCCTGAGTTTGCACCGTCATTACCACTTGTTGTATTTCCTGTTAATCCTGATATTGGATACGTGTGTAAAATACCACTATTATCTATTGTAACTACATTACTATCTGTAGATGAAGTTACCCCTGTTATTGTTAATGTATTGGTAGTTAGTCCTGATTGAAATATGGTATTACCCGTTACAGTACCCCCACTTAATGGAAGATACGCACCTGATGTAGATGATGAGCCCGTATATGCAGATAAACTTATTGTGAACGCCGAATATTCATCCGTTCTATTTTGAGATAATGTTATTACATTATTTGTTAAACTAAAACCTGTTACTTTTGTATCTGCACTTTCAGGTAAGTTATAATAAGTTGTTGCGGAAACAGTTACTGCAGTAAAATAATTTACTACGATTGTATCTCCCGAATATGTATTTGCAGTAATACTACCTGAAGTTATATTTGTAGAATTTACAATAGTTAAGGTAGATGCTGAAATAGTATCGGCAGATAAATTACCCGTAACTACTGAATTTGATGTTACATCACCTGTTACGGTAATTCCCACTTCATTATATAGCCTTCCAATCATTTCACCACCCGCAATTGGTACAAAAGGGCCTGAAGTGCCTCCTGTATAAACTATTGTGACTGCACCTGTTGAAGAATTCGCAGATAAACCCTCGCCAACCGTAATACTTGTTACACCTGATGATGGAGTTGCAGCACTTGCGGGTGCCCAAGCGGCATTACCACTCCCATCACTTGTCAACACATAACCAGGCTGTTGATTACCATCAACAAAGGTAAAACCTGTGTATATTGTAAGACCTGAGGTGAAAATTGGATTAACCAAAAAATCGCCATTTATTCTATACATAACACCGGTAACAGTATCTGCTTGAACAACATATTGATAACTGTCTCTAATCAGTTGATTTGAAATGTCTGATTTTCCGTATGGAGGTGCCATATTATTATTAAAAAAAGGATTATTCATTTAATTTTACAATTAATTCGTTATTTATAAATACTATGAGTTCAATTTGTTATCGCTGGGATGATACGCCGTTTCCGTGGAATGAGTGCCCTTTCACTTGGAAAGAAGGCTGTATTATCGAAAAATTGGTTGGTTATGGTGCGGCGCCCGTTAGACAAAGGATAAAAAAATTAACTGACGATGAAAAAGAAACTTTAATACAATTATTTGTAAGACTTGATGTAGACGAATTAATTTTTGAAACAACTCAAAACAAACAAAAAAATAAAAAAGTTAAAATAAAATTAAAAGATATTGAGGTGTTAATGAAAGAACAAAAAATTATTAAAGTCAATGTTAAAATTAATGAATAAAGATATATTTATATCATATGGCATACAATTTATATACTGACAAACCAAACAAATTCAATTGTAATATTGAAATTGAAGGAACTTCTTTAGCAAAGTCTAAAGTAAGAGTTGTTGTTGAAACAGACGAAATGTCTTATATGTTCAACGGAACTATTGAAAATAATGGATTATGTGAAGTTACAATTCCAAAAACCAAACATTTTTTACCTGAAGGAACAAAAGGTAATATGAGATTGGAAGTAATTGCCGATGATGTGTATTTTGAACCTTGGAATTCAGATTTCAACGTTAAAACAAATAAAAAAGTTAATGTTGTTGTTACAGAACAAGTTGAAGATAAACCTAAATTAAAAGTTCAAGTTTTTGAACAAAAAGAAGAAAAACCAATTTTAAAATCCAAACCGATTGAAAAACCTAAAACTTTCCAAATGACTAAAGCTGACTTACTCAAAAGATTTAATAGATAAAAAAAATCCCACCTAAATGGTGGGTTTTTAATTTATTCACATATTGGACAATCGGGGTCTAACAGACTATATTTACTCTTTAAGATACTAAAATTATGTGCGATTTGTGCCGCGTTTAATGATTCAGTATAAAATCTAAATGCACTCATATCACCAATAAAACTACCACCAAAATATTCCTCTAAATGTATTTTTGTTTCTAACCCGACAAATGTTGTTGCAGATAAAACATTTGTTGGCAAACATTCGGGGTCTTGTTGTGTAAAATAATAATAGGGATATTCAGGACATCCTAAAAATGTTAAATTATCTTTAAGTCCTTGAGTACCTCCTCCTAATGAAATATTAAATGGAACCCCAATTTGTTTTTCTTTTTCTGTGTTTAATGGTCTTGGTATTATTTCTTCAAAATCCTCAATAACCATAAATAATTTGCCATTAACATAAATTTTAAATTTACCCTTTCTATATTTGGTTTCATCAATCCATTGTTCATTTAAATTAACAACATTAACTTTTACAGGGTTATATGGCACATCGTGTGTTATTGGTGGTTTAACCAAACTAACACTATTATTAGCACTCGTTGCGGTAAAAACATTTTTAACTATTAAATCTAACCCACCCTTATATTTTAAATCACAATCATCAAGGTATGTGTCTCTGACAAAAACGGCATTGATTTGAACCCAATTTTCTTTATCCATATACGTTGAAAATTCACAGTCATCAAATATACCTGCTGTTGAGCACCATTCATTTAGAGATGTTCCTGTCGTATAAGTTATTCCCGTTGTTTCACAAGAACCAGTAGTTTCACATCCTCCAGTAATTCTAAATGTTTTTACACAAACTCTTGGATTTCCTGTATCACCACTTAACCTTACTGATAAAGCATTTGAAACACTATCAAAAATAGGGTCTAATTGTTCTGTACTTGCGGTTACAGTTAATCCGCATCCACAAGAACATAGGTTGTTTGTTGATGTAACCGCAGATTGTTGATACACAAAACCACAATTTGATTGAGTTACTGCTGAGTCAGAACAAGCACAAGTATTTAAACAATCTAAACCATCTGTAACCCTAAAAAAATTATTATTAGTAAATGCAGTTAAATTTCTTGTTTCTTGGCCTAAAGAAAATTGGTAGGCGGATAACCCTGAAAATGGTAAATTTCTTTTGACTAATGGGTCATTTAAATATTCTCCCCCAACCCAATTAATGTTATCGTTCCATAATGTTTTACCTGAACTTGTCAATGTTACAGTTATTGGGCTATATGAAAATAAAGGGGCAAACCCTCCTGCATCTAACAATGTATATTGATTATTTGGTGCGACAATAAGAATACCCAAATCACCAGGATAAGAATGATAAAAATTATTTAATGTTATTGAAATACTTTCAATATTTTCTGTAACACCAGTCACATCAAAAGTTACTGGGTAAATAGACGCAATATCTAAATCAGGTATTGAAATTTTTGTATTCGCACTAAATTCACTACAAATACCTGAATGACAAATATTCAATACTATTGAATCAGTTGAGCCACTATCCTGACCAACAAAATCTTCGATATATAACTTCCAAGACCCATTATAGTTTATTTTAGGACTACCATTGGAAAAATGATAAAACTTATTTTCTGCTCTGGCTCCCATATAAAAGAAAATTCCTTTATTCTCAGGGTATCTATCATTCAACCCTATGTCAGTATTTCCTGTCCATCTGTATCGCAATAAAAATTCTGTAGACCATCCTTGATTATATCTTTCAGGTAAAACCTGATAATCATAGTCAAATAATTTATAAAATCCCTGATAAAAACCCCCATTAAACGTTACATAAGTTCCTGTACTACTTGTTGACCCCGTTGTAATATCGTAAGTGTAAGAGTTATCGTTTAATAATCTATTTGATGGTGTTGTAAATCCTGTTACAGGGTGCATTTTAAATCTTCTATCATAATAATATCTATTATAAATTTGACTATCGTAGATGTATAATCCACTATTAACTTCGATAGTTTCTCCCGTCAACCCTTGAACTAATCCGTTATCAACACCTGTTAATCCAACATCACATAATGTGGTTAGTTTACCACAAGTTATTAAATCCAAATTTTCAGGATTCCAATAATTTTCAGATACGATAACATCTGATTCCCAATCTCCACAAGCAATACATTTTGATGTGATATCACTATTAAAGTCAAAACTTATTGGCATTCTATTACCATCACCATATCCAACTATATAAGAGGAGAAAAGAACTTCTTTATCGTAGTCATTTTCATCTGATGCTAATGATACATCGGTTATCTCACCCGATGGTTTAAGGTAAAACTTATTAAATACGTACTGATTTATATTTTGATAAGACATAATATAGATAAATACTTTTTTTTCAGGTATTTATATTAAAAGAAAAAAAATGATTATTAATAATAAAGAATTTTATTCGTCTCCTTATTATTTCTTTTTAAAAGAAACTAAAGATAAATATTCTTTATATTTCTCTGTTGAGGAAACATTAACCGAAGCAAGAAAAAAAGATAGTTTAGTTCAGTTTCATAAGGACAAAGAAAAAGAAGTAAAAACTTATTTAAAAAATATCTTGAAAAAAAGTGAAAAAAAATCAACTCAAGATATTAAAGGTGAGTTGGAAGAATTAGTTAACGCTGATGGAGGGTTATCAAGTTCAAGAATACCAATACTTGACCCAAAGATGCACCCTAAAAAAACAATGGACCAAACTATTGCGGCGGCAAGAATAACCAATGACCCCATCACAAGAGGTTATAGAACATATTTTGGTGAGAGTGAATTAAGTGAAGAAGATATGTCAGACGCATTTGGGTTTAAAGAAACAAAAGATTTGGATGGAAAAGAAACATTTAAGTATTTTCTTAAAAAATTAGAAATGGAGCCTGAAGATGCGAAGAAAAGAACTGAACAACAAGGTAAAAAAATATCATTTGATAAAAACGGTAAAGTTTTTGATAAAATGAGTGATAAGTCTGAATATAAAGATGACCCAGATTTTATAGCAAGACAAATTTTACCCGAAATACAAAAACAAAAAGCGATTAAAGTCTTGGAAGATATATTGGTTAATAAAAAAAATAAAGATACGGACATAGGTGATAAAGAACCAAAAAAGATTTCAAATATTGTAAAAAAGAATTTGAACACATTAAAAAAACAGGCAGAAAAAGAAGGACTTTCAATTTCTGAATTGATTAAAATGTTAAAAGGTGAATAAAGAATTATACGATAAGAAAATTGTTTTTCCTGATGAAATGAGGGAACATATGAGATTATCACATCGTAGCGCAAAAGATGCGGATAAAAATGGTGAAGGGTATAAAAGAAATCAGGAATTACAAGGACAAAAATCTCTCACTTATCAACAATTAAAAAGAATAAAAAACTTCTTTGATAATTTTAAAGGTAAAGATGTTGACCACGAATTTATATTAAATGGTGGTGTTAAAATGAAAAATTGGGTCGATAATGAGTTGAGAAGAATGAGAGAGGGAATATTTATGACTAATCACAATAAGTCAGAAACAGGAATGCAAAACCAACACATTCAAACACATAGTAAAGATGGTATAGATGTTAGACCATCAAAAGAACACTCGAGAACCGTAGACAAATATAATGAGGCGGTTACTGAAAGTTTAAAACGAATAAACGAATTAATATCAAAAATATAAAAATATGCCAAGTCAATTACCAACAGATTTAAGTCAAAACGTTCCAAATCAAATGACTGCAGTTGCAGACCAAGAAAGACATAAATTATTCCCAAAAAATGATTATGTTGCAACCGCAGATGAATACTCCGTAACAAACCCTGACGCAATTGCGGATGGTGATAATATGGGTAGAGGTACAGGACAATTTTTAGATGTATATAACGACGCAGCAGGAACGAGTGACGACATTCTTGAAAGAAGAAGTGAAATAAGAATTAATAAATATAAATCAAGTAATACTTATCCTGATTTCCCATACTAATGAAACTTAACGAAACATTAAAAGATTTAATTTGCGAAATTGCACACTTTGATAATGTTATTAACGCAATAAAAAACAAAGAAAAGTGTATAATCTACTATGATGGTGATGAACCTGGTGGTAGAGGACTTCGTATGATTGAACCTGTTTGTTTGGGTTCAAGTAAAAGAGGTAATAAAGTTTTAAGGGCTTGGGATTATGAAGGTGCCTCACATAGGGGGTATCTAAAGAAAAGACCTTTTCCTGGTTGGAGAATGTTTAGATTGGATAAAATACTTGTTTTTAGACCTACGGGAGAAAATTTTACAGAAATAAGACCTAATTTTAATCCAAATGGTGACAAATCTATGAAAAGTATTATCATTATATCACAATTTTAAATTTATGAACGAACAAGAATTAATGCAAAAATTAGCTTTATCGAAAGCGATAATGGATAAAAGTGAGTCAATAAAACCCGGCTCATTACCACAAACAAGTTTACAAGAGTTTGCGGCTCCAAACGCAAGATATAATATACCACAAGGGGTATTAGATGAAGCAGTACAAACAGAACAACCATACCTATCATCTATACCAAATACAAAACCTGTTGGAGTACCGACAGCAGATGCAATTAAGAACTCAAAATTACCTGATGAAATTAAAAGATTGATGATTGAACATCCAATCGCACAACCACAACAACAATCAACAACATTATCAAATGATTTAGTTGAAAGGGCTGCAAGATTAATGAAAGATAACAAATCAGGTTATGTTTCAGAACCAACAAAAAAAGAGACACCTCAAAAAACTTCAGGTTTTAATATGTCTCAAATTAAAGATATGATTGAAGAGGCGGTTAATAACGCTCTCAGAGAAAACGGACTACTTGTTGAATCAACAGAAAAGGCTAATGAAGTTTTTTCATTTAAAGTCGGAAAACATATCTTTGAAGGTAAGGTAACAAAAATTAAAAAATTATCCTAACTACTTTTAATATTTTATTAACCCCTCTTAAAAGGAGGGGTTTTTTATTTAAATACTATTTACCTTTTGACAGAACCTTTGATATTTATATGTATGGATAAAACATTAAGAGAAAAAATAATAAAAGAATACATATCCGGTAAAAGTTCAATAACAATTGCTAAAGAATTAAATACCTACAAGCAAGGAGTTTTAAAGGTAATTAAAGATGCTGAATTAACAAGAAAAAGAGATAGGTGTGAATCATTAGATATAATTAATGATGATGATAAATTCTATGTTAAAAGAAAATGTCCTATGTGTAGAGAAGACATTAAAACAATATCAAAAGATAAGACAATTGCGTGTAGAAATCATTTTAGAAAATTAAATGGTACTTCATTATGTAAACCCTGCTCTTTAAAATTACAAGAAGGAAAGGGTAATCCTTTTTATGGAAAAAAGCACACAAAAGAAACTTTATCACTATTATCCAAAACAATATCTGAAAACCCACCAAGACAAAATTCGGTTTCAAATAAAGAAAAAAAACTTTTAACTGAAATTAAAAAATTAAAATACAAACCAATTGGTTCATTTCCGGTTGATAAATACATTTGTGACATATACATAAAAGAATTAAATTTAATAATAGAATTTAACGGGGATTACTGGCATTGCAACCCTAAAAAATATGATGAAGATTATTTTCATCCTCATAAAAAGAAAACGGCTAAAGAAATATGGAAAGAAGATAAAATCAGAGTTGATAATATTAAGAAATATGGTTATAATTTAATGATAATTTGGGAGTGTGATTTTGAAAAACCAAATTATGTTAAAAATATAATCAAAAAATATGTCAAAAATTAAAGTATTAGCTTTACCCTCAGATTCTACCGGAGTTGGAAAATTTAGAAGTGTTGACCCCCACGTTTTCTTACAGAACCTATATGGTGATGAATTTCACGTAGATATTGTATTTCAACCAGATGTTAATGATATGAACTTTTGGAAACAATATCAGATTGTGGTGTTTCACAGAAGTATTACACCTGATTTTGAAGCATCACTTCAAATTATTGCAAAACTCAAATCGATGGGTATTGTTACAATATGTGATTTGGATGATTATTGGATGCCAGGAAAAGAACATCCTATTCACGATATCATTAGAGTTAATAAAATTAACGAAAAGATTGTTGCAAATCTTAAAGTTGCGGATTACGTAACAACAACTACAACAATATTTGCGGATGAAATTAAAAAGATTAATCCAAATGTTTTTATTTTTCCAAACGCAATCAATCCAAAAGAACCACAATTTTGTGAACCAACACCTGAATCAGATAGATTAAGAATTGGTTGGTTAGGAGGTTCTTCGCATCTTCACGATTTACAATTATTAGACCAATCATTTAGTAAATTATCGTCATTTCAAGACAGAATGCAGTTCGTTCTTTGTGGATTTGATACAAGAGGTACTATGACCGAAATCAATCAAGAAACGGGAGAACAAAAGAAAAGAAATATCTTACCACACGAAACTGTTTGGGTTGCATACGAAAAAATCTTTACACAAAACTACTCAAACGTTACACCTGAATATAAAAAATTCTTGGATAATTTTAAGGATGAAGTTTACACAAATGAAAAAAATGAAGGATATGTTAGAGTATGGACAAAACCTGTAACATCTTATGCAAGGAATTATTCAAAATTTGACGTATCTTTGTCTCCAATCAAAAATGTTATCTTTAACAGAGTTAAATCTCAATTAAAAGTTATTGAGGCAGGATTTTACAAGAAAGCAATTATCGCCTCAAATATTGGACCTTACACAATAGATTTGGTACATTGTCTAGATAATGGTAAATTTGTGGATGGAAACGCACTTCTTGTTGATGAAAACAGAAACCATAGTGATTGGGCTAAGTTTATTGAGAAGTTGATTAAGAACCCAAATATGGCAAAAGATATGGGAGAGAGATTATATGAAACGGTTAAAGACACATATGATTTAAATGTTGTAACAAAAAATAGAGCAGAATTTTATAAAAGTTTAATTAAATGATAAAAACACCTTTAACAAAGATTTTATTCTTGGATATTGAAACGGTTGGTGGTTGTAAAAACTATGAAACTTGTAAAAAAACAAATCCAAAAGTTGCGGAACAATATATAAAATATGTTGATTGGTTTCAAAAAAGATTTCCTGAAGATTCGGAACTATCTTTAGATTCTATTTTTGTTAAAAGGGCGGCACTTGTTCCTGAATTTGCAAAAATAGTTTGTGTTAGTGTGGCGTTTGTTACCGATAAAGATGAGATTAAAACTCAAACCTTTTCAGGTGATGATGAAAAACAATTATTAAAGGACTGCCAAACTCTTTTAAATAGGTGTGGTAAATTAGATTTTTATCTTTGTGGACACAACTTAAAGAACTTTGATATACCTATGCTTGCAAAAAGAATGATTATCAACGGACTTATGCCACCATCATTACTTCCAAGTTATGATACAAAACCTTGGGAAATTAAAGCGATTGACACCAAAGAAATATGGCAATACGGGGCGTATACATCAATAGGTTCATTAGATTTACTTTGTAGTACTATGGATATACCAACACCTAAAGATGGCGCGGTTAATGGGGAGAGTGTACACGACGCATATTGGAATAAAAATATGTTAAAAGAGATTGTTGACTATTGTGAGAAAGATGTTAAAGTGTTAATTGATATAATAAAAAAATTAAAAACATTAGAATAATATGATTGATGAAAAACAATTAGAAGAAATTAAAGCTCAGTTTGGTAAAATTTTAGAAAATGAAGATTTTACACCTGACGAGCAATACGGTAGAGAATTAGAAGAGTTTATAAATATGAATTTTGGTGAGGACTTTGAAAATGAGGTTAATAGGTCAATAAGAACTAAAACAATTAAAGTTAAAAAACTACATTCGGACTCTGTTTACCCAAAATACAATTATCCAACGGATTCAGGATTTGATTTACACTCAGTTGAAGAAGTTATTATTCCTCCTTTTGGCAGAGCATTAGTACCAACAGGGTTGTCTTTTCAATTTGAAGAAGGACTTGAAATTCAAGTTAGACCAAAAAGTGGGTTGGCAATCAATCAAGGATTAACTGTTTTAAATACACCTGGAACAGTAGACCAAGGATATAGTGGTGAGATTAAAGTCATAATCTTTAACACCAATAATTCAACAGTTACAATACCAAAAGGAATGAAAATAGGACAAGCAGTTTTATGTCCTGTATTAAACGGTAAATTTGTTGAGTTTGAAGATGTGGACGAATTTAATGAAACAGATAGAGGAAATAACGGTTTTGGTTCAACAGGAATAATTTAATTTTATGATAACAATAGGATACAGTACAAGAAAACACAACCCTGAATATCAAGAATACTTACAAAAAACCTGTATGTATAAAGAGGTTCAAATTATTGAAAAAATAAATAATGGCGATAAATCATTATCACAAGTTTATAATGAAATATTATCAGAGTCTGAACACGATATAGTTGTTTTATGCCACGATGATTTAGAATTTGATACCAATAAATGGGGTGATAAACTTTTAAAAAGTTTTGAAAAGAATCCTGAATATGGTATTTTAGGATTGGCAGGAACAAAGTATTTAGATGTTTCCGCACAATGGTGGAAAGTTCGTGAAACTATGTATGGTATTGTTAATCATAAACACGAAGGAAAAAAATGGACCTCACAATATTCTCAAAACATTAACGATAAAATTGAAGAAGTTATCATAGTTGATGGGTTATTTATCGCAATAGATAAAACAAAAATCAAACATAATTTTGACGAATCAATTGAAGGGTTTCATTTTTATGATTTAGGGTTCTGTTTACCAAATTATTTAAATGGTGTTAAAGTAGGTGTTATATTTAACAACAGAATAACACATTTATCTATAGGACAAACAAACGAAAAGTGGGAACAAAATAGAATTGAATTTTCAAAAAAATACGAACAAAACTTACCAATTGACATAACAAAAACTGAAGATTTTTCTGAGACGTTTATTTTTGTTCACGACCAAAATCTTATTCTTCAATTTGAAGAAAACAATAAATTTAGTAATTTAAAAAATTATAAATATGTTTTCTTAGGTAAGAGAGAAATAGACAAAATTGAAAATAATCATAATGTTATAATTGCAAGAAATTATGAAGATAATTTAGAAGATTATCCTCTTTTCACTTCATATACAGGTTGGTATATTTTATGGAAATATAATTTGATTAGTAAAAAATACGTTAATTTATTTGAATATGACGTAGTTCTAAACGATTATTTAGAACAGATACAATCAAAAATTTATTATGAAAATTACGATATGATTGGTTATGTTCCATTTCCAACATCAAACTTTCATTTTATAGATAATAAAGATTGGGTTGAAAATATTTTTCCAGCAATTAAAAAAATACATAAAACTGATATTGAAAGGACATTAAGAATGATGATGTCTAAAAATCCAAACTTACTTTGGTCAAGTACAAGTAATACTACATTTAGAAATGATATCTTTGATGAATTTATGAAATGGTTTGAACCTGTTGGTAATGAAATTAAGGAAACAAAAACCTGTGGTCACGCTCACGAAAGAGCAATTTCATTTTTTTATATGACTAAAAATAAAAAAATGGGATTAACTCAAGGACTATTACAACACTTACAAATGGATTCACATAAAACTCAAGGACACGAAGTTAATTATGAGGATAATATAAATAAATTAATGAATAAGTATGAAATATCTTAGTTTTAGTATATGGGGCGATAAACCAATCTATAATGTAGGAATAATTAGAAATGCTGAGTTATGGAAATCAATATATCCAGATTGGAAAATGATTGTTTATTATGACAATACTGTTCCAAAAGAAACTGTTGAAATATTAAATAGTTTAGACGTTTTAACTATAAAAATAGAAAACTTTGATTACGGTTGTTTTTGGAGGTTTTTTGCTTCGGACATACCCGATTGTGAATATGTTATTTTTAGAGATGCAGATTCTAGAATAAATGATAGAGAAAAAGAAGCGGTTGATGAATGGATTAAAAGTAAAAAATCTATTCACGTTATGAGAGACCATCCATATCACGGGGTTCCGGCGGGTAATAACCAAATAGGTATTTTGGCGGGAATGTGGGGAATAAAAGGAAATATAATACCAATTACTGAAATGATTAAAAAATTTGTAGTTGGTAAACATAATTCATATGGAATTGACCAAACTTTTTTAAAAACCATCTATTCAATATTTCAAGAAGATAGATTGACTCACGATGATTTTTTCGAAAAAAAACCATTTCCATCAATAAGAAAAACATTTAGATTTATTGGAGAAAGAATTAATATTGATGAAACCCCCTCAACAGAAGATTGGAAATTAATTAAAATATAATGGAAGAAATATTTATACACCAACATTTAGGTTTAGGGGACCATATAATTTGTAATGGATTAATTAGAAATTTATATAAAAAATACAAAAAAATTAATCTTTTTGTTAAAAGAAATAATATTTTAAATGTTTCTTTTATGTTTAAAGATTTATTTAATTTAAACATATTACCGGTTAATACCGACGAGGATGTTTACCGTGACTTTAATAATAAAGTTTTAAGAATTGGTTTTGAAAATTTAAATAATTTAATTCAAAACCATTCTATAGGTTGGGATGAGGCTTTTTACAAACAATTAGATATTCCTTTTAACGACAGATGGGATTTATTTTTTATTGAAAGAGATTTAAAAGGAGAAGAGAATTTGTATAAAAAATTAAATCCAAATAATGTAAAATATTCACTAATTCATTCTACGGGTAGTGACGGTGTTAATAGAATAGATTACTCAAAAATAAATAAAAATTTATTACAAATAGAAATCAAAAAAGAAAATACTAATAATATTTTCAATTATCTATTATTATTAGAAAACGCAGACGAAATCCATTGTATTGACTCTTCATTTTTACATTTATCGGATTCAGTAATCACTAATGGAGACTTGTTTTATCACAATTTGAAAAAAACCAGAAATATTAATGAATCTCATAAACAAAAAAAAACATGGAAAAAAATTTAAAATGAAACTCATAATATTTGATTTAGATGGTGTGCTTGTTGAGGCAAAACAAATTCATTACGAAACTCTTAACCAATCTCTATTTGAATTAACAAATAGTGATAAGTATATTATAACACAATCAGAACATCTATCAATTTATGATGGTTTAAAAACTTCTCAAAAGTTAGAATTATTAACCGAAAAAAAAGGACTTCCTGTTGACTCATATGATACAATATGGAATAGAAAACAAGAATTAACAATAAAATCAATATCTAATTTAACACCAAACAAACAATTAATACCTCTTTTTCAAATTTTAAGAGAGCATGAATACAAAATTGCTTGCTGTTCAAATTCAATACGACGTTCGGTTTTAGTTATGTTATCAAAAATAGGATTAATTGAATATATGGATTTAATCCTTTCAAACGAAGACGTTAAAAATTCTAAACCTCACCCTGAAATATATTGGAAAGCAATGAGTATTATGGGTGTATTACCCGAAGAGACATTAATTGTTGAAGACTCTCCACCAGGATTATTAGCTGCGAGTAGAAGCAGGGCCAATATTTTACGAGTAAATTCACCAAACGATTTGACACTTTCAAATATTTTCAATAAATTGGAAAAGAAAAATAATATAATGAAAATACCAAAATGGCAAGGAGGGAAATTAAACGTACTAATACCAATGGCTGGCGCAGGAAGTAGATTTCAGAAAGCTGGATACACCTTTCCAAAACCTTTAATAGATGTTAAGGGTAAACCAATGATACAAGTTATTATTGATAATCTTAATATAGATGCAACATATATTTTTGTAGTACAAAAAGAGCATAGAATAAAATATAATTTAGACACATTACTTAATTTAATAACACCAAATTGTAAAATTGTTGAAGTTGATAGATTAACTGAAGGTGCGGCCTGTACCACTTTGTTAGCCAAAGAGTATATAAATAACGACTCTCCTTTAGTTATGGCGAATTCTGACCAATTTATTGAGTGGGATAGTAATGAATTTATGTATAAAATGATTGAACATAAAGTTGACGGAGGAATTGTAACATTTACATCAACACATCCAAAATGGTCTTTTGTTAAATTAGAAGAAAATGGTTTAATTAGTGAAGTTGCAGAAAAAAATCCAATTTCAGACATCGCAACGGTTGGGATTTACTATTGGGCTAAAGGTAGTGACTATGTTAAATACTCGGAACAAATGATTGAAAAAAATATTAGAGTAAATAATGAGTTCTATGTTTGTCCTGTTTTTAATGAGGCAATAAAAGATGGTAAAAAAATAAAAACGTATCACGTAAAAGAAATGTGGGGGATTGGTACTCCTGAGGACTTAGATTTCTTTTTAGAAAAAAAATACATTCAATAAAATTAAATAAGATATGAATATAGTAATACCAATGGCCGGATTAGGTACCAGATTTTCAAATGAAGGATTTGACTTACCTAAACCTCTAATTGAAGTTGGGGGTAAAACATTAATTGAACATTCAATAGATTCATTAAACTTAAACGGAAAATATATTTTTATTACTAGAAAATATGAGAACAAAACTCATAATATTTTATTATCTGAAATATTAAAAAAAATAAAGCCTGATAGTATTGAAATTATTATAGATGAGATTACTAGTGGCTCTGTTGAAACTTGTTTAATGTCCACGGAATACATTAATAATGAAATACCACTAATAATAACTAATTGTGACCAAAGATTAGAATGGGATAGTGATTTATTTTTAGAGTTTATAAAGAATGAGGATTTAGATGGAATACTATTAACATATGAGTCTGATAATCCCAAAAATAGTTTTTGTTCAATAAATTCAAATAATCTTATTGACAAAGTAGTTGAAAAACAAATAATATCAAAAACAGCTTTAGTTGGATTACATTATTGGTCCAAAGGGTCAGATTTTATTAACTCGGCTAAAAAATTGTTTGAGTCATTTAAAAATGACGGTAAACCGGAATGTTATATTTCAGAAACGTTTAATTTCTTAATTAAAGAAGGTAAAAAAATAAAGTCATTTGAAATATCACCCAATGAATATATTTCTTTAGGTACTCCATATGATTTAAGTATTTTCCAATCAAAAATAAAAGAATTTTATACCGAAAAACCTAAAACAATATTTTGTGATATTGATGGTACAATTTTACATCATGTACATAAATTCAGTGATGTGTGTTTTGTTGAACCTAAATTATTAGATGGCGTTAGAAATAAATTTAATGAGTGGGATTCCCAAGGACATAAAATAGTGTTATGTACCGCAAGAAAAGAATCCGGAAGAGAAATAACTGAAAAACATTTAAAACAATTGGGATTATGTTGGGATTACTTAATTATGGGGGTTAGTGGGGGTGTTAGAGTTTTAATTAACGACAAATTAAATAAAATGGATGATAATAGAGCGGTTTCAATTAATGTGATAACTAATGAAGGATTTGAAAAAATAGATTGGAAAAAGTATAAACTATAATATGAAAACATATAGATACGAAAATATGAAAGGCGGGTGGTTTGTTGGAAATTTTGAACCTTCGTGTTATAACACAGAACTTTTTGAAGTTTCATTTAAAACACATAAAAAAGATGAAAATTGGGATTATCATTATCACCATACAGTGACTGAAATAAATCTTTTGGTTAGAGGTAAAATGATATTACAAGATAAAGAATTAGTGTCCGGGGATATATTTTTATTAGAACCATTTGAAATTGCTGACCCAAAGTTTTTAGAAGATTGTGAAATAGTTTGTGTTAAAACAAAATCAATAAATGATAAAATTAAATTTAAAATAATATGAACCAAGAATTAAATACAAGGTTACAAAACGAATTAAGAAGAGGTGGCATTGTGAGTAATAGATTAAAATATGTGATTGATAAATGTAACTTATCTAACGTAAACGAAATTTTAGATATAGGTTCTTGGCATCTTGAACAATCATTAGAATTAAATAGACTTTTCCCTAATTCTAATGTTACTGCGTTTGAGCCAGTGCCGGAATCGTACCAACAATGTGTCAATAAAAGAAATTCATTAACTGAGGATATTAAATCAAAAATTAGTATTTTTAATTTAGCAATTTCAGATTTTAATGGTGAAGCACCTTTTTATCCTGTTGACTTGTTAACAAGTAGTCATCCAAATATAGGGGCATCCTCTTTGTTAAAATTTAAAGAGGGATTAAATGGTAGTTTTTTCAATCAGACATGGAACCAAAAAGAAATTATAGTAGACTGCTCAACATTAGACGATTGGTGTAATTTTAATAATAAAAAAGTAATTGATATTATATGGATTGACGTACAAGGTGCGGAGCTTAATGTTTTTAAAGGTGCGGAAAACACACTAAAAAACACAAAAGTAATTTTTACAGAAGTTGGATTAAAACCATATTATGAAGGGCATTCTATGAGAGATGATATTGATAATTTTTTAACTAATTTAGGATTTGTTGAAATAAAAGAGTCTTTTGAACTTAATGGATTTGATTACGAAGCAAATACAATTTATATTAAAAAATAATTAATGATATTAATTTCACATAGAGGAAACATTAATGGTAGGGTTGTTAATTTGGAAAATACTCCCGAATATATTGATAATGCAATAAGATTAAAATACGATGTTGAAGTAGATATTTGGTATATTGATGGTAAAATTTATTTGGGTCACGACGAACCTCAATATGAAATTAATTATGATTGGTTAAATAGTAGACTCAATAAATTATGGATTCATTGTAAAAATGTAGAATCATTATCTTGGATTAAAAATACTGATTTACATTATTTTTGGCATGAATCTGATACCGTTGCGTTAACATCTAAAAATTATATTTGGGCATTTCCAGGTAAACAACCTATTAGCGATAGTATATCCGTTATGCCGGAGATAAATAATGACGATATAACTAAATGTGTTGGGATTTGTTCTGACTATGTTTCAAAATATGATAAATGAAAAAAACAATAATTTTTAGAGGGAGTGTAGTTTTCCCAAAACACCCACAAAATTTTTTAAAAAACTCAATAGAATCAATTAGAAAATGGTTTGATGGGGAGATTATTGTTTCTACTTGGAAGGGTCAAGAACAAAATTTAAATGAAATTAATGATATAGATAAGGTTGTCTTATCAGAAGACCCGGGAGAAGGACCCGTTCAACAAATAAATAGACAGATTGTTTCATTTAGAAATGGTTTAGAATCATCTAATTCAGATTTAATTCTTGTTACAAGAACAGATGTTATACATAATATAAATATTTTTGATTTTTTTGATATTGATAAAAAAACAAATGATATATTAAAAATATTTGAGAATAAAATAACAATTGGAAATATGATGTCTATAATACCGGGCTCATACGAACATCCTTCTAATTTTAGATTAGGTGATTGGTTTCATTTAGGTAAAATAAATGATTTAGATAAATGGTCAGATATTTCTGATATAGTGAATTCAAATGACATATCAAATCTACAATGTACTGAACAAATTTGGTCTTTATCAGTAATTAAAAAACAACTAAAAATTTTAAATAGTTTAAAAGATTATAATGAAATAGAAAAATATTCTTGGGAATATATACTTAATAATTTTAGTATTTGGAATACCAAATCAGACCTTAAAAGTGAAAATTTAAATTGGAAATTTCAACCTGAATTTATCAACTCTTATATTACAAGAGAATTATATTTAAAACAATTAAAAAATCAATGATAAGAATTTTATTTATACATGCAAACAATTCAATTGCATTATTCAATAATGCGAGTCAAGGTACTTGTGAATCTAATGATTATTTAACTGATTCCATTTTTTTAGAGATTAAGGAAAATCCTGAATTTGAGGTATATGAATGCCCACATATGTCACATATGTACGAAAACTCTAATACTAAAATAGAAAATATAACAGGTTATGGATTTACATTAAGAAAAAAAATAAAAAAAGAATCAAACGTACTTTCAATAGATGAAACAATACTAAGAATTAGAAATGTTTTTTTTGATTTAATTATTACAGATTCAAGGACAATGAATCCTTGGTGGTTTAATAGAGGATTATCACCGTTTTATAATAATTCGTGTTTATTAAAAAAAGAAGTTTTATCAATTTACCCTAAAAATAAAATTATTTTTATTGATGGTGAAGACCAACCAGATTCAATACAAAAAGAATTTTATGGTAATTCTCTTTATTTTAAAAGAGAATTAATTTATGATGATAGTAACTTGCTACCAATTGGTTACTCATTTCCAAAAAAACAATTAAGGTATATTTCATCTTTAGATGAAAAAATAAATTCATTATCTCATATTGTTCCGGGGATACGAAGTACCTATATTTTTAATAATGAAGAAAAATATTACAATGATTATAAAACGTCCTTTTTTGGATTAACTTGGAGAAAATTGGGGTGGGATTGTTTTAGACATCACGAAATAATATCATCTTCATGTTTACCTATTTTCCCGGATATTAATGAAATACCAAAAAATTGTATGATTTTTTATCCTAAAAATATTTGTTCAAAAATTTTAAATATGGATTGTGTAAAACATAATAATTGGAATAAAAGTTGGTTAGCACACGATTTGTATTATTATCCAAACATATCAATAAATGATTCATTGATTGATAAAAATCAATATACGGATTACTTAAACGAAATTATTGATTTTTATTTAAAAAATTCAACAACAGAAAAAACACTAAATTATATTTTAAATAAAACAAAATGAAATCAATAAAAACAGTAGATGTATTAAAAAATATAAATAATGGAGTATTTGTTCAAATAGGTTCATATGATGGTATAAGTAATGATGAATACGGACTTAAGGAAAAAATTAAATACGAAAATCATAAATCAATATTAATAGAACCAATAAAAGAATTTTTTGATAAATTAGTTAATAACTATTCAGATTCAAAATCAGAAACTTACTTTGAGAATGTATCTATTTCTGATATAAATGGTTTTAAAGAAATAACGGTAAATGGTCAAGATACTTCATTCAATAGGAATATTAATGGAGAAAAAAGAAAAATTAATTGTATTAGATTTTCAGAAATAATTGATAAATATAATTTAACAGAAATTGATGGATTATTTGTTGATGTTGAAGGTCACGAATATATAATATTTAACGACATCTTTAATAATTGTATTATCCCAATAAAATTTATTAGATTTGAATTTTGGTGGGCTGAGGACAGAAGGGAACTGGATTTACTTTTTGAAAAAAATAATTACGAATTATATCAGTGTGATGAAAGTTATGCAGATAAAATTGCAATACATAAAGATTATTTAAATATTTTTAATGGAAACTAAAGATTTTTTATTTTTTAACTACTCATGGGTTAAGAATTCAACGTTTATTTTTAATAAATTCAAGGAAAAAGGTCACTCAATTGATATTGTTGACGAGAAAACTATCCGTGACTTCATTCCTAAGTGCAAATACAAAAATGTTGTACTATATCTTCACGAAAATTGGACAATACCAATTACTAATTTTTTGTTAGAAAATTTTTTACAAGATTCTTTTTTAATACAACACGATGACACTGATTTTGAACAAATACAGAAATGGTCAAACAGAGAACCAAATCTCTTTATGCAAAGAGAGTTAACAAAGAATACAATCATAAATACAAATTCACCGGCGTATCCTTTTCATTTCCCAATAGAATCTATATATGAGGAAAAGTATCAAAAAAAAGATATTGATATATCATTTATTGGTACAATGACGCATTACAGAAGATTACCATTTGTGAATCACATAAAAAGTTTATCACAAACAAGTTTAAAAAACTTAAATTGGTATATTGATGTTAAACCTGTAGACACAAGAACTCCAGAATTATTCAAAGAAATGACAAATAGGTCAAAAATTTCATTACACTATTTTGGTAATTCTTATGATTCTATAAGAATATGGGAAATAATTTCGGCAAAAACGGCATTAATTATGCCAAATATGAGAAATTTATCTGTTTCAGATTCATATATGCCATTTAAAGAATATATAACAATTAAAGATGATTTTTCAGATTTAGAAGAAAAAATAAATTATCTATTAGAGATGGACAGATATAAAACTATTGCGGAAGAAGGATATAATTCTTATAATAATTTCCATAATCCTGATAAATGTTTTGAATATTATTATTCTGTCGTAACCAAATATTGTAAATTATAAAAAAAATGAAAAAAATACTTGTTTTAGGTGGAGGAGGATTTATTGGAGGTCATTTATCAAAAAGATTAAAAACAGAAGGACACTTTGTTAGGGTTGTGGATATAAAAGAACACGAATATTTTAAAGTAAATGAATTTTGCGATGAATTTATTCAAGGGGATTTAAGAAACCCAAGTTTTGTATCTAACGTTATGTTTGCACCCGGCCAACATAGTATGGACGATAATGACAATTCTTTTGATGAGGTTTACCAATTAGCCGCAGATATGGGTGGAGCAGGATATATTTTCACAGGAGAAAATGATGCTAACGTAATGCATAATTCTGCTTTAGTTAATCTAAATGTGGTTCATTGGGCAACTAGGTTTAATGTTAAAAAAATATTTTATTCTTCATCCGCCTGTATGTATCCAGAACATAATCAAATGGACCCCAATAATCCTAATTGTAAAGAAAGTTCGGCATATCCCGCCAATCCTGATTCAGAATATGGTTGGGAAAAATTATTTAGTGAAAGAATTTTTTTGGCGTTTAAAAGAAATTATGGGTTAAATGTGAGAATTGCAAGATTCCATAATATATTTGGCCCTAAAGGCACTTGGAAAGGTGGTAAAGAAAAAGCACCAGCCGCAATGTGTAGAAAAGTTGCCGAAACAGAAAATGGTGGTGAAATTGAAGTTTGGGGTGACGGACAACAGACAAGGTCTTTTTTATATATTGATGAATGTGTTGATGCCGTTTTAAAACTAATGGAAAGTGATTTTGTTGGACCTGTTAATATTGGTTCAGAAGAAATGGTAACAATAAATCAATTAGCGAGAATGGCTATTGATATATCAGGTAAGAATATTACTATTAACAATATATTTGGTAAAACATTTGAAAAAAAATATGGGTTTAAATGTCCCGTTGGTGTAAGAGGTAGAAATTCAGATAATAAATTATATAAAGAAAAAATAGGGTGGGAAGTAAGTGACCCACTTATTAAAGGAATGGAAAAAACTTATAATTGGATTAACCAAAATTTAAATGGAAAAAAGAAATAGAAAAAAACCGACACAACAAATATCAAAAGTGACGGAAGAAAAAGTACAACTAACCAAAAAAGAACAAATACTTCAAATAATAAAAAAACCAAGTAAACAAAAATTTTTATCTGAAAGTCAAAGATTATATTATGATATATTAAAAAAAAATCAGATAACTATTTGTGTTGGGCCTGCAGGTGTTGGTAAAAGTTATATTGCAATGAAGGCGGCGCTTGATTTATTGGCTGACCCCTCAAACACCTACGAGAAAATTATTATTGTTAGACCAGCTGTAGAAGCCGAAGAAAAATTGGGTTCTCTACCAGGTAATGTTGAAGAAAAGTTAGACCCATATATTTTCCCTTCTTATTATTTAATGAATAAAATTATTGGTAAGGAAGCAAGAGAAACATTAAAAGATATGGATGTGATTGAAGTGTTCGCACTTGCGTATATGAGAGGCATGAATATTGATAACTCAATATTAATTTTTGAGGAGGCTCAGAACTCTACCCCCAATCAAATGAAATTATTGTTAACAAGAATTGGTTTTAATAGTAAGTTTTTAATTTCAGGTGATTTGGAACAATTCGATAGACACAAGGATAAAACACAAACAGGTTTATGGGATGCGATGCGTAGACATAGTAAAACTGATGATATTGGTGTTTTTGAGTTCGGTCAAGACGATATTGTTAGAAATCCACTTATAACTAAACTATTAAAGAACTACGAAAATAATGAGGATAGGAATTGAAATTAATGGCGTTTTAAGAGATACATTAAAAAAAATTCAACAAGAATATGAAAAATGGTACATAGAAAATCCATTTAAAGAAGAAACTGAATTTGAATATAAAGTTATTTCAGAACTAACCACTTTAGATATTATGTCTCATTTGTCTTTCAAAGATAAAGACGAATTATATGATTTTCTTTATAAGGAACACACAATGGAAATATTTGGTCATTCAGGCTCAGTTGAAATGTCATCTATGAATGATTTAAATGACTTTTATTTAGATGTAAGGGATTCTCACGACATTTTAATTTTGTCCGATGAAATAGGTAAATCAAAACCCGCATCTTTATTTTTTCTTTCAAAGTTCGGATGTTTAATTGAAAATATTAAATTTTATAGTGAAATCACAATAAATTCAATGTGGAACTCAATAGACATTTTACTTACCGCTAATCCTAACCTATTATTGAATATACCTCAGGATAAATTGGTTATAAAATATGAAACATCATATAATTCAGATGTTAGTAGTAAATATTCAATAAAAAACTTGAAGGAATTAAAAAATAAAATACAAGAAATTTATGCTTAATGTTTTAGGTGAAAACTATTTCATTGATTTTGATGAAGTAGAAAAATACATTGATATGTCCGACACCCTTGAAATTCAAAAAGAAAATGAGGAATCTGGAACATCAGAAATGAAAGTTAATATCATAAAATATGAAATGATTAAAATGATGTTAGAAACCATTTTATCAGAAGATTTGGAAGTAGATGATAAACTAGGATTGAAGAGTTCTTCTAACGCAATTAGCGTACCATTTAAATTGGCTTTCAATAGTTTACTTAATAAAAATTTAATTAATCATTATTAAAATATGGAAAATACAACAGAAAAAGTTAAACAATCAATACAGAGTCTTTTAAATAGAAATTCTCGTATTTATTTTTTAGTTCAAGATACTAAAGATAATGCGAAAGCCTCTGTTAGATTTATTTATGAAATCGCATATGCTTTAAAGCAGAATAATTTTAATCCAATAATTCTTCACGAAAAAAGTGATTATTCAGGCGTTTCGAAATGGTTAGATGAAAAATATATGTCTGAATTACCTCATACGGCAATTGAGGGTCAGAATTTACAAATTGCACCCGAAGACTTTATCGTTATTCCTGAGATTTTTGGATTTGTAATGGACCAAATTAAAAATTTACCTTGTGGTAAAATTGTATTATCTCAATCATATGCATATATTTTAGAGACGCTTCAACCAGGCCAAAATTGGGCTCAATTCGGGTTTTTAAAATGTATAACTACATCAGATATTCAAAAACAATATTTGGAAAAAGTTATGAGACAAACTACATTTGATATAATTAAACCAACAATTGGGGAAAGTTTTGAACCAAGGAGTTTACCGCCAATGCCAATCGTTGCGGTCCATTCAAGAGAACAAAGTGATACTATTAATCTAATTAAAACTTTTTATTTAAAATTCCCTCAATATAGATGGTTTACATTTAAAGATATGAGAGGATTAAGCGAAAAAGAATTTGCGGAAACATTAAAAGAATGTTTTTTAAGTGTTTGGATTGATAATGAAAGTGGTTTTGGTACATTCCCATTAGAATCAATGGCTTGTGGAGTTCCTGTGATGGGTAAAGTACCTGATATTCAACCTGAATGGATGAATGAAAATAATGGTATGTGGGTTACGGATAAAACATTAATGGCTGATTTTGTTGCCGATTTTATACAAAATTGGTTGGAAGACAACATTAAACCTGAATTACAATTAGAAGGGATTAAAACATCCGAAAAATATAAAAATAAACAAGAATTTGAATCAACTGTTGTAACATTATTTGATGGTTACTTAAAATTGAGAGCGGATTCTTTTGAACAACAAATTTCTAAAACTGAACAATAATATGGAAAATAACTTATCAATTTCAATCATTTTACCTATCAAAACATCATTAGAAAAAGATTTCTCTGAATATTTTGATAAAGCAATCAAATCAATACAAAATCAGACAATTCAACCACTTGAATTAGTTGTTGTTCACACATCAGAAAAAACTTTGGTTGAACATTTAAATAATTATAATTTTGGAACATTAAAGGTTAATAAATTATTATGGGACAAAGAACCAAACTATTGTGAACAAGTAAATTTTGGAATTAAAAATTCAAAAGGAGATTGGTTTTCTTTATTTGAATTTGATGATGAATATTCCGCAATATGGTTTAAAAATGTTAAAAAGTATATGGATGCTTATCCTGAAGTACAAGGATTTTTACCTGTAGTTGTGGATACCGATAATAAAAATGTTTTTGCAGGATTTACCAATGAGGCGACATTTGCTGCAAATTTTACCATGGAAATGGGATACCTAACAAATGAAACATTACATAATTATCAAAATTTCCAAACCGCAGGTGCAGTATTTAAAAAGCAAATTGTTGAAGATTTTGGAGGATTTAAACCATCTATGAAATTAACATTTATTTATGAGTTTTTACTTAGATTAACATACAATTCCGTATCAATTATGTCTATTCCTAAAATTGGATACAAACATATTAATATGAGAGAAGAATCAATATTTTGGGATTACAAGTTTGGTAATACAAAAATGACTGATGATGAGGTTAAATTTTGGGTACAAACCGCAAAGAAAGAATATTTCTTTACTGACGATAGAGTCATAAAATATGAATCTCAAACTGCGTAATGATAGAATCTTTGTCAGGTATTTCTGAAGAAGTTTCGTCAAAAAAAAGAGGAAGGAAGGCTCAAAAGGAAAATTATTTTGATGTTAGAGAAGAAAATGCGGTTAGAGATTTTTTAATTGCAACCACATCAGAAGAAAAAAATAAGATTTACAATGAATTTCTTAGGTATCCTTTAGATAAGATGATTTCCTCAATAATTAGACGTTACAAATTATATAGGAAAGATATGGATTTTACAGAAATTCATACTGATACCCATTCATTTTTAATGACAAAAGTGGACAAGTTTAAGCCTTCAAAGAATAAAAAGGCTTATTCTTATTTTGGGACTATATGTAAAAATTATTTGATGGGTCAAATTATAAAAGACCAAAAAGAAACAAATAGAAAAATTTCTTATGAAGATATATCAACCGCATTAGAGGAAAGGGCGGATTTATCTTATACAATTGATGACGAAGTTTTAGAAATGGATTTTGTTATCGCAACTTATCTAAAAGAATTAAAAGATTATATTAATACTGACGAATTAACTGAAAATGAAAAAAAATTAGGTATTGCGTTAGTTGAACTTTTTGATAATTACCAAAAAATATTTTTTGGTTCTCAAAATAATAAGTTTAACAAGAATGTTATTTTGCTTTCGCTTAGAGAAATGACAAATTTAAATACAAAAGAAATTAGGTCATCAATTAAAAGATTTAAAAAGTTATACTTAATTGTTCATTCTAAATTGAAAAATTAAAATATAATATTTATCAATATGTCAAGACCACAAAGAAAAGAAATAAATTTTACAAAAGAATCTATACTTGCATTAATGCAAGAAATTTACAATGAACTTGTAGAACAAAGAAATACCGCAATTAGAATTCAAAACAAAATGTTAACAATGATGAAGGAACCTGAGGATATGATTACCATAGGTCCTGTAATTGAAAAACAACAAAAAATTGTAAATGATTGTGTTGAAAAAAAAATAAATCTTTCAAAACTTCAGTCCACAATTTGGGAAAAATCCAACAATAATACTGATAATTTTTCTTTGGCAGATTTGGATGACGACTTAATTCAAAATTTAATTGAAAAAGATGTATCTAATGATGAACAGAATTATAAAATGAAATAATTTATGTCTATCTCAAATGATACCAAAAATATAAGTTCAAAATTAGACTCATTAAAAACTTATTCTGAACTTTCCTCAGATTCAAAAAAATTACAAAATAATAAAGGTAATCCTTTCGAATCGGCAATCGGTGACGCTTCTTCCCAACTTAACAAACTTAAAGAACAACAAAAAAGATTCCAAAGAAATGTTCCCACATCTATGGATTCCCTAATGGGCTTTTTGGGTCAGACTAGGGGTAATGGTAGTGAAACAATGAAATATTTAAGACAAAAAATATTTCAGACTTTGGTAAAAATGGAACCAAAAGCTAAAGAAATTTTAGTTGATGGTGCAATGAAAACATTAGGATGTTCTCAAGAACAAACATATGAAGGTTTTCAACTTCCAGCATTAAACCCAATACCTTATATACAATCCTTACCTGTGAGTAAAGGTATATATATTCCCGTAAGCTCTATAGATTTTTCTGAAAATTTAAAAATAGGTGTTGACTCTATGATTGGTAAATTTTTTTATGAAAAAGAACAACCGTCTACAGATACAAAATTTAAACCATATGGTGGTAAAACTAACTATCCTTTCAATAAAATGTTAAATTTGAGAATGGATAGTACTAACGTTAGTAGGACATATAGTACCGAATTTGGTAATTTTTATAATGGAATATCGGAACAAAAACTATTAGATGTACAATATACTACAACAAATGATTTAGGGACTTCTGGTGATTATTTTAGGGTTTTCTTATTAGATAGAAATAATTCATTTTCAAATTTACAAGATTTTAAAGGAAATAAAGTAAAAGAATTTTTAGTTGATTATTATTCAACGGTAAAACTTGTTGACCCTGTCAATGTTGTTGGTTCGGTATTAAATAGTATATCAAATTTTGCAAGTATTAAAGCGAATGTTAGTTATAAAAAATTATCAAACGATTCTAAATTTGAAATAATCCTGCAAAGAATTTTAGGTTTGTGTAATGATTCAAGAAGAGAGATTGATGTTTCGGGGGTTGCCAAAGTACCTGAGTTAGATGGTGTAGATGATAGTTTTTTTGAATTTACAGAAGTGGATTTACGAAATATAAATAATAGAATAAGTAATATTCAAAAAGGTATTGTTAAATTTGAAAGTTGCGGAGATGTTGAGTTACCTGTTAATCCTGACATTATTATAGATGAATTAATTAATTTTAGAGATTCTGTATCGGGTAATACTCCTGAACAAAACGTAATAGCGATTGAAAAAGTAATTGATAGTTTTATTGATAATCCAAATTGGGCTCCTTTAATACCTAATGGAGTTAAATTAGATGTTGAAATTAATAAAAATATAATAAAAAACATAACAAAGGCGGTCGCATCAGGAATATTAACACCAAAAATATTATTACCAATTTTTACTTTACTATATGCATTAGAAGCGAGCGCAAAAAATAAAATAAATAATTATATCTTAACTGCAAATACTTTTATAGGTTCGGCTAATACCTATATATCTTCCGCCAATACATATTTACAATCAGGAAATACATTAGGGCAACAAGTAGATAATATTATTGATGATGCGGTTGATTTTTTGAAAAAGTTTAAAACTTTTTGTATTGATATGATACAAAGAATAAACGCAGAATTTTTAAAAGAACTTTTTGAAGTGTTAAAAAAAGATATTTTAAATTTAATTAATATTTTAATTTCAGATATTCAAAAATCCGCAGCTGCAAAAAAGTATACAATTATATTAAGATTAGTCCAATTAGGTTTAATTATTGGACAAACAATTAGTGATTACAGAAAATGTAAATCACTAATTAATGACATTTTAAATTTACTTAATTTAATTAATAGTGTTTCGGGTGCATCAAACAAAATACCAACACCTCTTTTACCATTAACACAAGGTCTTCCAGGATTTTCACCTGAAAGAGCCGCAACAAATGCTCTTGAAAATTTACAAAAATTAGGTATGCCAACCGGTGCACTACCTGACGGGTCACCAAATCTTATGAATCAATTTATGAGTTCAATCCTTAAAGGTTCTTCACAAGAAGAGGCGGAAAATGGAACAATAGATGCGATGGTTATTGTTCCACCATTAACGGGGGGATTATTACAAGTTTTCGGAAAAAACAGATAGTATGACAAAATTAGAATTAGATAGTTTAGAATTACAAATAAAAAATTTAAAAAATTTACCAAATACCGCGTTGATTAGTTTTTTGGAAAGTTTGAACAATAGTTTTGAAACAACTAAACAAGAAATTATTAATAAAACATTACATCTTGATAAAATTGAAGAGTTATATAATTTTGTATTAAAAGAATATCAAACCAGAGTAAATGAATAGAATAAATAAACCACTATTGTATCCTGCGGTTGTTTTAGACAACAAGGACCCATTAATGTTAGGAAGAATTAGAGCGAGAGTACTAACTGATAATTATAATGATACAATTTCAAGTATTACAAACCCTGTTTGGGATGAAAAAACTGATAAGTGGACATCAAGAGACCCTTTTATTTTTATACCTTTATTACCTTACTTTATTTATCAAGTTCCAAAAAAAGATGAAATAGTTTATGGACTTTATTATAACGCAGACTACAAATTCCAAGGGCAATTTTATGTTCAATCTTTATTTTCTTCCCCTACCGCAACGCCGTTTGAGTATTATGTAGGTGGTGATAAATTTACGGGTGTTGGTAGTCAATATACAAATTCACTACCTTTAAAAAATCAAGACGGTACTTACGCAGGTCCAAAAAATGAAGGTGTTTTTCCTGAACCAGGTGATAATGCTATTTTAGGAAGGGGTAGTGCGGATTTAATTGTTAAAGAGGATGAAGTTATTCTTAGAGCGGGAAAAACAATAGGAAATATACAACCAAACACAATACCGGCAGCAAACAGTAATAGGTCATTTTTACAATTATCAAAGTTTAAAAATATTAAAATTTTAGATGATGTTAAAACTATAAACGTACAAGATGAAAAGGTAGTATTGGTTAAATATCTAATTGAGTGGGTTATCACAAATCCTGAAAATACTCAAGATAGCTTTACAGGTGCCGTCTATCTTTATAAATTAAGACCAAATATAAAAACTAATTCAAAGGAATTAAAAGTAGATTCTGATGTTGAAGGTTATAAGTTTTTAACTACTTATAGTCAATTTACCGCATTATCAAAAAAAGATACAATAACATTTATAAATGATTTTATAAAAACTTGTAATAGTCAAGGAGATATTGATGGTAAAAAAATATTTATAGAAGACCCTCACCCAATTTACTATAGACCTTCAAATTCAACATATGATAAATTAACCTCCTCGCCAACCGCTACAGTACCTCCAATTGTTTCTTCAAATTTAAATGAAATTTATAATGGTATAAGATTAAACACAACAACTTTAACTAAGGGATATGGTTTAATTTATACTAAAGATAAGGTAGGATTTCCTTTTGATGTAAAATCTTGGGAGACACCAATTTACAAATATAATAATACTCCCGTTACTTTTGCAGGTGTTGGTGCGGATAAATTACTTTTAATGTCTCATAAGTCCGAAATACCAGGTAAAGGTAAAATTAATTTGGATGGTACTCTTTATGGTATTACAAATGACACATTTACAGATGAAATATTACCAAAAACATCATCTGCGGTGAGAGGGGAAGAATTATTAGAATTAATAAATTTAATTGTTAGATTTCTCACTACTCACACTCATGCATTTCCCGGATTACCTCCTGTACCAGTAACACAAGACGGAACAAGCTCGGCGAGAATACTCGCAGAATTACAAAATGCAGTAAACACTATTTTAAATGAGAATATTCGTTTGAATTGATATTTATATAATAAAACATATCAATGTCAATATTTAGGTCTTATATAACTAAAAATAATACCATAATTTCTAATTCCTACACTAATACAGGAAGAAATCCTGTTACGGAATTAAGTTTTGGTTCATCAGATTATCTTCTACCCAATTACGGGTTTACAAGATTCATATTTAACTTGGATTTGGATGGGTTAATTAATAATATTAAAAGTAATTTAATAACCACTGCATGCACGGATAATATGACACATTACCTTCAGATGACTAACACATCTTCATTCCAAGAAGATTTGTTAAATACAAAAATGACAACAGGCAGAAGAAGGGCAACATCTTTTGATTTAATACTATTTAGAATTCCAAAAACACAAGGAGATATTGGTGACCCACAGTATTGGGATGAAGGTGTAGGTTATGATTTTAATGAGTTTAATTTGGCAATTGTAAATAATCAGGGTGGAGCATCTCCATTAACATACGTTAGTGACAGGTCTTATTCTGACAGACCATCAAATTGGTATAAAATAACAACTGTCACAGATTGGTCTCAACCGGGAATATATGATAATAAAGATGCTGGAATTGTTAATTTTTCTGACTTATATATTGTTGATAGACAACATTTTGAGTTTGGAAATGAAGATATTAATTTCAATATGACCGACGAAATCAATAGTATTATTGATGGTAGTTTAACTGATGTTACAGGATGGGGAATTGCATTTCTTCCTGATGTAGAGAATATTACAGGATTAACCGAATCTTATAGTGTTGCATTTTTTACAAGACACACACAAACTTTTTACCAACCTTATTTATTAACAACTTATGATGATTTAATTCAAGATGATAGAAACAATTTTGTAAAAAATCAAACTAATAAATTATACTTATACGTTTACCAAAATGGTAATCTAATAAACTTAGATGAGCTTCCTATCGCAACAATATTAGATAGAAATGATGACCCTGTTGTTTTAAATTTAACTGGTTGTCCAAGAACAACAGGTATATATGAAGTTGTTGTTCCCGCAGTTTTTAATAGTTATAACACTCCTTGTGAATTTTATGATATATGGAGTAATCTTAAATTAAATGGCGAAAATCTACCAAACATCACAAATCAATTTATTTTGAAAAATGTTGGAGCTAAAATTCAGGCGGGTTCACAATCAAACACACCTGAAGTATTTGGATTTGATTTTTATGGTATAAAACAAGATGAAAAAATATTAAACACTGACATTAAAAAAGTTGGTATTATAATTAAAAAGGCATACTCAACACAAACATTATTATCTGATGTTGACGCATATTATAGAATATATGTTAGAGAAGGAACTACAGAGGTTCAAGTTCAAGATTGGACTAAAATTAATAGAACACCTAACGAATATTACTTCATTTTTGATACAACAGATAAAATTCCAAATCAATATTATGTTGATATGAAGGTTAATATAAGTGGTCAAAAAGATACTTACAAAAAACAATTAACTTTTCAGATAGTAAACAAGAAATAAAAGATATTTATTATAAATTAAAATATTATGGCAACATATAGTGCAAACACGTTTTATGAATATACCAATCAAAGATTAGGTAGTTTTTCAGGGGGTACTTGGAATTCTTCTTTGGGGAATGCTCCTCATCCGCAAGCTATAACATATTCTCGTACAACTACTGGAGATACTGTTATTGACTTATCAAGCATAACAATAGGTGGGTTCAATGGATTAAATAATTAAAATATGAAAATAAGATTAACAGAGTCGGAACTTATTAGTTTAATAAGACAAACTATTAAAGAACAAAGATGCGGAAAAGAAAAAGGATTTGGTTGTAAAGAAAAAGGTGATATAACAGGCTCAAACCTATCTAAAATTGGTGGTATAAGCGGTGGCGATAAAGGAGTTGGTGACGGTACATACGAAGACACAATTAGTGGCGGTTCAAATTTTGCGGAAATTAGTAATTTCTTATCTTACGATGATAATGATAAAGATTTAATTATGACATCATATAAAAATGATAGAGATTCGTTACCTGCTGAAGTTCAACCACCAAGTAAAAAAAATAAAATGGATTATTATACTGCGGCTTGGAGAGATGCTGATAGATTTAATAGAAAAAATTCTAATACAGAATATACAAAATATTTTGACACATCAGGTAATTTTAAAAATCCTGAAGATAGGTCAAAGTTTATAGGTGCAGATATATATTTTCCTTTTTATAAACACCATTTCCCTAATAAACAAAAAATAACACCTCTTGATGTTATTAATCTATTTAAAAATAATCTTGGTGGATTAGATAAATTTGTAACCGCCGCTAGTACAGGGTATAAAATTCAATAATTATGAAAACAATTAAATTAACAGAAACAGACATAAATCGTCTTGTTAAAAAAGTTCTTAGAGAACAAGAATCACCAAATTATATGTTTTTTAGTAATTTGGAACAAATGAAAAGACAATGTGAATTATTATTGGAATTAGACCCCCGTACGGTGGACGAGATTCTAATGAATGGACACGATTGGGCTGATGACCATATTTCAACCGCAAAGGAGAATATTGACCAAGTATTTGACTTTATGATGAATGAAACAAAACGTGAAGAAAATATACCTCACGATGAAATGGATATGATGTCTGAAGGACGTAAAAAATCAGGAACTAAATTATGTGCTCGTGGTAAATCCGCAGCAAAATCTAAATTTAAGGTTTACCCCTCGGCATATGCGAACGGTTACGCCGTTCAAGTATGTAAGGGTAAAATGCCTGGTTCAGACGGTAAGAAAAGATGTTCCCCACCTTATTGTTAAGAAATTAAAAACCCCTCCAAAAGAGGGGTTAATTTTTTTACTGAATATCCATCACTTCTAAATCAAATATGAGTTTCTTACCCGCCAAAGGATGATTAGCATCAATCTTAATCATATCCTCCATAACATCTACTACTGTTACATTTACAGGGCCCATACTACTTTGAGCATTTAAGATATCACCCGCCTGAACATTCTCAGGAAATTGAGTTTTAGGTACATCAAATACCATTTCTTCTTTATAATCACCATAAGCATCTACCGCCTCAATTTCAATTGTTTTCTTTTCTCCAATCTCCATCTCAAGAAGTCCATTTTCAAATCCTGGAATTACTTGTTTTGCACCAATAGTTGCTTTAATAGGTTCTCTTCCTTCAATTAAGGAAGTATCAAAAATTTGTCCATCTTCAAATTTTCCTGTGTAATTTACACTTACTGTGTCTCCGTTTTGTACTTTTTTCATTATTATTTTTTTTTAAAAATAGGTGACTATATTTGTTTAATCAATAAAAAACACTAACTTTGTGTTATGAATACTGAAAAAAAATCCGGATTACTTCATAGATTATACCTATATCTTAAAAACAAGTTTGACCCTACTCCCGAACCTAAAGAAGAAGAAATTTATGTTCTTGAAATTTGTAAAAAATTAATTGTTAATACAAATTCAAAATTAACAAATGCACCAATTTCGTTTAAAAGATTTATAAAAAATGACGATAATAATATGTTTATTGTTATTAACAACAGAACAATAAGTCTAATAAATCACGTATATAGTTATAATGTTTTTATTGAATCATTTGAACATTATTCAGACATTTGTGAATTATTTGATAATGAAATGGAAAAAAGAAGACAAGAACTTGAAGATGAAATAAAAAATAATATTCAACATTCTTTAAAAGAAATACTTAAAAAAGTTAGTTAAAATTTTCTCTTAATATTTTTCTAATTAAATCTCTTGTAGATTCATTTTTTGGTTTGTAATGAGTCATTTTTGGTTTGTTTCCCGTACCTGATTTTGAATGAGATTTTTCTGCCTTTCTTTTTTGCTGACAAGCACTTCTTTTTTGTGAATCTGTCATTTTTGATGCAACTCCTGCAGCTCTACATTTAGGATATCCTTTGTCAGATGCATCAGGTCTACCACAAGGAGGATGTCCTCCACCCTCTTTTTTACGACAAATATTAACCCACGGACCTTTTGGTTGTTTACTACCTTTTGGTTTTTTCTTTGTACCAAACCACACTCCTAAATCTTCATTAACTAAATCAGATTCTTTTCCAGGTGTTCCTGGTGTAGTATCTCCCATAGGAATAAAGCCATTTAAAGGGTTACCATCGTCATCATTTTGTCCAAAAGCATCTGATGCTTTTCTTGAAAGTTTTTTTGTGAGTCTTTCTATTTTGTCCGCCCTTTCTTTTGAAATATCTAAAGAACCATCATAACTATCGTAAGCTAAAGTTTGATTTAAATATTCAGATACCCTTATGTTAAAAGGTTCCAAAGGTTCTTTACCCCAATCAAGAGGCGCAAAGTTTATTGGTGTTTTAAAACTCCCAGAACTTCCTGAACCTGTAGCTTCCCTTAATGATTTTTTTATTATATATTTCACTAAATAATAAATATCTTAAATTTTAATTATGACAGGAACAACAGAACCAATTGGGTATCTTTTTGAAAGTATTGCAATATATGACCCATCCTCAGTATCTATTTTTATTGACAAAATGATACCTGAGCAGGCTTTTTACGTAGTGACTCAAGCAATTCAAATGGCGTATAATAAAAATTTATATTCTATGCAAGAAACGGAAATACTCTCAAAAGCACTTAGGATAATATCTGAACCACAAGTAAAAGAAACCCCCACCGAATGATGTTGGGTTTTTTTTATTTAATTACCTAACAAAAAAAAAATCCCTTCATAAAAGAAGGGAATTAAAATAATTAATGAAATATAAAACATTTCGACTGTATGAGAAATATAAAATTTTATTTAACATTAAAAATATTTTTTATAAATAGTTATTAAATCCCAAATTCTGATTTAATATAACCAAGAGATTCTACATATGTAACCAATTCATTCATTACATCTTTATGTTTTATAACAAAATTACCAATTTCCCTTCTGATTTTGTTGTCATAGGCGCCAGCTCTTCTATGAAAGTCATCTATTCTAGATTTCAAATTCAACCATTCATCAGATGAACTGAGATTTTTCATAATATCGTTCAATTTTTTTTGATAACTCTCATTTTTACTATCATAGAAAAATAAAAATAAATTACCATACCCCAAAGGATTTATTCTTCTTGACATTACATCATCTTCTTTTAGATATAAATTTTTAGTTGCGCTTTCGTGAAGGTTCAAAATTCTGTTTTTTTCTTCTTGACCAATCTCAAAGATATTTTTTTTCATATTCTTTTAATATATAAATATATTAAAAATAGAAAATCATCTTGTTAGATTTTTTTATATTTTCATCTCCCCACATCGGTTGAAGATTATCCAAACTCCAACACCTCATAAACTCATTATCTCCGATTTCTTGTAAGTTAAATGATGTGATTGGTAATCTATGGTCAACATGCCATTCCCCGTAATTTTCCCACGTCATACCCTCTGTAAACTGATTTTCCAAGTGAGTGGCAAGTTCCTCAGGTGAATATTGTAGTATTTCAAAATAATGTCCGTATTTATCCATATTATTTTCTTTTAATACTGTCCATATCGCTGTCCTGAAATTAGCAACTAGTTTATATAGGGGGTCGTTCGCTTTCCGGGTTCTTTCGTAGTTACGTTTAACCTCTCTGATTTTATCAATATTCTTTTCTCGGTATTCTTTAAGATATTCTTTACGGTGTTCTTTGTTTTGTTCGTACCAATTTTTGGATTTTTCTGACATATAATTCTTATTCTTTTCTCTCCATTTTTTGTCTGCTATCTTTTTACCACCAATAAACCGTCTACCCGAAGGTCCCAAATTAACACCATTATCTCTTAAAGTATTTAATACGATTGTTTTATGTATTTTCAGTTTTTCACTTATTGTGGGGGAACCTAATAATTCTTCATTATATAATCTTAAAATTTCTTTAATTTGTTCTTCGGTTAAAATTAATTTTCTCATAATTATAAATATACAACATTTATCCAAAAAATCTATAGTTATTATAATAAATAAAAAAAAAGGAGACAATTTCTTGTCTCCTTAAGTGTATTTGTAAGAGTTTGATTATCTCAATTCTCTTAAATCAAATGTTCTAACACCATCTACAGTAATTCTTCCGTAAAAGCGATTATTTACCATCTTTTTTGCGTATCTAGTCATGATACCTTTGATTGGTGTAAAGTTAAACGGATTGTACATAGTTGGAGTTAATTGTAGAGGTACGTACGGTGCGTAGATGTAACCTGTATCTAACAATGACGTTCCTTTGTGTCCCATTAAAACTGTGTTTGCTGGGAAGTAAGGGTCACGATAAACTTGGTAACGACCAGCCAAAGTACCTACTCTTTCAATACCCATATTGTATTGGTCTTGCTCAGGAGCTGCGTTTGATACGTGGAAATATTCCAAATCATCAAAAATTGCACTGATTTCAGAAGAAACAACAATCCAGTTAGCACCACCTCTAAGAGTTGATTTATGGATTTGTGCAGAAATTTGGTTGATTGCAGTAATCAAAGTTTGGTTCCAATCTTTTTGAGTGTATGGAACTGCTTGACTTCCTAATCTCTTCCAACCGTTGTAATCCCAACGTAAGTTCCAAGCGGCACCTTTACGTAAATCACGAAGGATTTCACGGTCGATTTCCGCCGCAACTTGTTCAGACAATAAAGCTGTTAATTCAGCTTCAGCGTCAATGTTGTGGAATGCTGCAACGTCTTGAGCCATTTCAGGAGACCATTGAGCTCTTAATTTTCTTTCAGTAACAGAAACTGTTACAGATTGAAGGTCAAAAGAAACTTCACCAATTTTATCTTCAAATTCCATATTTTTGTATACTCTGTAAGTTGCGTTAAATAAGTTAGTCGCTGAAGAACCAGCTCCAATTGTTGTACCTGAATAACCATCAAGTGAGTTAGCACCTACAGTACAAGGTACTTGTAAATCAACTTCAAGATAGATTATACCATCTGCAGAACAAATGTTATCATATGTACCACCATTACCTGTTCCAGGGAATGATGTTGTGGTTTGAGTACCATATTGAACAATACCTCTACCATACTTCTGAGTAACAACTCTGAAAAGGAAGTTACCGCTTACAGCAGAAAGAGCACCAGTACCTGCGGTAATAGTCAAATCAGACAAGAATGATTCGTTATCCATTGTTTGACCATCAGGACCGATTAATTTTCCTGCTCCGCCTGACGCAAAACCTGACATAGCAACTAATACTTTTCTGTATTCACCAGCGGTGTAAGCAGAAGTTGCTAAATTACCTCCTGTCCATACAACAGTAGTTGCAACTGCGCTAATCGCTGAAAATTGACCTTTTGAATAATCAAACAATCCTGGTGGGTCTAAAGCTGGTTCATTACCTTCGTAGAATCTGTCATACAAATTCTTATCAGTATTCCAGCTGTAACCTGCTCCAGGACTTGTAGGCCCGTTTGGTGCACCTATTGGAGAATAGTGTGCGTTTGCGGTATCATACCCCTGAATGTTAGGTACAAAGTAGAACAATTTACCAATTGGTAAGTTCATAGCTTGTACAGAAACGATATCGTTAGCCAACAACTTAGAGAATACTCTACGTACGATTGGAAACACAACAGTTTCAAATGCACCTGTATCAGATGTTGATGATGCTTCGTTTATCAAGAATGATGCTTGGTTTTCATATAACTGTGCAACATTTTCTTTTAGGTGGCCTCTAAGACCTTCAAGGAACCCTAATTTGTCCCATTTGTTAATAGTATCTTCTTTGATAACTTTAAGGTGCTTAAGACCAATGTTACCAACGAGACCTGATTCTAATAATGCTCCCATTTTTATTGTTTTTTTGTTTTTAGTTTATTTTTTTTTTACAACATCTTACCCATCAAATCTTTGATTCTCAAAAATTGAGGATTTTCGTAAGTTTTTGATTCAATAAGTGTTGTTGAAGAACCTGTAGAAACATTTTTATTTAATTTAGTTTCAACTGATTCGTTCATTGGTTTACTTTCAACCTTACCTAATTCGTCTTTGATTGACTTATAAAGATTTTTAGATTCTTTTAAAGTCTCAACATCGTCAAATCTTCTAAGGATGTTTATTTTTTCTTTTTTAGTAGTTGAGTGTTCTGTGAACAATCTTGTAGCGTAAGCTAAATTTGAATTGAAAATTGCAACCTCATTTAACTTCTCTCTGAATGTATTCAGAGCTTTTCTGTACTCTTCATTTTTTTCTCTCAACATACTAACTTCTTGTGATAGAGTTTCCTCTTTAAGGTTTCTATTAGGTGTAATTCCTTTTCTAAGTCCGCCACCTTTTCTTGGGCCCATACCCATTGTTCTTGCAGCTTCTTTAGTTTCAGTTTTCTTAACCATTTGGTTTTTACCACCCATATTTTCGCCTTTTTTAAACTCAAATTTTGGTTTACCTGTTCCCATAGTTTTTGGTCCTTCTTTCTTGTCTTCTTTAAAACCGCCAGAAGTTTTCTTGTATTGGAATTTAGGTTTTCCAATTCCGAGTCCTTTAGGTTTCATACCTTTTTTTGCTTTCTTGTGACTGTATGCTTCATCCATTTGCCAAGAATCGTCTTCGTCCATTTCGTCATAAGACTCATCCATTTCTTCTTCATCGGATTCATCCATTTCAATTTCATAGATTGTCTCATCCATTTCTTCTTCATCGGATTCATCCATTTCGTCATAAGACTCATCCATTTCTTCTTCAGATTCTTCATCCATTTCAATTTCATACATAACACCTTCATCTGTTTCGGTGTCAAAATCATCATTTGAGCTATCATCAAACATTTGTTTAATGATGTCGTCCATTTCTGTGTCGTCCATTTCTGTTTCGTACATTTCGTCTTCAATTGATTCACCAAGTCTGATAAGATATTCAGAATCTGTGTTATTATCTTTAAGGGTTACATCAGAACCGTCTTTTTTGATAATAATTCCATCTTCTTCACCCATGGCTTTAAAAACTTTGAGGATTTCTTCATCAGATGCTCCAGTTAAATCAATTGGAGTTTCATCAGAATCCATATCTACGTTCATATCTACGTCATCCATATCGGTGCCCATATCTACGTCCATATCAACTTCATCATCTTTATCTGTATCAACATTCACATCTATATCAGTATCTGTGTCTGTATCAACATCTGCGCCAACAACGTCCTCTTCTTCGTCATCTTGCTCAGAAAGGGATTCTTTTACTAATTGATTGATTTCTTCCTTCATTGTAGAAGCAAGTATTCCTTTTGCATTTTCGGCTATAGCTTCTTCAACATTTTTCATTTGAATAAGCGCCTCTTCAACTAAGTTTTTGTTTTCTTGCATAGAAAATTTATTTATTTTAACTAATAAATAGTATCAAAAATGAAAAAAGTTTAGTTTTTTCAGTTGTGAGTGATTATTTTTTTATGGGAAAGGACTTCCGTAGTAATAAATAGTATATAAAAACAAAAAAGGTGAGTATTAACTCACCTTTTAAATAAACCTAATAAATTTTAGTCTTCAATAACTTCATCAATTTTACTTTCTGAAACTGAAGTTATTCTCCAATCGTTTGAGAAACCTTCGTATCTTTTTGTTACTTTAGCTTCAACATCGGTTACTGAGAACCCCTTTACCAATTTTTCTTCTCTAATTTTTTTAATTTTACCTGTTTGGTCATCAGGTAAATCGTACTGAATTTTTGCTACAAAATACTTTTCATCCATTTCCATAATTATTTATTTTCCTAAATAATCGGATAATTTTCTCATTAAATCAATAGAGTGGTCAACATCTCCTCCTGATTTTAATTTTTTTTCTTCTTCTAAATTCTCCTCATATTTTTCTCTATCATTTTTATCAGAGAATAAATAAGCGCCTGGTGTAGATGGAGATGAAACTAAATCAAAACAAATTAATTCAAAATCATCTTGAACTTCATTTCTTTCACCAACTTTTTTAAGTGAACCAACACCCCTTGATGAAATACCAAGAGTAACTCCTTGTCTCATTAAGTTTGCTGCAATATCTCCCTTTGTTGAAACTATACCTTTTTCGTGAAATCCTGGTGATGTTAATAATTTTAATTTTCCCATTAAAATGTTATTATCCCACCATATATCTGTAATGATGTGAGATACCCTATCTAAATCAATAAGAGACGATTCAGGGTGATTTAATTCAGAAGTTGATAAACCTTTATTTATTGTTGTTTTATATTTATCAGCCTCTCTTTTAAGTATTTTTTCAGGGTAAAATCTACCGTTTCTGTTTGGTGTATTGTATTTTTGTAGAACAGCATAAAATTCAAACGGATTTCTATAATCCATTAATTTTTGTTCTTGTAAAAATTTTGAGTTAAATCCATCTTTTGGAGATATGTATCCGGCATCCATTTCAACAAGAATACCAAATCCTATTTCATTTGCTTCTAAAAGTCTTAATTCTTTCATTTATTTCTTTTAAGATAAATATTGCAAATAATGAGTTATTTTTTTGTGAGGGTAAAATCAAAGTATTTGTTTGAGGTAATGTTGTAATCGTGAATATTATTTACAATTTTTTTTACTGAATTTTTAACTTCATTAGATTTAAAATCTAATTCATTCTCTGTAAATAAGTTAATCTCTAAATTAAGAAAAGACTTTTTTCCGAAAAAAATTCCACTTGTTCTTAAGTCTAAATCCACAATTGATTTTGGTATGAATAGTGTTGTATCAATTGAATCAAATACAGTGTGCTTAAGTTCTCTACTAAAATTACAAACAATCCTATTCCAATTTTCTAACTCTTCTTTTGGCGATACCCACGATTGAATGTTTATGTATATAGATTTTAGATTCTTAGAATCAACGGTTCCATAAACCGATTTAAATGAATTAGATAAATTCAATTTTACACTTTTCCCTTTTTTCATTAAGTTCCATAATTAGTTCGTTTATTTTTTATAAAAATAGAAGTAATTATGTGTAATATCAAATTTTTTAATATATATTAGGTAATATGTTAATAGTACAAATAAAAAACGGAGAAAATATTGAGAAGGCACTGAAAACCTTGAAATCTAAGGTGATTAAAACTAAGCAAAATCAGTCACTTACTAAAAGAAAGGAATATGTGAAAAAATCAGTGACCCGTAGAACTGAGATGTTAAAAGCGAAATATAACGAACAAAGAAAGAAATCTTAAAGAGATTCCACCAATTTTTTAAGTTTAAAATAACTTAATTGGTCAAATTTTTCATTTTGTATTTTAAGTATTGTTTCTGAAATTTTTGACTTTGTTTCTTCGTCTGATTCTTTTTCAATTAATGAATTTAATTTAATTGCTGCGTCATCCTTTAATGAATTAAACTTAATCTTTAAAGATTTTGTATCTTCACTTATAATAGTTTCCAATTCTTTTTTAGAAGTTTCGTCTAAAGTTTGAATAAAATTTTTAATAGTTTGATTTGCAATTTTAACCATCGAACTAATAGGAATATTTACAGATTCTTTAATTTTTGTTTTTTCCTGAGTTAAAACTTTAACTAATTCTTTTTTACTCTCTACTCTTTCTTTAATTGATGTTGAATTATATACTAAATTATCAATAACCTTGTAGTTATTATCATTACCAAATTTTTCATTTGGCAAACTTATATTTTCAATTAATTTTTGAATTAAATTAATCCCTTCGTTTACAAATTCAACCGCATCACGTTCTGATAATCCTTGAGGGGCTGATAATTCCTCATACAGAGAATACAATTTTGCGATACTTTTATTTTCCAAAACATCTTCTTTAAATCCGAGTAAAGATTTTTTAAAATTTTTCTTATCTGAATAAGATTCAAGTAATTGATTATCTACGTATGTTTTAATTTGTCCGAATGTCATTTTAATATATTTTATAATAAATATTACGAATTTAATAACTTATCTAATTCTATATCCATTTCATTAAAGGAATCTATACCTGTTTCAACATCTAGTATTACCGAACCCTCTATAAACCTTTTTTCAACTAAAATATTTAAGTTATTCTTTCTTGATTCAGGTGTTATTCCCCCTCCTTCGGGTGGTGGTGCCTCTCCTCCTGGTGGAGGTGGTGGCGGTGCCCCTAAATCGCCTCCTTCGGGTGGTGGAGCCCCTAAATCAGGTGGTGCAGAAGTTTCTTCTCCAGCAGGTTCAGCACCCGCAGTAGATGTTCCACCACTTGCGTTGTTACCATAAAGCTTATCAATAGTATCAAATAAACCTGTTTTAGTAATAACTGTTGCTGTTGATTTAAGTTCTTCTCCCACTGCCTTCTCAAATCTTTGTTGTAATAAATCAACTCTAATTTCTTCATCTGAAAAACCAAAAATATGTTTTTTAGCCCAAGTGGAAGAAACTGCTTGAATACCATTTCCTGGGTCTGAAACCAAATCTTTATACAAAAGAATTTTTTCTTTATAAACATCAATTTTAAGTAGGTCCGCTTGAGTAGACGGGTTAGTTAAACCTAAAGTGAAATTTGATAATTCATCTTCAAATCCAAGTAAAAATAAATGCACAATTGCAACTTTATTTAACTCTTGAATCATACTTTTTTGGATTCTATTGATTGTTCTTGCAAAACGAATATCCTGTAATGATAAATTTTTACCATCACCTACAACTTCCTCAAAACCTAAAAATGCTTTAGGGACACGAAGAGCCGTTAATAGTTTCTTTTGAATATATTCGATATCCGCAATTTCTGATAGGTTTGTTGCACCTGGTAAAGTTTCAATTGGACTTGGAGATGCTGGGTCACGAACAGGTACAAAATAATCTTGGTCTACAGCCATTTGATTAAATCTCATATCCACATTACCCGTATTCTTATCAACGACTTGTTGTCTTTTAAACTTATCGGCAACACGGTTTACGTAAGGTTCAACATCTTCATCATTCATATTACCAACAAACACTTTAAATATTCTTCTTTCAGGCGCTCTTGAGGTACGATAAATTAACATCGCATCTTCCGATAGTAATAATTGTTTCCAAATTCTTCTAGCCTTTTCCAACATAGAAGTACCATAAGGAAGTTTTCTATCATCACCCAATAATCTAAAGTGTGCGATTTCCCAAGATTGGAATGTAATTGCTTTTTGTTTCCAAGTAAAAGTTAATGCCTTTTTAGCTTCAGTCTTACCTAAATCCACTGGATGTTTATCACCCATACCAACTTCGTGTCTTTCAATTTCAATATTAGGTAACTGTTGGCAACCAACAACACCCTTTTCAGGGTCTAATTTCAAGTAAACAAAGTTATCACCGAATTTACAAGTATTTCTTGTCCACATCGGTAAGTTTGTATTGATATCTAAAACATTATTAAACAAATCCGCCAATACAGACTTAATCCTTTTTGATTCGGAATAAATCTGTAACATAAATCCATCTTCATTAACTGTTGTAGATTCTTCGGCGTATATATCTAACGCTGCGGAAATTTCTGGAGTGTACTCCATAGATTCATAATCATAAACAGAAGATAATCTTGTTGGTTCGTAATAAATTGCTTGAGAGTATAAATTATTCTCTACTTTAGCCCACTGTTGTGCTAAATAAAATGTTTGTTGAGCCTGTAGTTTTTCTCTTTCGTATTCTCCCTTATCTTTAGTTCTTAATAATTCTGTTTTATCAAGTTTGAATTGGGGGTAGTCTTGTCCTAGCAAAGAATTGGGTCCGAATGTCTTACCGAGCCTCTGCCATACCGTTAAATTGTTATTTTCAGCCATATAATAAATTTAATTGAAGTAATCAATATTATAAATACTTATCTACCACCAAATAACCAACCATATTTTTTATAGTCTTCCATACCAGGTCCTTGACTTGGAAAATGTCCCATTTTTGGTGCCGCTTGAGGTACTAAAGGGTTAAAGAAGTTTGAAGAGTTTTTATCTTCATTAACTGATGTTGCCCACGAATTAATCATAGCCTTTGTTTGGTTAACATTCTTTTCTAATTGTTGAAATGATTTTTCTCCAACATAGATTGCCATAGAAATAGACATAATACAGTCATCGTGTCCATTTTTTTGGTGGTCGGGTCTTCCATTCATATAAACAAACCCATTCATTTCATTATGTAACCTATTTGAACGAACCGCAAAATTATGTCTAATTGCTTCCTCAAAAGATGCAATAATTTGAACTCTTTTGGAGTTAAAATTAATTCCTGGTATTTTTTCAGCCATTTTTGGGTCCCATTTCCACTTATTTTGAGTATCCACGTTATCTACGTACATACCACCCTTATAATTCATCTCCTGTAACTTCCTTGCAGTTGCAACACCCATTCCTCCTGTTAAATCCGTAACACAGTAAGCATTATACATCGTACCCCATTTATAAGCTATTTCTGCAACAATATCGGGTGGTACTTTTCCAATATATTCCAACACTTGTTTTCTTTCATCAAAATCAATTATTTGAATACAAGAGAAATCTTCAGAATCTCCCCTTGAAACGTCAATACCCATAACATATTTGTGACCCGCTTCAGGTTCATCAAATATCCATAAAGCGTTGCCCATAAGTTTTGCCTTGGGTTCCTGTATATGATTATTTTTTATTTTCTGTAATGTTTCAGAATCAAACACGTTATCACCTGAACTTAAAAAGTTACATTCCAACTCCTGAGCCACTTTTCTCCTATCAAATTTGAGTTTTTTAACCATTTTCTCAAACCAATCAGAACAAGGTTTATATCCTTTCTCAATATAATCTTTTGTTATTTCGTGGTCTCTTTCATATGGGTTATCTATACTTAAATCAACAATTGCATCTTTTGGGTATTCTTCTATATTAAGTAAGAAATGAACCAAGTCGGTTGTTTTAACCATATACAAATCTTTTGTATATCTTGGGTCTTTATACCAAAACATTTCAGAAATTTTGAAGTCATTCATACTTCTTAATGCTTGGTCGTAAATCTCGTAGTAAATGGGGTCCTGTCCGTTTGGTGTTGATACTACAATAACCTTACCACCCGTAGATAGTGATGCCATACAAGCAGCCCAAAAGTCTGAGTCCGCATCAATAAACGCCGCTTCATCAAATATAAGAATAGTAGGTGTATAACCACGAAGAGCATCTTTTGATGTTGCAACCGCCTTAACCTCACAATCATTATTTAACTTAAAATGTCTTGCGGCGTTCTTTTCGGCTGAAAATCCAATACCAACCCAAGATGGCCATTGTTCTGTAAATGACCTTATTTTATTTGCCATCTCAACCGACGTATCAAGTTTGTTTGCGATAATCAAAACTTTTTCAGGTTTGCTTTTTTTAGCGAATGCAAGTTTTTTTGATGCCCATGCGGCGGTTACTGTAGAAACACCCGCCTGTCTGTATTTTAAAGCAATATTCTCGTTGTATTTTTCGTAGTCTTCAATAAGACTAATTTGGTCTGGAAATAGGTCTAATGGTACATACTTTGATTTTGTATTATCAAAAGTTTGTAAATACGTTCTTAACGCATATGGAGTATCTCTCATACACTTTGTAACTTCAATTATTAATTGTTCTTTCGTCATATTATTATAAATAGTAAAAACCCTCCAATAGTCGCCTAAGGGAGGGTTTTAATATTATTATGTGATTTTATTTTGGCATCGATATACCTAAACCACTTAAAAAATCATCTAAATCATCGTCATCATCATCTTCACCATCATTAGAAGGTTCTTCACCTTTTTCTTCTTTTTTCCAATTATCATATTCAGATTTTAAATCTTGAGCTTCACGCATAATTTCTTCAAATCTTGAGGTTGCTTTCTTATTTTTCTTCTCATCAGTTGAAATTACATCACCCATTATCTGCAAAAACTCTTGAGCTGGAATTTGGTAAAGTTGAATATGGAACCAATTTATTAAACCTTTATTGTCTTCATCAAACATTTCATCAGGTAATGCAAATCTTAATTTTTCATAAATTTCAGGTCCAATTCTCAATTGCATCGGTTCATTTGCCAAAGTATCGGTTTGTCCCATTACATTTGCTCTCATACTTGGTTCTTTTGGTAATCCGTGTCTTCCTTTAGACGCTTCAATACCCTTAATAATTTCGTGGCATAAGATTGGGAAAAATGCACCTGTAGCAACAATTTTTGTATCGGGTGCCTCTTCTCTATCTCCGCCTTGTTCTTCAAAATTATCTAAATCTTCCTCATCAGGTTCGTCTAATTCTACTTTACCGGCAACACCTTGTCCTGTTTCAGACATCATTTCAATCATTTGTTCCATACTAAAATAGAAGAAATCATTAATAGCCATTATTGTTAAATAATTAGGATATAATCTTGGATTGATTGCGTCTAATCTTCTTTTAACTTCAGGTTTTTGAAATACGTAGTGTCCTTTTTTTGCTGCACCTTGGATAAGAGCATTAATAATATTTCTTTTATGTTTTTCTAATTCAAATTCTTCTTCAGGAGTTAAATCTTCAATATCAAAAGATGGTATTTGTAATTTTGGTTTTTCATCACCTTCTTCTTCATCATCATCCTCTTCATCATCTTTTGGTTCTTCGGGAGAATATCTAAAATTTGAAACATCAATTTGTTCCCCCAAACGAGGGTCAATAATATACCAACTTGGGTCAGCTTCAGTTTCATCTAAACAAATTTCAACCGCTAAATCTTTAAGAGGTTCTTTTACTCTTGATTCTAAACTCATAACTTCTTGGGCCTTTCTCATCATTTCACCAATAAGCATTTGTTTAACTTGTCCTGTGCTTAAATCTTGAATACCTGTAACTTCTTTTAGTTTATCAACAACTTTTCCAAATCTTGATGAAACAAGTTTTTGTACATCTTGTACTCCACCTTTTAAAGCTGGATTTTTAGCGTATAAACTTTCGGGGTCACCTAGTTTTCTTTCTAAATTTGGGTCCATTCTTTCAGGTCTGCCACCATAATCAATTTGTTCTTTTATTCTTTTTTTATTCATTGTCTAAAATTTTCATTATTGCGTTAATTACTTCAGTTTTTGCTCTTTCAGGTGAAATTGCTCTTGGGGCTTCTTTCTCACCAGGGTTTGGATTTTGACCGGGACTTATTGGTCTTGGTCTAGTTGTAGGTTTTGTCACCGGTTTTGTAGGTGCGGTTGTTGTATCTTCCGAAAGATATTGTAATAAATCACCTTTACTGATTCTTGGTGGTATATGTTTTTCTACTATTCTCATAATTTCGTTTTCTAAAAACAAAGATACAGGATTTTTTCCTTCTTTCAAACTTTTTTTTACTGCTTGAACGCATCTTTCAAATTTTCTTGTTTTTTTAGGTCCGACTTGAGAGTGACATATAGCCCAAGGATTAGGTTCAGATTTTTTGATTTTCTTTTTACCTTCTTCCATTTCAGCATCAGTTTCGGTCATACTTACATTAACTCCTTGAGTGTTTAGATTTTTAGCGATGCTTGCGGCGTTTGGATTTTTACTACTAACAAAAGTAGTCGCCTTTGATGTTGTTTGTTCTCCAACCATTTTACTATGTAACTCATCAATTTGAAATTCTGTTAACTTTGAAACAGTCTTGGATGATAATCCTGATTCTATCAGTTGAAGTGCCTTTATATTATTTTTCATATACAACTTTTTTTTCAAACTCAAGGATTAAATCCTTTTCGTATAATAAATCTTTTATTTTTTGTTCTGTATCATTAAACCTAAAAACCATTCTCGGTTGTTTAACCGTATCGTCCTCTTCCCACGCTAAAGCAACAACCCCATCCACTGCATCAATCATCGAAAAATAATCGGAGTTTTGAATTAACTCCAACTTTATGTTAGTGTCCCTCAAAACTCCTACTTTTGTAATATATTTTAGTTCAGGTGGTAAAGGGTAACCATTACAAGGTTTACTATCCCATCCATCTCCCCAAACTTCTTGTTCATCCGAAAAAATAAATTCATAAATGTTATCACCTTTAAAGTTTGGTCCCAAACCATTAACATAAATTAGATAACTCATAGAACAAGTCCTTCAGGTGAAATTTTAATTTGTTTATCTTTATTTTCAAAAATCAAATTTTTCTTATTGGTTTTACCAACAAAAACAAAGGTACGATTTTCTTCTAAAAATTTTTGTGATGCAAGTTCTTGTTCAATAGTTTCACTTAATTTGATAACGTCTTTCATTTTTCTTTTTGCATCAGATTTAGTAACTAATTTTCTTTTTTGTTGACTTTCTTTAATCATTCTTTGTTCTTTATCTGAAACTTGGAAATATTTTGAAATAACTTTATCAATTTTTGATTCACCAAAAATGCTATCAATTATTGAACCATATAATGAACCTTCTCCCATTTCTCCTTCAGGTTCTGTACCCATATCTGCAGGCATTTCACCTCCCATATCTTCTCCGCCCATATCCGGCATTTCATTTCCCATATCTTCTCCACCCATATCTTCCATTCCTTCTTCTTCGTCAAATTTTGAAATGATATCTTCCTTATCTTCTTCTGATAAATTTTTTAAGTCAGCAGCGGATAAAACCATATTAATAACGTACTTAATATTTTCAGATGTTAACCCTTTTTCATTATCAAATTCTCTCATTTTCTGGGTTAATTTACCTGTAAGTTTTTGAATTGATTTGAATGTAACTTCTTCTTCTTTTCCACCCATATCAGGCATTCCTTCATCACCTCCCATATTTTCCATATCAGGCATTTCACCGCCCATATCCCCTGTTGGTATTTCACCGCCTTCAGGTGAAGGAGGAGTTGCCTCAGGTGATGGTGGTAATTCAGGTGTAGGAACCGCAGGAGGTGCTGCAGGTGCCGGTGGCATATCCGCAGTTGGTTCATCTTCTGCCGGTGCAGATTTTGGAGTTTTTAAAACAAACTTTTTTTGTTCTCCAAATAAAGAAGTACCTTCTTCATTCTCAGTCAATCTATTAACTTCTTTTGTTAAAAGATTTAATCTTTTTAGAGCTTGAGAATATGAAGAATAATACTTTCTGTTTTTCATAGGTTCAATATAATCAGTCGCAGATTCAGAAATTGTTTTTTTGATGATATAACCCTGTTTTTCTTTTACAATTTCATAGTTATTTCCATCAGCCAAACTAATTCCATATTCTGACCTATATGTTTCGTTGATGTTGGATGGTCTATTTTCATTATATCTTGAGAGTTCAATTATTCTCTTGATTTTTTCTTGCCCTTCCAATTTTTCACTTCCGAGCGGTTTTAAGTCTCCCATATTTTGAGTTTTTAAATTATTTTAATTTTTCTTTATAAATATACGATAAATAGTAAATATTTTATTCTATCGTTTTTCTTTCAATAGATAATTCTTTATCTTTAAGTTTTGTTTTAAGTTCAAATAACCTACCGATATACCCTGAACGTCTCAAATACTTAAAAACCAAATTTTCATAAGATAGTTCCCCTTCTTTTTCTAAACCTGATTGTCTATATTCTTTAATTTTTTCTTTAAGCTCTTTTAATTTTTTTCCGTCATTTCCTTCTTTTGCGTCTTCAAGTGCCTTGTCTATCTTTGTTGTCCAAGTTTTAATTTTGGTTTTTAATAATTCCATATCAATATTCTTATGTTTTTTCGGTGGGATATTAACCCACTCATCATACATTATAGAATATATCCCTTCACTAAATTTTTCATCTTTTGCGTCCTGGGCGTAAACTTCAACATCAAAACCATAAATTTTTATGTCGTGTTTATCATTAAATGAGTCCTTTTTCAAATCAAACATTTCTTTATAAAGCTCAGGATTATCTAAACCTTCAAAATCAACTAAAAGGTGTAAGTCAAAATCTGAATATTCCGACCAATTAAAATTGGCTAATGAACCCATTAAATGAATATCTACTATGAATACATCTTCACCTAATTCATCAGAAAACTCATCAGCAATTTTTAATAATTTTGTTCTAATATTATTTTTAAGTTTTGCTTTTTTTGGTTCTGCGGGATTTTCCCAAACTTTGGGATTTAGAGTATCCCTAACTTCAAAACTATTCAATATTTTTTGAAAATCTTTCATTAATAATAAATAGTTGGATAATTAGAGTTTTTTATATTTGTATTTTTTTGCTATTTCAGCCATAAAAAATTTTCCTTGAGATTCTGCGGTTCTAAATTTTGTGTAGATTTGGTGGGGGACATTTTCATACTCATAAACTAACCCGTTATTAAATTCTGTAATAAGTGATTTTGTCTCTGTATCAAATGTTGTTTTTTTAATGTTTGAAGACTCAATTTCATTAATAATCTTCGTCCCATCTATCATCTCTCTTTTTACTGCCATCTTTTAAAGGTGTTAATTCGTTTATTTGTTTTAACTTTGGAATCATATGTTCTTCAAATTCTTCCCAAGTAATATCAAAATAAGATTTTAAGTCATTAAATAAAGTCAATTTTTCATTTTGCATACTGTGATGCAACCTCATCAATTCTTCTGTATAAAATGGAGGTTTCTCCAAATCTTTTTCACTCCATTCGTATTTTTGAAATAGTTCCCTTAACTCTTTGTAAATTGAAAGGAATTTTTTATCAAAATCACTATACTTTAAAAATTTTTCAAATGGTTTTAGTTTCATAATATATAAATATTAAAAAACCCCTCTTTTTTAAGGAGGGGTTAGTTTTTTTTCAAATAGTTTCATCGTGGACCTTTAACGGTTTTGTCTTTTGATATGTCGGCGTGTAATCCGCTATATAATGCTTGAGCTTCAGTTTTTGAACCATTTTCGTTTTTACTAGAAAAATGTGGATACTGAGTTACAAACTCTTTCCATTCATTATAATTGGGGAAGTAGTGAGTATTTTGAAATACCTCACCTGATGGCGTATCTTCTCTCCAAGAAACACTAAAATTGGTTATAGGATTTGTTCTTGGTGGTTGTGATTGTACAACCTTTTTTTCGGGTGTAAAATCTGGATTAGTATTTTTTATGTTTTCGGGGGTTTTAATTGGTTCTATAGGTTTTATTGGGGTACTTGTTTGAAGTGTTGGTTTTTCACCGGGGTCGGCATAATAAGGACTTCTGGCAATACCATCATAATAAGCCCCTTGTGGTTTTAAATATTTATGAACCAAATCCGGAGAGGAATATTCACCAATTGCGATAGGAAAATTAAATTTTAAACTTTTATAATAATTTAAAATTTTAAAATCACCATATTTTGCATCCATAGGGTCATTACTCTCAGGATTAGAATTACGACTTAATATGTTATAATCGGTACCAAGACTTTCTCCCTTAATAATATTACCAGGGGTTGTTTTATAATTTCTAATTAAATTTTTATATAGTTTTTCAAAAGTATAATTACCTCCGTATTTGTTTAACACCTCTACTCTTGATTTTATATCTTCTTTCCAGTTACAATTAGTTTTTTGAAAAAGATATGCTTTATGTAAACTAACTGCATCCTCCCAATATTTTAATGCACAATTATATTCCTGTTCATTATCATAAACCTTTTTTTTAGGGTCATACTTGAATTTTGAACAGTTTTTATTTGATTCGGGTTCTTCATTAAGAATTCCCATTATTGATTTAATTCTTGATAGTTGTTCATTTAATTTCATGATAATAAATACCATCATAAATTAAAAAACCCCCAATTAAGGGGGTTCCGTTTTTACAACAAACTTATTCTTTTTTTCTTTTCCGTTTTTTTGTAGTTCGCAACAAAGACAGTAAGTATACCATCTTCAATTGTTGCTTCAATGTTGTCGGGGTTATACTCTTGTCCGATTCTGAATTTTTGTGAAATAACTTTTTCTGTGTCTTCACCATTTAATTTATATGTTCTTTTACCTTCAATGTAAAGAACTCCCCCTTCCATTTCTACTTTTAGATTTGACTTATTAAAGCCAGGAACATCAAAGAATAAGTAAGCTCCGTCTTTGGTGTAGTTTACCTCATAAGGTTCTTTATCTGAATTTTTAACAACCATATTGCTATAAGTAGGTTGTGCGAAAAATCCATCAAAAAATTTGTCAAAATGTGAATTCAAGTAAATCATAGTTTTTTTGTTTTATTTTTTAAATTTATTTAATTATCTTTGTTTTGTCAAGTTATGTGCCAACACAACATATTATGACAAAATGACATACATAGAAAATTTTCAGGACAATTTGACAAAAAGTTTGGTAATGTCCGAAATTTGATGAACCTTTGTAAAAATTATAAATTATGAATGAACTAATGGATGATGATGACAAAATGATGAGTAAGAAAAAAACCTCGTCAGAAAGTGATACACCTGTGTTAGATAATTTCAGTAGGGATTTAATTAAACTTGCCGAACAAGGTAAATTAGACCCTGTTATTGGTAGAGAAAAAGAAATCCTACGTATCGCACAGATTTTATCTCGCAGAAAGAAAAATAACCCAATTATTATTGGTGACCCAGGTTGTGGTAAAACCGCAATTGTTGAGGGATTGGCAATTAAAATCTATAATGGTGATTGCCCGAGAAATTTGGTAGATAAAAGAATTGTTGAACTTGATTTGACTTCCGTTGTTGCTGGTACAAAATACAGAGGACAATTTGAGGAAAGATTGAAAGTTATTATGGAAGAACTCCATAACAATCCAAACATTATTGTCTTTATTGATGAAATCCACACCTTGGTTGGTTCGGGAAACTCTTCAGGTTCTATGGATGGCTCCAACATCTTTAAACCTGCTCTTGCTCGTGGTGAACTCCAATGCATCGGTGCAACAACCCTCAATGAATTCAGAAAGAATATTGAAAAGGATGGAGCACTTGAACGCAGATTCCAAAAAATAATTGTTGAACCTTCATCAGTTAAGGAAACAATTGAGATTCTTAAAAACATCAGAGAAAAATATGAAACCTATCACAAGGTGAATTATAGTGATGAAGTAATTGAAGCTTGTGTTAAACTTGCGGACAGATATATCACGGATAGAGGTTTTCCTGATAAAGCATTTGATATTTTGGATGAAGTTGGGGCAAGAATGCAAACCGAAGTAAAAGTTCCTGAAGAAATTGAGGTATTGAAAAAACAAGCGGCGGAATTGAAACAATTAAAAGTTGACGTTGTTAAAAGACAACAATACGAGAAAGCAGCAGAGTTAAGAGATAAGGAGAAAAAACTTTTGGGTAAATTGGAAGCGGAGAAAAAGAAGTTTGAAGAGCAGATGCAAAAAGATAAACAAAAAATTTCTGTTGAGGATGTTTATAGTGTTGTATCTACAATGACAAACATTCCTGTAAGTAAAATGAATGTTGACGATAATGCGGCACTCATAAATCTTGATAAATCCTTAATTGATAAGGTTATTGGACAGAATAATGCGGTTATTAAAATTGCAAAATCAATTAAAAGAAACAGATTAGGTATTAAAGACCCAAATCGTCCAATTGGTTCATTTGTATTTCTTGGTTCAACAGGTGTTGGTAAGACATATCTCGCAAAACAACTGGCAAAAGAGATTTTCGGTAGTGAAGATTCACTCATTAGAGTTGATATGTCGGAATATCAAGAGAAACATAGTATATCAAAAATGTTAGGCACTACCGCTGGTTATGTTGGGTATGATGATGGAGGATTTTTAACTGAAAAAGTAAAAAATAAACCATATTCTGTAATTTTATTTGACGAGGTTGAGAAGGCTCATAAAGACATATTCACAATATTACTTCAAATTTTAGATGATGGGTATGTGACTGACGGACAAGGTAGAAAAATCAACTTCAAAAATACTTTAATCATTTTGACTTCAAATATCGGAGTTAAAAAATTACAGGACTTTGGAACAGGAATTGGTTTTAGCACAAATGCTTATAGCAATGAAGAGGCTAAAAAACAAATGCTAATGAAAGAAATGAAAAACTTTTTCTCTCCCGAATTTATCAATAGGATTGATGATACAATAGTATTCAACACATTAAATTCTGACGATATTAAGAAAATTACTAAAATTGAATTAGATAAGTTAATGGAAAGAATTAAAGGGATGAATTATACTTTCACATATGATGATAAATTGGTTGATTTAATACATAAAGTGGGGTATGATGAAACTTATGGAGCAAGACCAATTAAAAGAGCAATTCAAGATAGGGTTGAGGATTACATCTCAGAAGAAATACTTAAAGGTATTGTTAAAGAAGGAGAATCTAGATTTATTGATGTTATTGACGACCAATTAGTTTTGATTCAATCGCCCGAAGTAGAAGAGGAAACCAAGAAAAGAACAAGAAAAAAGAGAGGGGTTAACTAATCCCTCTTTTTATTTCTTCAATAATTTCATCATCAGTTAAAAAATAAGGTAATCTTATTAATTTAATACCTTCTAATTTACAAAAAATATTTTTTATCTCAATTATTGATAATTTTTATTTACACCAATTTTCAGATAAACGTTGTTCAAGACCTGCGTCCGTATATACTTTACCATCTCCACCCAAAGAAACACCAGTTAATTTTCCTGTTTGACAACTGAAACCTATTTCGTGTCTACCTTGACCACCAAAATTAACTACGAGTATTTGACTATACGGAGATTTTTGATTAGTTGTTTTTGAAGGGTTATAAATTTTTTCTATCTTTCCAAGCATTTTTTTCTTGCTTGTTTCCATAATAAAATTCATTTGAGAACCAATAATTGAGCCGCTATAATTATTTTTTTGTTCTTTTATAACTCTTTTAACCAATCTTGTTAAATCAGATTCTGTTAATCTTACAATTTTTGCCATAATATTAATTTTATAAATAAATATCTCATAAAATTAAAAATCCCCACTTCTAATAAGAGTGGGGATTTAAATTAAAATATTGAACTGTAAGTTCTTTTCTTCTCGTCCTGTCGTTTTTTGTGTTTGATATACCCAAGGGACTCAATCATCTGTTTACCTATCTCAATTCCATTATAAACATCCTCAATCACCACATATTCATTTCTTGTGTGATAGTCATAATAACCAATTGAAAAGTTGATACAAGCAAAATCAAATTTGTCTGATAAAGCATAAACATCAGTATAAGGATGAACCATATATCTCATTCTATCATTATCCATCCCTTCGGTTAATACCTTATCACATTTCTCAAAAAAGTCAGAATCTCTATCAAAAAGGACATTTCCAAAACACTGTTCGGTAATCATCCAGTTTTCAGGGGCATCAAATTGAATACCGTATCCAACATTTTCAAAAAAAGTTGGGTCCGCCATTCGTGAGCCGTGACATCCCGTTTCTTCTGAAACAAAGAAAGCGGCTTTAACATATGGTAATTCTTGTAAAAGTGTTAAACAAGCAAACACACCACATTTATCATCACCACCAATTCCTGTTGGAAGATTATCATCGTTATATGCCTTCAAAGATGGTTTTAATTCACCTTGAGCGTTCTTTAACATCTCTTCTCTAACATTTATTGTATCAAGATTGTGAACTGTATCTGTGTGAGAGATTACACAAGGAAAATAAAAGTCATCTGAAACTTCTTGTTCCTTCTTGGTTGCATAAACATTACCATAATCATCCATATAATGGTTGATGTTATTTTCTGTTAACCAATTTAACAGATAGATAATCATTTTTTCTTCTTTATATGTTTTGGTGGGGACTGAAAGAACCTCTTTTAATAATTCTAAATTTTGTATCATTTAATATTTGTTTGATACAAAGATAAGTAAAAAATGTGAATAATTAAAATCTTTCAGGTTTTTTTGTTGGGAAAGTAAAATTTACAAAATTAAATATTTTTTCTTCAATATTTTCCCATCTTCCGAATTCTGATGTTGTTACTGGAGATTCTCTATCTAAACCCATTGCAGATGCAATTTTTTCAAAATATGTTCTAAAATTTTTATATTCTTCCAAAAACTTTTCATTTTTTTCCCAATTAAACCAATCAGAAGTTACAGGTTTTAATTCAACAAACCACACAACACTTCTGTTATAATCATCAGGTATTGAATATCTAATTGTGTTATTATTTTCTTTGGGCCAAACAGAAAAAACTTTTAAACCATTTAAACCATCAACAGGAAAACCTTTAATCGCCGCTTTAAAAATATAATCAACAACTTTTTGAAAAGTTTCTTTTGATTTTTCTCCCCCAAAATGAGATAGACTGGCTTCAGGCTCGGAGAATTTTTTCTTTAAAAAATGGATTGGGTCAAAATATTCTTTTACCACATTTTCTTGCAGTTTGAATAACTCGGGGTGATGTAATAGTAATTTTAATCCTTCAATATCAACTTTTCTTAATATTACACTAGCATGCCAATCATAAGGATTTTGTGATAATTTAACCAATATTTTTAATGTGTCTCTATCAACGCTCTCAATTCTAAATTTATATTTTTTGTCTTTTGGTAGTTCTTCCCATCTTTGTAAATCATAACCCATCTCAAATATTTGTTTATAAATCTGACTAACTCTAAGAGTATCTTCATCTTCCTCAAGTTTTTCAATTATTCTATCAAGTTGGGTTTCAATTCCTCTATTAAATGCAACATCATCAAAATTGTCGGAGTCTCTAAACTCATATTGGTTTTCATTCCATCCACCAAGTCTTTCTCTTCCTCTTGAATCACTCATTGTAAATTCACAAATTTTGGCAAATAAATCTTCAAAATCTAAATCTTTCTCGTTAAGTCTCAAATACCACATTAAAAGATTAGCGGGGGTTGATGTGAGCATATCAAAATTCCTGTATAATTTAAAACCAATTTTATTTAAAAATTCGTTTAATTCTGTACTGATTGACTCTTTGGCGGTTATTCTAATTTCTTCATTAAGATATGTATGAAAATAATCAATCATATTACTCGCTTCATTTCTAAAAAGTTCATCTAATGTTTTCGCCAAAAGAGAGTTGTCCGATTCGATACTTAATTCAATTTTTTTTCCAATAATCATTTGTGAAATTTCTTGGAGCTTTTTCAAATTCTCTTCATTAAAGTTATAAAAAAGTGAGCCGTACCCCTGAATAAAATCATCATACATACTATCATAAGCTTCAATATCAATATTTGAGTATGAATCCATAACCCTTCTCGCAAACCATCCGTCATCTTCATCTAATCCCAATAATTCAAATATTTTTTCATCATCACTAAATTCAAATGTGATTTCTGATTGTGCAGGATTACTTGCACGGGAGATTCTATAGATGTCTTTATCGGCACCATCAAGTTCATCCTCATCAATTTTACCCCTCGTATATAATCTTAACGCTTTATATAGAGTTAAGTCTTCATCATCTTCTTCTAATATGAATTTCACACAAATTTTATTTATAAATATTCTTTTGTTTTGAATATTGAATATTTATTCTTACCTTTACAAAAGTTATTTGAAATTATGGGGGTGAAATGGAATTGATTGGCGTTTATAGGGTTAGATGGCACGTAGGAGCTGAATTAACTCCTTAAAAACTGATTTAAAACGTAAATGGCAAAACCATTTCTAAACTTTCTACTCTTGGTCTTATCAGAGAAGAAAGCGTTGTAGCTGCTTAATTAGTAGAGTACGACATTGGGGTCGGTTAGGACATACACCTTGCAACAGAAGTCCGTTGTACGGGTCACAGGTCAGAGCTCGTTTAAAATAATTCTGAGACCAAGTTGTTTGCAGGTAGGTTTCTCACATACATCAAACCTGATATTTCGTAACGTTGAGAATTAATGTTGTACTAAACGTGTAGTCATCTGATTTTATGGCGAACAAGACTCGGCTTCGACGCCGACACCTCCACCATTAAAAAAGGTTCCATCAGGAACCTTTTTTATTTTCAACTAAAATACTAATTAATTCCCAAGTCATTTCATCCGTCATATCATTTTTCATCCAATTTATTGCTCTTGAAATCCATCTTATGTTACTTTTAATATACCCTATAGAACTATCTATTCTATCTAAAGATGCCGAATAAATTGGATTTTTTTGAATTCGTGAGTATGATGATATTTCTAATTTTATTCCTGTAAATTCACAAATACCATTTTGCTTCTCCCATTGTTCCTTTAAATCATCAATTGTTATATCAATTTCAATATCTCTTACTTTATTTCTTTTTACAATATTTCTAAAATGGTACTTGAATTTTGTATAATTATCCTTTCTATTACCTGAATGTTGAGATATATCGTAATCATTTTTTTTATCTCCAAAATTTTTTAAATTATATTTACCGGCGCAGGCCCTATTACAAAAATGTTTTCTACCTATTTTTTCACTTCTTTTTATTTCTGTTAAAGGTTTTTCAAATTCAACATTACAATTATGGCAGATACATTTTCCTAATTTTTTAGTGGATAATCTTTTATTCATATTCTTTTATTATAAATATATGGAGACGGGAAAAAGTTATGGAGACGGGAAAATTTCTTTTTAATTTATAGTATATTTATCATTATGAAATTTTCTGAATTTGTCCTATCTGAAGGTAGAAGAGAAACATTACTTAAAAAGTATATGGGTGAGTATGATATGCAAACCTTAGATGCAATTTTAAATGATGAATTTACAAAAGCAACAAATTACAAATATGTTGATTGGATTTTTAATCATTTAGATTTTGCTTCCACCACACACGCATTAGAAGTTTTACAATTAGTTAAAGACTTTGATAGGATAGGTAAGAATTTAGAAAAAAAAGACATCAATCAATATCCTGATGTTGCAGAACTAATGGGCGTTATACAATCTTATAGTTCAAAATCTCAAGAAAAAAAGATTGACTCTGACGCAAAAAAAATATATGAGGATGGTAGAGTTCTTATTGTGAAACCTTTATCTCATAAGGCATCTTGCAAATATGGTGCCGGAACCAAATGGTGCACAACAGAAACTTCACCAGGATATTACGATAAATATACATCAGGTAATCAGGGACTTTATTATATAATAATGAAAGATTTTGATATTAGTAATAAGTTTTATAAAATCGCATTACATAGAGATAATAATCAAGATACTTGGTATGATGCAAAAGATACACCGATGCCTCCAAGAGAAGTTGATGTATTAAAAGTGGGATTAGGAAAAAAAGCAACAAACGCAATTGATGATGATTTTAATGAGAACAAAAACAAAATAATTAAAGAACTTTTTAATCCAAAAAATCACGACCACGCAGTTGTCACTTACAACCTTTTTAATTCAACAAAACCATTAACCCTTGAGTTTAAAAACCCTCAAATATCTAATGAAGGTGCAGGATTTGCGGAAATGGATTTAATTGTTTATTTAGGTTGGGAAGATAATGAACAGATAATTGAACAGGGAACTTTAAAAATTTCTTATAATAAACTACCTGGAAATGATTCATATTCTTTTGATGTTGGTTATGAACCCGATGATAGTTTTACCCCACCTGTTGAACTTACTACTTTGTGGAATATGGACGCCAATTTTGGATTAAACCTAACGCAAAGCACTATCCCCCCATTCAAATACTTTTGCAATATATTGAATTCTCAAATTTGGAGAAGTCTTGAATATGATAAAAACTTACAAAAATTTGTTTTAGGTGGTAAAAAAAGTTGGAGTCCAAATAGAAGTAGTTATGGATTTACCTTTGAAAGAAAGGGTGGTTTAATCAATAAATTAGTTGATTATATAGATAGTGGAAAAGAAGGAAATGCAATAGATTTCTTGGAAGACGCAAAAGTTGTTAGAATTTTAGTCAACCCTGACGGAACAAAAAAATATATTGGAAAAAGAGGTCATATACAACCAAAAGGATATTTTAGCGCGTTTTTCGCATCTGCAAGAAACGCCGGAATATTAAATTACGAAAGAAAAAATAAAAAAAATATTTTAACAAAAGGCCCTAACTTTGATGATTTCAAAGAAGGTAATTTAGTCCCACTTTAATATGAAATATAAACTATCAAACGAAAGATTAAAACAATTAATTTTTAATTTACTTAATAAAGAATTGGGACGTGGGAAATTTCATGCTTGGATAGATTCTTATGGTTATAGTGATTTACGAAAAAATGATGAGCATGATGGACTTATGGTTCTTGTTGATGAAGAAGAGATAAGAATATTTCCTGCACTATATAAAACTATGATGGAAGCCCTCGGAATGGATGTGTATCAAATGGAAGATTTTTTAACTTTGTGGGCAACTACTGAATTACCTAAAAAGTTCCCTACTGGTAGAAGATACTTTTTTGGTGATAAATTTGTGGATGTAATACATTAATTTTTTTTAGAAAGCCTGCGAAAGTAAAAATATAATCCAAAGAATACTCCCGCAATACAATACATAACGAAGTTGGCTCTCCATAAACTTCCTGTCCATAACATCAGAGAATACTGAACGGCATCGAACCCAAAAGGATTGAAAAATAATGCCAACATTAAAAAGATTTGAGAGAGATTGTCTTGAAACGTTGCTCTCCAAGTTTTTTTGTTTATCGCCATCAGCCATAGGGTTAAATTTTAAATTTATGTCTTAATGACTAAATTTTATTATATTTAAATAAATATTAGAATATGATAGATATTAAAAAAATTTTAGAAGAAGGAGGCCCGATGAAAAAGTATGATGGCATCGCCCCTGATGGATTTATATTGATTACTGAAGGTGCATTAGAAGAACTCAAAGTCTTCGATACTTGGAAAGAATGGAAAAATAACACATTATCAATTAAAGAACTTAACAACAGGAATTTTCCTGAAATTTAAGTATTTATTGGTATGAAAAAACAATCTGTTTTAAACGAACAAATTGATAGAATGAAAATTCTTATGGAGGGTCCCAATATGGTTGCACTTAAAACCACTTCTTACCCAAATGTTAAGTTTGATACTGACGGTACCCAAAATGATGAGGTTAATAAGGCTTTGTTAGATGATATTCAAAAAGCCGCCGAATCTACAGGAATTATTGCAACAATAACAACTGCCAAAACAGGTCATTCGGAATTAACAATTAATGGTCGTAATAGTAGACATATGAATGGTACAGGCGTTGATGTTGCAATATTAGACGGGATAGGGTCAAACGGAGCAACAAATTCCTTAAATGGAAATGCGAAATTTAGGGAGTTAGGGACTAAATTAAAAAATGAGTTAGTTTCTATGGGATATATTTGGAATACGGAGTCGGGGAACGATAAAGCAGTTCTTTGGCAGACAAATACTGGTGGAAATCATTTTAATCATTTACACATATCTAACAAAACAGGTTCTTCAGAAAATACTTCAGATAAACACAATACTCTTTCTGATTTATTATCTTTATTTTCAAGTAAAGGAGGAGAAAGTTTAAATTTAAAAGATTTATTTAATCAAGTATTAAAAAAGATATTCAACACGCCTTAAATTATGAATACAAAAAAAATGATAAATGAGGAGTTAGAAGTTTTGAATTTATTAAAAAAATTCAACTCCATATTAACAGAAGGTTTCTCTGATAGTGATTTTGGTGCGGGTTCTAATATGTCAAGTTACTATGTTACAATTCCAAAAGGAACAATAAAAAGTCCAACATCAGGAGTAATAAGTAATTATTTTGCCATAAAACCAGGGTGTAAAAATAGAACTGTTATAAAATTTACTACCAATGATAAAACATTTTACTTTGAGTATTGTGGAATAACAGACGTAAAGGTTAAAAATGGTTCATCAGTATCAAGAGGAAGTGTGTTAGGAACAAGTGATTCTGACGTTACTGCAACATTATTAAATGAAAAAGGTAATAGTTATTATTTCAAAGATTTAAACAAATTAAGTTCAACAACCTCACCAACATCTAAAACAACATCATCAAAAGACCCAACAGGTCTTGTTACTTATGATGAAAGACTTAAAAGTTCTTTTTACGGAGATAAAAGTGCCGGAGATAGAATATCGGGAGTCACAATAGATGATAGATTTAAAAATTGGAATTACTAATAAAAAAACCCACTTAAAAAAGTGGGTTTTTATTTTCAAAAAGAAAATTATTTCTTTTCTGTAACTTTTGTAGTATCAACTGTAACTACTGTTGTATCAATAGTTTTAGTTGTATCTACAACAGTTTTAGTTGTGTCAACTTTTGTTGAGTCTGTGGTTGGGGTCTCAGTAGATTCTCCACCGCCGCAAGATGCTAATGCTACGATAGAAAGAATTGCGATTACTTTTTTCATAATTGTGTTTTTTAATTTATTTCTGTACATAAATATACACAAATATTGGACAAGTGTCAAATGATTTGGAATTTTTTTTAAAAAAAAGATATTTATTAATAAATAAACTTTTAAAATTTTTTAAAAATGATTGTAAAAGAACAAGTTTTAGGTTTGATTAGACACGCACTAACATTTGCTGGCGGTCTTCTAATCGCTAAAGGACTCATCACTGAATCAGTATCTGTTGATATTATTGGTGGTGTGATGACATTGGTTGGCTCAATTTGGTCAATCTTATCAAAGAAAACTGCTTAAGTTTTAATAGTTCTAAAAAGGAAAAAGGTCAGATTAATCTGACCTTTTTTTATAACCGAGTGATAAGTTTTGTCAGGTATCTCGTTAGCTCACGTTTAACCACTTAACACACCATAAGAGAATTACTAAGTGTGTACCCTTGCGTCTCTGTTCTCCCAGATAACTTATCTACGCATTTTTACTCGGTTTAATTCTTTAGTTGATACAGGAATCGAACCTGTTAGGATTTGAATCAGAAATCAACCTTATTTGATACTCTATCGGATGTATCTATTCGGCCTATTCCCTACCTAAGACACCGATGATTGTCCTTCGGGAACCCCCCTTCTCCCAACTAAAAAATTGTACCCCGGACGGGAATCGAACCCGTGACTCTTCCGTGAAAGGGAAGCGTCTTAACCCCTTGACCACCGCGGCATTTATCACAATCTCACTTCAAATCTATTTTTCATCACTTCCAACTTATCTTCAGGAACTCCGTGCTCATTTACTCCCCCGTGTCTATTCTCCACTATGATAGAATGAACTCTATACCCGTATTTTTTGGCTAATTCATAGTATGCTTTCATCTCCCACTCTTGAGTGAATGTATTGGAAACAATTACTTTTTCGTGTCCATCCAACATCGCAATTTGTGTTTGGTTTTGACAATGACTATGAGCATTACTTAATAATGACGGATTAAACTTGTATTCACCCTCAAACATAAAAAAATTGTCGGCTTCAAATACTGGTCCACCTAATGTTTTTGCTAATGTTGATTTACCACTTCCGGGTAATCCTCTTAATAGTATTAATTCTTTCATAATTTATTGTTTAACGTAATCCATTGTCTCTCTCAATTTGGCTATTAACGCCTCCAAACTTTCTGTGTTCAAATACAATCTAGTTTTATAATCCGCATCATCAACATCTTTAAACTCCAACGTAATTCCATCAAATTCAGGTGTTGGCTGAATCCTTATATCTTGTTCTGTGTGTGTTGTAATCTCTGTTTTAATCCAAACTTTATTTTTCATATATTTTATCCTTTATCTTTATTTACAATATCATCTGTGTGGTGGTCTTCACCAATTTCCGATTTAATCGGTCTTTTCTTTAATAATGGAACAACTTCTCTTATCAAATTGTAAGGTCTGAACTCCGGGTGTCCATCCATTCCAACATCCATTCTTTTACCCAAACCAAATCTTTTATTGGTAGGTAAGTGACAGTGTCCGTGTAAGTGCATTACACCCTTATTTAACCCATCCCAGCTCGAAATGGGATAGTGCATCAATTGGAATTTATAATCTCCTATTTCAACTGTATTGTAGTGAGAAACACTTTGGAACAATCCTTGTGAACCATCTCTATTTCTATCTATGTGGTGGTCGTGATTTCCAAGTATAAGGTGAATGTTTTTACATATCAATCTATCCCAAAATTCTCTAATTTGTTCATAACCACCAAAACTCCAATCCCCAAGGTGAATAAGAATATCATCCTGTCCCACAACTTCGTTAATGTTATTAACAATTGCGGTATTCATTTTTTCGATGGTTGCAAAGTCCCTTGTTTGTTCCACAGGAATTTCACCATTTGGTAATCTCCAATTAGTTACACCACGACATATATTTTTGTGAGAGAAGTGAGAATCGCTTGTCACCCAAACATTTGTATTTGTATCTATTTTTATCATAGGACAAAGATACGAAACTTTTTTTAATTACCAAAAAATATTTTAAGGAAAACAGAAGATGGGGGAGTGGACATCTGTTTTTATGATTGGCATTACTCGCTTTCGCTAGCCCCTCAGGTTTTTTTTATACCTTTCCCCAATCAACCTAATATTAATTTTCGCATTCGTAGTCGTACATTACACCTGTATCATAAACAATTGAATATAACATATGACTTGATACTTCGGGTTTAAATTTTTTCATCATAAAAACGCATTTATCACCATTTCCGTTTACACACTTCCAAGTATAACATACGTGACTTTCATATGTTGTTTTTTCAGGGTCATCATAAGTTTTAAACTTATATGTTCCAATTGTAATGTCCCAATCTTTCATAATCACAAACATATCTGCAGGACGGCTAGATGAAACTGTTTTCCATTCATTTCCATTCCATTCACTTTTGCTGGCAACAAGAACTTTAGAAAAACTTTGTGAATAACTAAATAAAGTTAGGAGTAGACTGACTACTATGAGTGTTACTTTTTTCATATTGTTTTAATGTTAATAAACAAATATAAATAAAAAACCCGAACTATCAAAGTCCGGGTTCAGTTTTTTTATAAAGAATTTTATTTTCCAAATTCTCCTTCAAATAGTGTTGTTGTTATACTATTTTGTTCATTCCACGTATGATTTAATTCCGCAGTATTATTTTCCATATTAAATATAAAATCACCTTGAGACCCTTCGTTATTTTCCCAACCTCCAAAATTTCTTGATAACTCTCTGTAGCACCAATCTTCAACAGGACCGGTTACTGGTTCACCATTTTCAAATCTATCTTCCAAATAACCACTATCACCTGAACCATTATATCTTACCTCCATAAGAGGTTCAACATCGGTACAATTTTCTTTAATTGAATTAAATACATCCATACTAATTTCATCTTCCGCGGCAGAGAATTCTATACCACCCCCGTTACCTGCTTCAGTGTATACAATATAATGAAGTAACGTAATTTCACTACTTACACAATCAATTTCTATCTCAACTCTACCATAATTAACATAATCGGGAAAATCTATATCATCTTGTCTTTTTTGTCCTGCAACCACAATCTTCTCAAGAATTGGTATTAATCCTTCAGGTACTTCAACTGAATAATTATTTGAAAAATTTGTAACTCTATCAAATCTAATATCAGAAATTTCATAAATTTCATAACCATCCTCAAGTTCAAGAAGTTCAATATCTCCTCGTTGTAATCCATATGATTGCAAATATCTTGAAACTTTTCTAAGGTATTTTTTATCTTCGGGTGTTAAAATTGATATACTTTGTTCCATAAACTATAAATATCTTTTAATCTTCAAATTCTAATTTTAAAACTTTTATCATCCAAAGAGGTCTTTCATTTGATGAAATGTTATTAACCCACTCTTTGGCAGATGGAATATATCCATTACAATCTTCCTTGACGTGTTGTTCCCCAACATATCTTGTATATACCGTTTTCCCATCAGAGTTTTTAAATTCCGTACCAAACCTCTGTTCCATTTCAAATATACCTTCGCTATGATGTCTAAACATTCTGTGTAAAGAATCCCCAAACCATCCTTTGGTTTCATCAAGCCATTCGTGCAGATGAATATAATCCTCCCATTTCCCACCAAATTTCTTGGCAGAACTCTTCGCGTGTAAATTTGGATGAGCCATATTATATTTCTTTAAGTATGTATTCGTGAGCAGAATCGGAGTTTGATTGAAACAACAATCTTGTTTTTTCTGCTTCGGCGTAATCTTCAAAATCTAACACCTCTCCGTGTGTATCTATTATTACTACAGGTACTTTAACACCCTTTTCGGTTAATTCCATTTTTTTAATTATTATCCACATATTATTTAATTATTTGTATTAAAATTATTATTATAGCCAAAAGTATTGAAATTAATGTTTTAATTGTAAATGGTTCTTTAAATAAAAGTGAACTCATAATACTAAAAACAATAATACCTATTCCAAAACCTATAAATCTTGATTGCCAAATTTCACCTCCAAAATATAAAACTAAACTTTTTACAGATTGAATATATAACCAACTTATTGGTATACTCACCAATAATAATATATACGGATGTTTCTCATACCAACCATATTTTACATTACCCTGTAACTGCAAAAAACTACCTATCTGTCCAAACAATCCATATAACACACCAAAAAATAAGTTATTCATAAAATAAAATTAGTAAAAATATTTGATATTACAAACTTTTTTTTGATATTTATAGTATATCTTCAAAAGAATGTCTTTTGGGATAATATATGAGAAATTGGTTAGTACGAGACGTGATATATCTCAAACCATAAAATTCTAAAATCAATTTATAGAGGAAATCGGGAGTCATTTGACTCCCATTTTTATTTTTAGTATGTTTGAACAAAATAAAATACTATGAAAAAAATTATTAAACATTTGACTTATTTTAGTCGTGAAATTCTAATTGTTTCCTTATCTTTGCTTTTATTCATTAATACCATCACACAAAGTAGTGAGAAAAAACTATATCATCTTCAATCAATTGAAAACAAACAATTAAGAAAAGAATCAGATAGCTTAAAAATGATTAATGATAGTTTAGTTAGTGATAACATCATTATGGAAATGGAATTATACAGACACGAAATGACGAGACAAGAAGTATTTTTAAAAAACCCAAAAGTTGGACAAGAATATGAATACTATTTAGGACACTACACAGAATAAAATATAATATATGAATATCGGACAAGAATTTACAAGTTATTACACCAAACATTTGGGTAAAGGTTCTTTGAATTTGCATAACTATGCGGCTCAAATTGAATCATCTATGACACCTTATATCCTTGAAGAACGGGAAATGAGGGCGACACAAATCGACATCTTCTCTCGTTTAATGAGAGATAGAATTCTATGGGTTGCCGGTCCTGTTGATGATAGAATGTCTACTATTGTTCAGGCACAACTTATGTTCTTGGATAATACGGATAAAACTGATATTACTATGCATATTGACTCCGGTGGAGGCTCGGTTAAATCAGGTCTTTCTATGGTTGATGTGATGAATTACATCGGATGCGATATCAGGACAGTAAACACAGGAATGGCGGCTTCTATGGGTTCAGTATTGCTAGGTGCGGGTACAAAAGGTAAGAGAAGTTCTTTAAGATTTTCAAGAACGATGCTTCACCAATCATCAGGTGGTTTCCACGGAAATATTCAGGATGCCGAGATTGATATGAAGGAGTGGTACAAAATTAACAATACTCTTTTTGAACTTCTTGGTGAATATTGTGGTAAACCCGCAAAACAAGTTATGAAAGATGCCTCAAGGGATTTATGGTTAGATAGTCAGGAATCTTTAGATTATGGTATTATTGATGAAATTGTTAAAACAAAAAAGAAGTAATGAAAAAAAAGGGTGTCTTTCGACACCCTCCTTTTAGATTTTGGAACACCCCCTTTTTTTTAAAAATACTCATTTATATCTAGGACTTTTAAATCCGTCGATACTCTTTAGTTACCACCTTGTAGTTTGGTAACAATATCTTTAGCATTACCTGAAAATTTATCAAATAATGAACAAATAGGACCTGAAATTTTAGCTTCCATATCGTTAATGAAATCTGAACCTGAAATTTTTCCACCTAATGTATTTCTTATATAATCGTAAATCATACTACCTTTCTCCGCCTCATCTTGCATTTTCATAATTAAACCTTCAGCAAAAGATTCTAAAAGTAATTTAGTCATCTGATGACAATCTTGGAATGCGGCAATTAATTTTCTTGGGTCAGTTGTTATAAGTGAGATAACCGTTTTTTTAACAATACCTTGTGATGTGAAACCTATGGCGGTTAATATTTTATCAACCAATGGTTCAGCAATAGTTTCAATTGCACTCTTACCAAAAACATTACCAAATAATTTTTTCAAAATATCCAAAAAACCAATATCTTCTGTTATCAATAAATTATTTTGAAGGTATGCAAATTCTCTAAAGAGAGTAAATGCAAGTTTTTCTTGTTTACTCTTAGGTAATTTTTTAAAGTTTTTTATGTTATTAACATCTTCAACAATAATCATAATTCTACTTTTGATTATTTGTTGTTCAATTAATAAAGTTTCTTTTTTTTCTTTAGCTTCAACTATTGCTCTTCTAATATTTTTTTCTAACATAATAATTAATTGTTTTTTCTATTAAGAATAATAATTTTTAGGACATAGTCTCCAAGTATTTGGATTTGTTTTTTTCGTTTTATTATCTATACAAGGTTGACTAGCGTTAGGTTGTCGCTGCCCTTCATATTCAGTAGTAACACAAGTTAAAACATCAATAATTTTATCATAATTTTTTTCTCCACTGAATAATCCACCCCAATTATCATAATATTGTCTAACACAACTTTGAGCATTTTTCTTATCTTCAAAATTAGGTGTATCAAATTCACTCTGTTTAAAATCATCCCAATATGTTTGTATAATATTTTTACATTCTTTTCTATTATACGTGTTAGCCTCTATTCTTTTTCTCGCCTTTAATTGAGTTGCGCCAGCATCTTTAACCATTCCGGATTTAGGTCTATACATTGTTAAACCACCTGGAAAAACATTTTCACTATTAGGAATTTTATATGGTACATATTCGTATTGATTAGTCGCATTCTCTAAATCACCACATAATAACCAAGTGGCGTTTTGTACATCAGCACTTTTAATTTTGTCAACAAAATCTTTTTGTCTTTTATCTAATCCATTATATTTTGGACACGCCGAATTTTCACCTCTTTTAGCTCTATAGAATAGTCTTCCTTCAAATTTTGCTTTCTCCCAAGTAATTCCTTCACCACCAGGATTTAAAATAAGTGGTTTTACACCATTAGCATCTGGAGTATTTGCCTCATCCCAAGTCATCCATCCACCGCCTTGTTCTGTATTTTTTAAATCTGAGATTTTAGAATTGTTAACACATCTCCACTTAGCCCAATTACCCATACTATCTTTAACTCTAACAGATTTATTATTTTCAAAAGTGCGTACTGAATGTTCCTTATCTAAATAAAAATAACGATATATAGGAGGACTTGTTTGACCACTCATCTTAACAGCCCATCTAGTCTCTGGAGTATCACCACCACTAACTGGAACTACTTCAGCTGGTCTTGGAAAACATCCTGTATCTACAAGATTTTGTAACTCTTGTTGTATTGCATCAGTTTGTTCTAAAATAACTCGTTTTCTTGGATTATGCTTATCGTGCATTTCCAAAATTCTTTTAATTTCATTTGTGTCTACAATATATTTTGCTTTCATAATAATTAATATTCGGCTTCAGCAGCGTTTTCTTCTTCTCCGCTACCATAATTTATTTCATCATCTTTTTTAACTGGTTTTGGTTCAATTTTAACAGGAGGTTTTACAGGTGAAGAAGACTTATCTTTAACCAATTCAATCCAAGTTTTTGGACCAACTACACCATCAGGTGTTAATCCTTTTGAATTTTGAAAATCAATAACCATTTGTTTTGTTCTACCACCAAATACTCCATCAATTGTTCCGTCTTTACTGAAATTAGGAAATCCGTGTTTTTTAAGATGTTTTTGTATTTCTTTAACAATATCACCCTTAACACATTTTTTGATAAAAGTTCCTGAAATAATATCAGCACCTGTTGCAGTCGTTGTTGGACAAGCCGCCGGTGATGGTGATGGATTTGGTCCTGGCGCCGGTGATGGTGGTGGGATTACAGGTGGGTTTGGTACAGGTGGTGTAGAAGTACAAAATGGTTCAGTTTTTGCCCAATTTAAATCACAACAATATTCTTTGAAAAAATCTTCGGACGTAAGTGGTATTCCGTCGCTATCCATTATAGGTCTTTTAACATTATTAAAATATAAATATATACCTTTAGAACCCTTACGAGTTTCAAACATATTTAAAAAAGAATCAATGCTGTCAACTTTTTTATTATTTTCATCAAATAAATAAATATTTTTTTCGTCGACTATCGACATATAAGTTTTATAAAGTATTTTTCGTTTTTTTAACATTTTTATAATTATTTTTCATAAATAGGATTCCCATCAACATCATATCCTATAATTTTTTTATCATCTTTCTTTTCTTCGGGTTTAGTCTCATCAGGGTTAGTTTCATCATCCTTTTTATCTTTGCCTGAATCATCGAAGAGTTTTTTATCCGCGGCAGAACAAAAAGTTTTCAAGATTGGTTTATCACAAATAGTGGTAAATAATCCATAAGCTATATATCCGCCAAATAAAGTTGCTCCAATTTTAATTGCCGCCCATAAATTTCCTGGTGTAATATTTTTTTTAGAACCTTCCCAAAAACTTTTCCACCACTTTATTTTCCTTTGTACTATTGGGTCGGTAGTTTTTTCAATTGCGGTCAATGCATCTTCTAATTTTTTACCAAATATTTCTAATGCATTCTGTGCTTGCACTTTTTCTAGTTTTGATAAATTTGTAAATTTATTTTCGGCATCTTTAGCAGCGGTATTTAAAATTTTTATTTCTTCTTCTGTAAACATTTTTTCTTGGCTAGGTGTCAATTTGAAGTAAGCAATTGCTTCTGCATTTAAAGTAGATGTTGTTGGTCCAACAATTGGAGACGATTTTACATTCGGTTCCCATTTTTCCCAAAAAATTCTATTTTCATCTGATACCAAACCATATTTTTCCGCGGTTCTAACTATTCTATTATGGTCTTTTGTTGCATTCCATAAATTTTCAAAATCAGAATAATTAGATGCCGCACTTTTACTTACAATTCCATCCGCAATTTCTTGGAATATTTGTTTATCTTTTGATAAAATGGCATCAAAAAGAATTCTTGTTGCAGATGCATCTTTAACCAAGTTATCAACTAAATTTTCAGCACTCTGAGTTGCCCCTTGGGTAACTTCTTCACCGATTTTTTCAAATTTACTTAAAGCACTTGCATCTGTTGAAATTGATTTCTCAATCGCTTCTAATGAAGCCCTGTCTAACGCCTTTGTACCTGAAATTCCAAATCTTTCAAGAACTTTTTCAATTCCTTCAATAACTCCAGGTGTTCCTAAAGCTTCATTAAGTAATTTTAAACCAATAATTTCTCTGAATCTATTTATCTCAGATAATATTTCTTTCTTCATAATATTTTTATTTATAAATATATTTAATATATAAAAAATTTATTTTATTCTGTTTTTTTAATGTTTTGACCATTTTCAGAATCTTCCATATCATTATAATATTTTAAAACTTCTTCATTATTTCCATTATAAAACCACGTACCAATTGGAGGATTAGAAGAGTTTATAATTTTTATAAAATCATCTTCTGTATAGTTTATTTGTTTTTTTGTTTGTTTATCTGTGAAAGTAATATATTTTTCTTTCTTTTTTTGTCCTGCAATCGCCTCTTGAATCTCCTTATTAATTTCATCTCTAACTTGTTGGGCCTTTTCTTTGGGTATTGTTGTAACAGTATAACCTTCTATAAGTTTTGCCTTTTCTTTTATAATAAAATCTTTTTTTCCTTTAATGACATCAGAAGATAAAACTGCTTTTTGTTCATTGGATAAACTAACATTTAATGCAATTTGTTCCAAATAAATTCTCATAATCAATTGTTGATTTGGACTCAAATTATTCATGTAAGTTTTGGCGGCTCTTTTTTCTTGTTCAGTTTCTATACAATTCTTACAAAATTGGTTGATAAATTCAACAGTTTTGTCATGTAAATCTTCAATAGTTTTCATTACTTTAAAATCAGTATATATGGTTGCCCCAAATTTGACAATTCCCGGAATTTTTCTAACTTTAGATGTTTTTTCAGCAAAATTTTCAAGGTTTGAAAAAACATTTTTAAAATCGTTTTCACTTAAAGACATGCTTTTTCTAAAAATTAAAGATTCTTCTTTTGTTAAAAATCCTGAGGCCAAAAATTGTTCCATTTGTTTAGGAGTATTTAATAATCCTTCATTTAATGAGCTAATTTTTTCTGCAAGACTTTTTGTAACATCAACTGTTAATTCTTCCGCCTTAAATATATTTGCAACCTTACCATATATCTTATGTATTTGTGGTAAACAAGCAAAGAAAAATGACAATGCAGCCTCTTTAGTATCTCCTTTGGCAAGTTGATAAGTTCCAACACTAACATTCATTATGATATCTGCAGCTGTTGCAGCACCAACTAACCAAGGTGCAGCACCGCCCATAGTACAAATAGTTGTAATTGTTGCAATCCCTAACTGAGCCCATATTAACCATTCATCAATAAAATAATCAAAAGCATTTCTATTATCATATCCATAATTTTGAATTGTGCCACTAACCATAGCTTTTAACTTATTATATTCATCTTTTTGCTCATCAGTTAAATAATTATAAACAAATTCCATCACAGTACCATTTGATGTACCATCCATATCAAAATTTGTAACCTCAAACTGATGTGACTCTTCAAATTCTTTTAATTTTTGTTTCGCAGTACTTAATTCTTGTTTAAATTTAATTTTTAATTCCGGACAAATACCTGTTGGAAATTTTTCATCATAATATTTGTTGATTAAATTAGTTATTTGAACTCTACAATTATTACTTGGTGTTTTTGACTCTTCTTTTGTTGCGGCAATTTGAACGGAACTAGGTAATGTAGATGGTCTAGGAAATTTATTGGAAATTATTTTTCCTGACTCATCAAGAAAATATTTATCCCATTCTTTGCTATAAGCACAACTCAAATCCAATGGATTTGTAATTATTTCATATAATTCAGTTAAAAAATCTTCATAACAAAAAGGACTAAATCCTTTTGGGGTCGTTATTTCTAAATTAGGAGTTAATCTTTGTTCAAATTTTTCTCCTGCAATTCTCATATGCTGCTCTACTCTGTTTTCTAAATTTGCCTTATTTACACTACATCTCAACTGACCTTCACTAGTTGTTATTAGTAAATTATAATCAAATTGATTTCCGTCATCAATTAACGATGGACTACCACCACCATAATATCTATTATTTTTTACTTTTTCATATAAACTTTTAAGATTTATTAATCTTGACATATCAACCTTTACAATAACATATCCTGTATAATTTGGAGGAATTTCTTTACTTGTAAATTCAAAATCAGTTACTTCATCCATCCACTCTTGAGCGTTTTTTTGACCTAAATAATCACTCTGATACGATGTCGCATATATTTCAACTTTTTCTATTTTTAAAGGTCTATCAGTGTTGTTATTACTTATTTCATAGGTTATTGTAGTTGCTTTTGGAAAATTTTGATACCCAAATTCTATTGGTTTATCTTTACTTATTTTAACACTAACTAACCCCGTGTTATCTTTTGGGTCATCGGTCTTCCAATTATATGGAGTTTGAGGTCTTTCACCTTTGTATAACACATTTTTTGTTCCTTCTCCACTTGAATTATAAACATAATAACCTTTAAAATAATAACCATTAAATTTATCTTTAGGGTCTCCTCCTTTTTTTTGGGTTATATAGGCTCTCATTTCATCACCATTTTCTTTTTCAAATGAAGAAACTGAGGGGATATTTAAAAACTCTTGAAACAATTCTTTATTCCACAACTGGCCAGTTGAACCTGTAAATTTACTACCATCATTTGCAACCCAATTTGAAGGGTCTGCTGTTGTGTCAAAAATATCTGTTATTATTATATTTGAAGGTGCGTATAACGAAAATTTACCGTCTGGTGATTTTATTCTATTATTTTGATAAACTTGTTTAATTTCATCCGTACTATATTTAGGAGAAGTTGGGAATGATTGTGGGGCCTCAATAATTAAACTTTTTTTATTTTCTGTTAAAGTTTTTTTTGTGTCATAATTCATTAATAACTTCATTCTATGAAGTAATTCATTTGTTTCTTGAATTGTAAAATTTTTCTTCATTGATTACCAAGTTTGATTTGCAACACCTCTTTTAACACCAGTGTTCCATACTTCACCTTTTTTACCTAACATATTAGCCTTACTTCTTGCAGGTCCCCCAACAATATCCGCCCATTGTGGCATTGCCTTTCCACCACCACCTGATGGTGATGAGGAACTACTAGCACCTGCGGTCTCCTGTTCAGTAAATTCTTCTTTACTTTCGGATTTTGTATTATTTTTATAAAATTTGATTAAAAAATCTACGTCTAAATTCATAACTTATAAATATCAGTAAAATTCGGATTTCGGTATTGATTTAGAATTTATTGTATAATACTCATTTAAGAAAGATATTAGTATGTCTTCATCTAATTCAGTTTCATCTGTGGTAGGTTCATCTTCGTCATCATCCTCAAAAAAATCAAATGATTCTGTCTCTAATTCATATCCGTATTCTTCTGCTAATGTGTAGTCAATTTGGTCGTTTCTTAAAACATCCTCGTTATCATCTATTGTTCTGAAACTTACTTCTAATATATTTGAATCTGTATTGAGGAAGTAAGATATTATTTCTTTAATTTCCATATGGTTTGTTTTATAAAGAAATATCACAAAATATATGAAAATCTACATTTGCATAAAAAAACCCTCCGTTTTGGAGGGTTAATTTTTTAATTATATCTATTCATTCGGTTGAACATCTCATTTATCTTTGTTTTTTGTGTGATAAATGATTCTTTAATATCTTCATCAATTTCTTCCCAATCAATATCTTCAACATCACCCATTTTTCTTTTCATTCTTTTTGGTGCTGTGTCTCTTTCTCCGTAATCTACTAAATCATAAAATTTATCGCTATAATCTGTAAAATCATCATAATCATTTGTATCATAAAAACCTTCTTCCATTTCTTGCTCATTACGAGTATATGGTCCTTGAGCTTGATTAGGCCCATCAGATTTAAAATCATACGCCTCAAAATCAATATCAGAATATAATGGACTTGGTCCTGAAATTTCATCTAACTCATCAGAAAATGCAGATTCCATTTGTTCGTATTCAACTTCTTCGTCTGTGTAATCAAATTTATTTTTTGATTTATTAAATGGTTTTGCAACATCATAAATCCCTTCTTCTTCCATATCTTCTTCCATATATCCTCTTCCACATTCCATACATTCTCCTTCCATTAATGGTGAACCGCATTCAGAACATACTTCTTTTGATTCTTTCATATAAATTTTATTGTTATATGAACTAACTTCGCCTGAACCATTAACGGTAATGCCTTCTTTATCATTTGCAAAATCTTGAACATAAAGTGGTTGTTCGTTTTGAACTTCGTTCTGCATTCTTTTGTATCCGTTATAAACTTCTCTGTGTTTACCTAAAATGTCTGACTTCTCATCATTTGATAATTGTCCTAAAGTATAAAATCTCATAATATATTATTTTATAATAAATACATTCTTATTTGAGAAATTATTGATTATTGATTTTATTTCTTTTATCTTTGTGGAAACAAGTTGAATTCTTTTTTTTCTGATAGTTTATTGGTAGTTTACTAGAGAACTAATTTGAATTCACTTGTTTTTTTTAAACATTAACAAAACAACAAAAAATAATTATGAAACTACAATTACTTGTGTTCAACACAACACTAAAAACAGTAAAACTTTATGAAAGTGACGAAGAATCTAAAATTCTTTTTCATTTTTCTAACATTCCAACAGTAAAAGTAAAAGAAGAAGGACAGTATTATGAAGTTATTCAAAAAGGTATTGATATGATGACTTCCGAAGAAAGAAGTCTTCCAATCGCAAGATTCCCTATCGCTAATACAAATATGCTTATTGAAAAATAATGCCGAACTTTGAAAAAATATTGAATGAGAATATCTCTCACAGTATGATTCTTGATAGAGATGGGATTTTAAAGGCTCTCAAAATTTCATATGAAATTGGTAAAGTAGAGGCTTTAGAATCCCTCCTTTCTTTTGATATTTCCGCAGAATTAAAAGAAAAAATAATTAAGGAATTATATTAGATGAAATTTCCGTAAAAATCCCACATTTTATTTGCTAGTTTTCTAATATTAGAATTAACATTATCAACTGAAACTTCTTTTCCCTTCGATTCCAGATATTTCATAGTGCCTCTAATCATCATACTTTTAACACTGTCAGCCATATCTAAAACTTGTTCAAACGCTTCTTTATCGGGTGGATTTTCCCCGTAGTACCTATCAATATGTTCCCTACCTGCATAAAGTAATGGAGACGCCGCAAACATATTAGTAATTCCACTTTCTCTAACTTTCATAAGAAAATCTCTTACGTCTCTATGTTTAAAATATTTTAATAAATCTCCATTATCCCTTAACCAATCTTCTGCGGACTCATCTATGTTCTTTTTTTTTACGTGTTTCCAAACATCGTAGTTTGATAAGATAGATAAACTACTTCCGTTGTCCCATTTTACGGTGAGAATTTTATTACCATCCTCAAATGGGTCATTTGCGATATGTGTAACAGTTCCTTCTGTACCGGGGTTAACTGTTGTCTCGCCTTCCATATGGTATAGAATAATTCTATCTCCAAGGTTTAATTCAGGATTTTTTGCACTTTTCATAACAATAAATATTATAATTATATTTATATAAATATGAACTTTTTAATAACAGAAACACAATTAAAATTTTTAGTTGAAGGAATTTCAAGTCCAAGGGTTGTTGAATATTTGAGAAAGATGAATTCATTCACAAATAGAATGGTTAATAAGGTTGGGAAAAAATACGGACTTAATTTAAGATTATTAACTACTTGGGGTCCTGCAGTTGGAGGACTTGTTATGCCACTTGATAATTTTATTAGAACGGGTGAATTTAATTTGGATGATAATCAAATTGCATTAATATTATGTGGAGCGGCTGCCACATTATTTTTTGATAATAAACCTTTAATGAGGGAATTGGTTAAAAAAATTAAAGAAGAGGGTATTGAGGACGCTTTTAAAGCGGTTTTACGTAAAGGAAAGGATTTGAAATATGCTTTTACAACATTTATTGAATCTTTAAATGTTACAATCAATAGTGCATCTGAAATATTATCTTACGCATTTTTATTACCAATTATTCCTGATATTCAAAGTATGATTGCAAGAAGTGCTGACTTAACTAAAACGGCAACTTTAATTGGTGAAAGAATGGGTGCTTCGGGTTTGATTTTGATTAGTTCTGCGGCCCTTATATCAATATTGAATAAAATATTAAAAAGATTATCTTAATTTCCAAAATTGGCAATTTTCTTTTTTAACTTATCAATATGTTTTTGCTTTAATCTGTGATTTTTTTTATTTTTTCTAAACCATTCATCCATCACAGATTCCAAACTTCTTTTTTCGGCTCTTGCTCTTCTCATAAATCCGTTGTATTGAGCTTCTAATTCGTGATGTTGAGTATAATAATCATAAGGTTTTTCTGGGTCTTCAGGAAATTCATAACCTCTTTCGTGTTGAATCATATGTGTTAATTCGTGAGTAAGGGTTTCATTTAATTCGCCTGTTAAATCTTGTAGGTATTCTCTACCTTCATTTGGATTGATTGTTATTGTAATTTTAATAATATCTTCATCTCTATAATAATCTGCGTCCAATTCATATCCCGAAATAGATTCATCTTCAATAATATTTAATTCGACTGAAAATTCTGTATCTAATTGCGTAAAACTATATAACATATCCTCACCACTTACATCTTCGGGTAAGGAAAATTCTCCTTCTTGTCCAAACTTTAAAAATTGTATAATATCTGCGGTTATTTTTCTAACAACGCTGTCTAATTTACCTTCAACAATTAAATTTTCGTTCATAGTTTCTTGTTCAGGGTACAAATTTACGACTTTATTGCAAAATACCAAATAATCTTGTCCCCAATATTGTAAAAAATTTTCTAAAATTACATCAACATCATTAGATAATCTCAAATAAAAAGTGGAATTATTCATAGAACTCGGATTGTTAATAACTTTTTCACCAGGTATTAGATTTTTCATAACTTTATCAGTATCCGCATCTCCCGATGGAACTATGTAGATTGTATACATAAGATATTTAACATATTCCCCCCTCCTAATTAAACTCCTAAAATCTGTTAATTCAATTTTGATTGTTATTGGATAAAAATTATCAATTAAAGGATAATTAACACTAAATGTGTGAGTTTTAAGGAATTTATTAACTCTTGCCAATAACTTATCTTGTGAAAATTCATTTTCCATATCACTATAAATACCGAAAAAATAATAAGTGTTTTAGTTGATTGAGATTTTTAATTTTCTTACTTTTTTAAAAAATATATTGTATGTCGAGAATAGATGAACTAAAAAAACAACACCCACAATTTAACATAAATTATTTTGATATTTTCAGGAGATTGGATATTTCAAAATCAGGTAAATATATGCCAGTAATATCACATATGGTTAATGAATCATTAAAAAAAAGGGTTGAGCACAGAAGTGAGTTAGATTCTGTAAAATCAAGATGTGATGAATATGGATTTGATTATAAGGGACTTAATGAATATGAAATTATTGTTTCATATCTCATATTAGATTATGTTACTTCAAGAGATTGGGATATTATGAAAGAATTTATGGAGTATATGGAAAGAGGGGTTATTGATAATAAGGATGTTTTAACATATAAAAATATGGAAGATGTTAGAGCGGCAGTATCATCATCAACCTTAAAATTATATTCAAAAGAACTTCAAAATCAAATTCATAAAGAGTATGAAGATGAAACTTGGATTGCGGTTAGGCCACTTTCATTTGAAGCGTCTATGAAATACGGAGCATCAACCAAATGGTGCACCACATACAAAAAAGAAAAAGAATATTTTGCAAAATATTTTTCAAGAGGTGTATTAGTTTATTTTATCAATAAAATTACAGGTTATAAATTCGCATTATATAGTGAAGTTTATGAAGAAAATAACGATATTTCATTTTGGAATGCAGAAGACAGTAGAGTTGATTTTTTACAATTAGATATTGATTCATATCTATTACCAATTATTAGAAATTTAGCAACTTGTAAGATAAAGAATAGTGAGATGTTGCATCCTGATGATTTAGATAAAGTTTTAGTTGATTGTCAATATTTTATATACAAAAGCAGTTTGGTGGAAGGAATAGATTTGGCAGAAGGGCCTATTCAACCGGTGGCGGGTATTACTATGAGATATGCCAATAATGCTAATAATACTCTAACAATTAATCATCCCCCTTATCCTGATGATTACGAATATGAGGAGGTTGTTGGAGACGTTGAAGTATCGACGGCAACTCTTATACGACCAGCAGGTGATTACATAGTATACGGTAACCCAAATCAATTTAGAATAACAAGGACAGACGATGGTGAAGTTCAATTAACAAGTGCATAAGTTTTAATTTTACCAGATATTTATTTCATATGCAAAATCTGCAAGAGCTATACGACAAATACCAAGTAACGGAAAAAAACATATCAACAGGTAATTTATCCCGACTTGAAAAAACAATAACTGAATTAGATAAGTTAGATAAGGTGTTATTACTCGCCTGTTCCAACAGATATAATTGGAATAAGGATGACGTTGATATACCAAAATCAACAATTCTCGCTATGATAATTCAGGAAGCTCTTGGAGATAAAGCAACTCTAATAGATGTTCCTGAATTAACCATTCACCCTTGTGAAGGAAATGTTTCAAGAAAAGATGGTAACTCCTGTGGATTGAAAAAAGCGTTACTTAAAGATGATAAAAAAAATCCATCGGGATTTCACAGATGTTGGGCTAGTCTTAATAATAGCGATGACGAACTTTGGAGAATTTCAAAAGAATTATTTGAATCAAACGCAGTTATATTTTTTACTTCCGTAAGATGGGGACAAGCAAGTATGTTCTACCAAAAACTTATTGAGAGATTAACTTGGATTGAAAATAGACACGACACTCTTGGTGAATCAAATATAATTAAAGATATTGAAAGTGGTTTTATCTGTACAGGACAAAACTGGCACGGGTTAGATGTTGTTGAAACTCAAAGAAAAGTTCATTCTTTTTATGGTTTCAAACCTAACGATAAGTTTTATTGGAATTGGCAATACACAAGTAAAGTTACTGATGAAACACAAACATCTTACAAAGATTCATTTGGCGCTTTCGCCAAAAAGTTTGGATTGGATAAGTTATATTAAGCCAACGAATTTACCACGCCCTACAGCTCCAAAATTTTGGTTTCCAACGAGGTCCTGGATTTTGGCAGTTATGTCTTGCTCTAAATGACTTTCTTCTTGCAGGATTGTTCTTTTTAATAGTCATTCTTTTTCCGTGTGCTGATTTACCACCAAACCCGAAATTAACTTTGACTACATTTCCTTTGTCGTTCTTAACATACACTTTCGATTTTTTAACATCGCCCTGCATAACCTTACCTAACTGAACTTTTCTACCCCTATATTCCGCTTCATTCAAATTATTATCATCGGCAATAAAATCTGTTATTTCCACAGAACCATATTCATCTTCATAGATGATATTTTCTCTTTCTTTAATTATATTATTTAACGCTTCTCTAATAATAAACTTTAAATTCTCCATATAGTGTATTTTCTAAATAAATACTTCTATATTTCACAATATGAAATCATTTTTAGTATTATTAGTTTTAATTGGTAAACTTTATTTAGGTGCAAGAATAATGTGGTGGGTTTTTTTAAAATTCACAACACCAGAATTACACAATTTTAACGAAATTGATGTTTATGTCGTTCTTTTGATTTTTGACATATGGATTGGAGGTCAATCTGTGGAAATTGAGAAAATAAAAGAAAATTAGTATCTCCTTTTAATAACTTAAATACTTATAGTTAAATAAACACACAATTATAATAAAATGTTATTAAAAAAAGGCTCACAAGGAGAAGAAGTTAAAAAAATTCAACAAAAGTTGGGTTTGGTTGCCGATGGAATATTTGGTTCAGGCACCGAACAGGCTGTAAAAACCTGGCAATCACAACACGGATTGATAAACGATGGTGTTATTGGAACTAACACTTGGGATAAGATGTTTCCAAAAGTAATTGGTGAACCGGCACCCGCTCCTGTGTCGTCAGGTTCATTAAAATTTGAAAGTTTAAGAGATTATATTCCCGCAAATGTATTGGCACAAATTCCCGATACAATTACAAAATTTGGAATTAACACACCTTTAAGACTTGCACACTTTTTATCACAATGCGCTCACGAATCAGGTAAATTTAAGGTTGCAGAGGAAAATCTTAACTATTCTGCAGATGGATTAAAGAAAATTTTCACAAAATATTTTCCGGGTAATTTGGCAGAATCTTATGCAAGACAACCTGAAAAAATCGCTTCAAGAGTTTATGGTGCTAGAATGGGTAATGGCGATGAAACAACAAAAGAAGGCTATAAATTCCGTGGAAGAGGGTATATCCAATTAACTGGTAAAGATAATTATAAATCATTTGGGCAATCTATAAATGAGGATATTATTTCTAATCCGGATTTAGTTGCCTCAAAATATCCATTACTTTCAGCCGCTTGGTTCTTCCAAAGATGTTTAACAAAATGTGATGTAGGTGCAACTAGAGATGGTGTTATTGCGGTAACTAAATGTGTAAATGGAGGAACTAATGGGTTAAATGAACGTATTGAATATTTTAACCAATTTTATAAATTACTATCTTAAAGTCCAATCAAAACTGCCTTCTCATATATTTATTGTTATGAATTACAAAAAAATATATGATGACTTAATGTCTACAAGAATTCTCTTAAAACCGCAACGAATCAAACAGAAAAGTTGTGGTTTTTATTTTGAGGGACATCACATAATACCTAAATGGATGGGCGGTTCGGGAAATAGTAATAGACCAAAAAATAATCCTAATATTGTTCTTTTAACCGCAAGGGAACATTTTTTATCTCATTGGTTATTATGGAGAATATATAGGAATAGACCATCTTCTTTAGCATTTCATAGAATGATTTCTCGCAACGGAAATCAAACTCGAATTACATCTTCCAGAGGATATGAAGAGGCTAGAGAATCTTACAGAATTACAAACTTGGGTAACAAATACGGGTTGGATAAAAAAAGGATAGTCTCAGAAGAGCAAAAGAAAAAACAATCAGAAATGATGAAAGGTAAGTATGATGGTGAAAAAAACCCTTTTTTTGGTAAAAAACACAACGACATTACTAAAGAAAAAATAAGAAAAAGTAGAGTTGATAAAAAAAAGGATAAAATTTGGAATTATTTTGGGAAAAGAATCTTATTAAAAAATAATTTAGTTGTTGGAATATTTGAAACATCTGATGAAATTGCTGATTTCATAGGATGTAGTAAGGGTAATGTTCGTCACGTTTTATCAGGAAATCAAAAAACTGCAAAGGGATATGTTATTAAATACTTAAAAGAATATTACGATTTATTGAAGTAAAAACTTGATTTTATAAAAAAAATGTGATATTTATTTCTTACATCACTCCTTTTTGAGAGTGTCTCATATATCAATCCTAAAAGACTCGCAAAAATAATTTTGACGAGTCTTTTTTTTTTATTATCTTTGTTGTAAAATAAATGTTATATGCCATTATTACAAAAACCAACCAACATTTACCACACGGGTGAACAAAATACTGCAAGTTCAAAAGATTCTTGGATGAATGAGTTTGAGGATATGTTTAAGACAGAACTTGGTGAGAAAGTTGTTGAAGAAACCTTAAAACAAGATAAGATACAAGAGTTTGTAGAACCGGTAAAAGTAATTGAACCAACTATTGACGAACTTACATACGAACAAAAAATGGAGTTTGTTAAAAAATTCGCAAAAGAATTTAATTTGGAATTCACGATGAAAGTCACGCCTTCTATACCTGTAAATTCAACTCCCTCTGTAACCCCAACTATTGAGCCTGTAAAAGAAGAGGAAGTAATTGAACCTGAACCAATTAAAGAAGAAGTTAAGGTTGAAACTCCAAAACAAACGGAAAAGCCGATTACCTTTAATTTTGAAAAACCTGAAGGGTGGAACAAGAAAAGAAATAGAATGAGTTTTTCTAAAGTTTTTTTTAACGGATTATTCGGTATTGATATGGACCCAGCTGATTTTAGAAGATATGAGAAATTTATGGATAATTTTAAACCAGTACTTATTATTTTATTAATTGCGGGACTTGTTATTTCAGGTTATTACTTTAAGGTTGATGATAAAAACACAGGAAAAAAAGTAACACTTATTGATAGGACTTTTAATTTTTGTGTTGATACGTATGATAAATGGACAGGAAGAGATAAAAAATATAACCCTACTGATACAATAAAAGTTTATAATCAGGACACACCTGTAACCGAAACATTTAATATTAACTATCAACCATATTATCTTGATTCACTTAATAAAATAGATACAACTAAAATAGATACCACTCAAACTTCAAGTGATTGGGAAAAAGAATATCAACAATTAAATAATTAAACATATGAAAAAATTTATAAAATCTTTAACTAATTTTTGGACTTTTAGAAAAGTAATTTGGAATTTCAGGTGGTGGGATTACTCCTTCACTTTGGATGTGCTAAAAGTTTGTCTAAAAGAAATGTCCAATAATCTTGAAACAAAAGGTATTGAGGTTGATGCTCCAAGAATTAAAAAAGTTGAAAAGATGAGAAGAGCAATTGAGATTATGAATAATATGAAAGGTGTTACTCATATTGAAATGGCGGAAAAAGAACTTGGTGAGTTATTTATTGAACCGTTTGAATTTAAACCCTCCGAATCACACCCCGGTTCATTTGAATTAGTTGATAATAAAAAACCTGAACAAAAAGAACATAATAATAAAGTTTATGCAAGAGCTCGTGAAATAGAAGAACAAGAATGGGCGGAACTTTGGGAGATATTCAAAGGACAAAACAACTCCGAGTATGATTGTGAAAAACAAGATTGGAATGATTGGTTTGACGGGACGGGAGCCCGCGGATGGTGGGATTAGAATTAAAAAAATTTATAATATGTGGATAATATATTTAGTAATGTTTGTTATTACAGCGATTATTTCCTATCTTTGGACAATAGGAATTGATAAAATGAAGGATAAACACCCTGACTATAAGGGTGATGACTTTTTAAATTTTGAAGAAGATGAAGACTATAAAATTCATAAGTGATACTCACGGAAAACACGAATATCTCACAAGTAAGGGTATGGGAAACATTTTAGGTAGTGGCGATATTCTAGTTCACTGCGGAGATGTAACTAATATGGGAAGAAGTCACGAAATCAAGGAATTTTTAGATTGGTTCAGTAACACACCATTTACTCACAAGGTATTTATCGCAGGAAACCACGATTTTGGATTCCAATATGCAGATACAATTGCACCTGAATATATTGAGAAAGGTGTTCATTACCTTTTTGATAGTAGTGTTGAAATTGATGGGATAAAATTTTATGGTAGTCCTTGGCAACCTGAATTTTATGATTGGGCGTTTAATCTTCCAAGAGGAGAAAAACTTGCCGAAAAGTGGGCTAAAATACCGGGTAATACTGATATTCTTATAACTCACGGACCGGCATTTAGAATGTTAGACCACACCATAAGTGGGCAAATGGTTGGGGATGAAGATTTATTTAACAGAATTATGGAAATTCAACCAAAAATCCACGCTTGTGGGCACATCCACTGGGCTTACGGACAAAAGAGTTTTAATGATGTTGATTTTATAAATGCTTCCGTTCTTAATGAAAGATATGAACACGAAAACAAACCTATTGTTGTTAATTTTGATGAAAACACCAAATTATTTGATTACATTTAAAAAAAATTAAAATGAAAACATTAAAAGCATTAAAAAATTGGATTAAGGGTTATAGATTACACCCAAAAGAAGCCAGAAGAATTGAAGACTTATGGAATAACATTAAAATTGGTTTTTTTACTATTTTATTTATTCTAATTATTATTTGGTTATTATCTGGTTTTGGATTTTTTGATACTAAACTAGGATATTAAATTAAAAATGACACCACAGGAGGCGTATAAAAACTATTACAGATATTGTAGAGATACGGAAACTTGGACTTCTGATTTTATTAGACATAATCTCAAAAAGAGTTATATTGACTATGAGGAGTTTAATTTTGAGGAGTTCAAAGATAAGATATTAACTGATGATAAGTTTAATGAGCGGTGGGGTAATGGATGTAGGGAAAAATTAAAAAAATAAGATTATGAATAAAAAATTTAGAGAACATAGACCAGGATATTTTTCAGGTTTTGAGAATCAAACATATGATGTTAAAGATTTTAATGAAGTATTAGAAATACCGTTTGTTAAAAAATTTTCAGAAGATAAAGGATTCTATTCTTATGCGGTGAGTGTTAATACCGAACCTGAATATAAATTAACTCTTATGGCGTTATATAATTGGGATGATGAATATAATGGTTGTAAAACTTGGTGGGTTGTTGGTTACTTACCTGGATTCATAATGTACGAAACAAAATTAAAAGAATACGAAGATTTAATTTGCGGACATAAACCAAACTGTTGGACCAGAAAATATATCGGTAATAAAGATATGTTAGGTATGAATAGACCTGAAGAAAGTAAAATGAAAATTTTAAAAGAATTGGGATGGGAAAGAGATGACCCATTTGGTATTGCAAATTATTGTAATTGTGGATTAAAAAAATAGAAAGTTATGAATTTTGGAACAAATGGATGCATGTATAACTGTGGTGATAGTTGTACAGGAGAATGTATAGAACCTATAAAACCTATGAGTAAGAAACAAAATGCAAGAATCCTAACAGATTTATTAGAATATCTTAAAGAAGAACATTCAAATCTTCCAACACACGTTTTTGAAGTATTAGGTGAAGTAATATATGATTTAAAAAAATAGAAAGTTATGAATAGTGAAATAATAAAGAATAAACTTGGTGATGAATCTATGTGGAATCAGCCAGGGTTTCCCGAATCTTTTGATAAATTCATTGAGGATAAAACATCTCCCATAGGTGAAGGAAATGACCCGTGGAAATACAACATTCCATTAAATGAATTATCCATTAACGCATCGCAAGTAGAACAACCGGTGTTTGTATATAATGGACGTGTATATCAATCTCAAATTAGAAAAGAACCTTTATTAAGAACTCACGAATTAGATAAAAACTTTTCAAATCTTGAGGATAATTCGCAAATAAAAAAAGAGTTGGAGGATTTTATAAACAACAACTACACCCATATCTACCAAGTTATTGAGGAGAGAATGGCGTCCTTTGTTGGTGATAATAGAGTAATGAATGAAGTTACATACATTATTAGAGGTGTTAAAATAATTTAATTATGAATATAGACAAACAATACCAAAAATTACTTCAGGATATAATCCATAATGGAGTTGAAAAGAAAGACAGAACCGGTACAGGAACCATAAGTGTTTTCGGTAGACAAATCCGCCACAAAATGAGTGAGGGATTTCCTTTACTAACTACAAAGAAAATGCATTGGAAGTCAATCGTAACAGAACTACTATGGTTCTTGCGTGGTGAAACCAATATCAAACATCTTGTCGATAATGGATGTCATATATGGGATGGTGATGCTTATAAGAGATATGTAAAATCATTCTTCGTTGGGGAATTAGCTAAAAACTATGAAAATGATTTTGATGAGTATTATTTTAATATAATGGAACACCAAAACCTATTAGGATGGCCTCAGGAAGGACCGATATCAAAAGAAGAGTTCATCGGCAAAATCAAAACCGATGATGAGTTTGCTAGTAAGTGGGGTGAATTAGGACCGATTTATGGTAGACAGTGGAGGGGATGGAAATATATGGGGCCTAAATCTCAAAAAGAGATGTTAGATGAGAATACTAATTGGCCTTGGAAAATAACAGAAATAGACCAAATCGCAAACTCAATCAATTTGCTTAAAATAGACCCAGATTCTAGACGCAATAAAGTTAATGCTTGGAATGTAGGTGAGTTAGACCAAATGGTACTTCCACCCTGTCATACTGATTTTCAATTTTATACGAGAGAGTTCCGTATAGATGAACGATATAATTTGATTGAGAAAGATAAACATACTCAGTTTGCAAATTGGCAAGATTTAGGCACTGATAGATTAAAAGAGGTGTTAGATGAAAAAAATGTACCAACCAGAGCAATCTCTTTAATGTGGAGTCAACGCTCAGTAGATACATTCCTTGGTTTACCATTCAATATAGCGTCTTATGGATTGCTACTTGAAATCATAGCCAAAGAAGTTAATATGATTCCTGATGAATTGATTGGTAATTTGGGTGACGTTCATTTGTATAATAATCACAAAGAACAAGCGGTAGAACAAATTGGAAGAGACCCATATGAGTTACCAACATTAGAAATACACTCAAGTAAAATTGATGATATTGCACATCACGAAATTGCTGACTTTGAAATAAAAAACTATCAATCACATCCAAGTATTAAAGCACCACTAAGTAATTAACCAATGGAAATTAAAAAGATTACATATAATGATGTTGAGAATGAGTTTAAAGAACTCAAACCTGACCTATTAGATAAACACGCCACTTACTACGGATGTTTAATTAAAAATGAATTGGTTGGCGTTGTGTCTTATGTGGAACACGAATCAGTAATCTACTTATGTCATGCTTATGTTAAAGAAGAACACAGAAATAAAGGGATATATAAACTATTGTGGAACTACAGAGATTCAAAAATTAAAGATACTGATAAGATAGTTTACGCACACTGCAATGTTGATAGCCTAAAACATTTTATAAATAATGGCTACACAATAGAGAAAGGATTGTTTAAAGTTGTTAAAACAAAATAAAATATGGAAAATAATAAAATTGGTTCGGATATTGGATTAGAAGATAAAGTTTGTTATAATTGCCAACATCTTGCTTGGATGATTGGAATAGGTCAAGGATTAAAATGTACAAATCCGAAGAAAGAAAAAAAATACGAAACAATTCCAAGTATCAAACACACTTGCGAATTATTTAAATCAAAAAATAAATAATATGAAAAAAATTTTATTTGTATTAGCATTAATAATCTCATTATCATCTTGTTATATTGAACCACCATATTATTCGCAGTGTGGAGAAGTTGTTGGGCCGGGATTTGTTCAGTATACAAGTTGGGGTTATAGATATTATCTACCTGTAAGAATGTATAATGGATTTGTTATGGATGTTCTTGTTGACCAATTCACTTTTAACAACGCAGGACCTGGAATGAGAATTTGTTATTGATAAGAAATTATCTTATATTTGCATTATGAAAAATTTACTACTACTATTAACAGTAACAACTATTTTAAGTTGTTCGAAAAATGATGAAATTTCAAGACAAACGAGTAACGATGTTCCTCAGGTTCAAATTGGTTCACAAATTTGGGCTAAAAGAAATCTTGACGTATCAACCTACAGAAATGGAGATACAATCCCACAAGTAACCGACCCAACAGAATGGAGAAATTTAACCACAGGTGCTTGGTGTTATTATAACAATGACCCTGAAATGGGAAAAATTTATGGAAAGTTATATAATTGGGAAGCCGTTTCCGACCCAAGAGGACTCGCACCTCAAGGGTGGAAAATACCATCAGATTCTGATTGGACAATTCTAACTAATTATTTGGGCGGTGACTCTCTTGCTGGTGTAAAATTAAAAGAAAGTGGTACAGAACATTGGATTATAAATTTTTATGGTACAAATAATTATGGTTTTAGTGCACTTCCGAATGGAATTAGATGTGAAGATGGTGCGTTTTGTGTTTTAGGTATTAAATCTAACTGGTGGTCAAATACTTATTTACCACCACACGGTTGTTTTCCTGGTGGAGGCGTTACTAGAAGCTTATATGGTGAAGATTTTGGATTTTATCAAAATCAATTAAAAATGGGTGGTATGAAATATTTTTACGGATTATCTGTTAGATGTTTAAAAAATTAATTATATTTGTATTATGGAAAACAAAAAATCTTTAGACGAATTAGAAGACTCGGGTGATTTAATGGAATATCTTAAGTCAGAGAGGTTCCAACAAGAAATGCTTGAAAGAATAAAAGAAAGTACTTGGGAAGAAGGGCTTCCTATGATTTATATGGATAAAGAAGGGTGGTTGGTTAAAGAGTGGAAAGATGGAAAAATTGAAAAAGTAAAAAAATTGCAATGAAAAAATTATTCTTGGACGACATCAGGGTTCCTTTTGACTGCGCAAAATATATGCGTCCTGACGACTTAAAATATATGTATGAGGATGAGGAGTGGGATATTGTAAGAACTTATAATGATTTTGTTGGGTATATTGAACATTTCGGTGTGCCTGATTTAATCTCATTTGACCACGACTTGGCCGACGAACACTACTCACCTATGATGTATGATAATAGTTCATTATATAATCAGTTATACGATGAATTCAAAGAAAAAACCGGCTATGATTGTGCCAAATGGTTATGTAATTACTGTTCTGAAAACGGATTACCTTTACCAACATATTTGGTTCATTCAATGAATCCTGTCGGTAGGGATAATATCTTGGGAGTTTTTAAGAACTTTGAAAGATTTGAAAAAAGGGTGAAGTAATTTTCACCTTTTTTTTATATTTATTGTTTATGGAGAATGCAAGTTTATTTCACAACTACTCAAAAAAACATTTGGCTTTTATTATAAGTGAGCTCATTAATAATAATTTTGATTTTACTGACCCATATGCGGATGATTATAATATAAATATTCTTGAGGATGCGGTAAAACCATTTGGTGAATCAATATCAGATATTGATATGGAGTTTTTTTCAAAACTAATTCAAAACGATGAGGGGTTGGCGGTTGAGATTTCAAATTCAAAATCAAGTAAATCTTTATATGAAAGATTGGAAATACCAAAAGTAGACAAATATAATGTACACTGGAAAGAGAGAGGTTCTTGTACTTATGAAAGATTTTTTAGAGATACTTGGGATTCATACGATAAAGATTGGGTTGAATACGCAATTGATAAGGCACATAATGATGGAAATTATGAAAAATGGAGTGCAGAATACGATACAGATTATGAGAATTTTGAATCTTATGATGATGTTTTCACAAGTGTTGAAAAAATTGTAGAAACAAAACAATCAGGAATTGATAAACTTGTAATTGAAAATACAAGTTATGCGATTGATTCACTTGATAGAAAATCTTTAATTATTCTTAAAAGTATAATTGATAAGAAGTTAGGACTTTAACTTCTTTTTTTGGTCTGCAAGGTCTCCTAAAGTCATCTTTTTTTGATTCCACGGATTGAAACTTCTCTTCCACTTATATTCCACGTTTATAGGTCCATAAGGGTTCTTATTTAAGTCGTATTTCCAAATTGAAGTACATTCGTCATCTTCATAGATACGTTCAAATTTGGTGGGTTTCTCTACTTTTGGGTTGATTGATACTGCCATATTAAATACATTTTTGAACTAGTGATGAAATTGGTTTTGGTGGTACCTTTTTATCGTGAAAATAATAAAACTCTCCTTCAGATGGAAATACTGAAATACCTTTATAAGGTATTGATTTTAACGCATCATTCTGGTTTGATTTAACTTGTATTGAAAACCAAATATTTCTACATTTCATCGCACCATCAAATCCTGCTCTATCTACAAAATTACCACCGCCTGAAAAAATCCTTAAATTTTCTTCACTCACACCTAATTGTCTTAACTGATTAAAAAATTTATTTTCAACTTCTTGTCCTCCACCCCAAGTTTTTGAAAAAATAGTTTGTTTATAATTTTCTCTATCAATCAATATCGCTCTTAATAAATCGTGAGCGGCCATTGAGTCCGAACCACCACTATAATATTCTTCTAAAAAATCATCAACATTTATTTCTGTATTAGAATCAATTCTATTGTTAATTAAATTAATCCACAGAATAATATTATTATCAAACATATTAACAATACTCCATTCGTCGTCTTTTTCGTGAAATAAAACAATAAATTTTGAATTTGGATTAACTAATTGTAATTCTAAAAAATCTAAATTTTCTTTTAAATCATTTCTTTTTGAATTTGATAATTCTAAATTATCAAAAACAAAATTAATATCCTCTATATTTTTTTTAATAAACTCAGCACTAGGAACTTTTAATTGTAAACCATGCTTTTCTAACCAATAATTTATTTTTCTATTAGTATTAGGTTCAATATAATTTTTAATATCACTAAAAATTTTCACACCCGAACCTTTAATTTTATCTTTCTGAGAATCAGTTAAAGAGTTATAGGTTAATTTCTTTAAATTTGGTTTTTTTTCAGTATTATTATCTTCCATAATAGTTCTTTTCACCAAAGATACTAACTCAGATTCACTTAACCTAATAATTTTTTTCATATTTCTATAAATACTATGTAAAAATAAAAAACCCCACTCTTTTGAAGTGGGGTTTAATGTTTTTACTCAGCTGGAGGAGGTGGAGGTGTGTCATCAGGGTTTGTTGGTTTTTTTCCCCATATTTTATCAACAGAGGATAAACCCAAACATCCAAAAGCCAACATAGCCACAGCATCTACTAACGGAGTTGATGGTGCAATGTGTTGTTCTGTGAAACTATTTTGATACAAAGTCGCACAAAGTGTGATTGTACAAAAAAGTCCACAAAGACGCTTCATTGAAACATTTCCGTGTTCATCTGAGAATAAACTTCTGATAGAATTAAAAAGTCCTTTCATAATATTGGTAATTTACTTACCAATAAATAGTTTCAAAAAGTAAATAGTTAATACTATTTTTTGTGGTAGGACCAAGAATCGAACTTGGGGCACACGACATCTCTGCACGCTGCTCTAACCCACTGAGCTATCACTACCATTATTAATTTATTAAATTCCCGTCAATATATTTTTTAATTGTTCTTCTCAAAGTTGGTTCGTCAATATCATTCCATTTACCATCTTCCAAATTGAAAATTTTATTAACCATATTTTTTTTATTTCCGGTTAATATTTTCCTTTTGTCATCAATTGTTATAAAATGAACGATATTATCAAGTATTTTTTGAGAATCTACGGGGTACGCTCTTTTAAGATGTCTTAAAAACTCATCCGAAGTATTATCTTGATATTTTGATAAAATTTGTTTTTTTTCTTCTTCGCTAATGAACATAATGATAAATATAATATTTATTTTAAAAATAATCAAATGGCAAAAGGTTCTAATGACTCAAGAAAATTAACTTTCGGTAAAAGAAAAAAAGGTGCAGCTAAAAAAGCGTTTAACAAACATAATAAAAGACCGAAAAAATACGTGGGGCAAGGTAGATAATTTCTAATCCTATCTTATATTTTTAATATGGACCCGAAAAAAAGGCTTTTTCGACTGATAGAGGTGTACCTTAATGAGTACAGAAAAAATGAAGTGGAAGAGATATATGGAAAGGGTACCAAAATTAAAATCCACACAATAAATCATAGTATTACAACAAACTCACTTTTAATTGAGGCGGTTATTTATCTTGGAGATATAATAACTGAAGAAGTTATGGATAGGGAACTTGCAGATATTATAATACAAGAAGCTCTTGATTATTTTTATCCTGAATGTTCTATTAAAACTATGGTCCGGTGGGATGCTTAATCTTTTAACTTATGTAATTCCGAATTTTCTTTTTGTAGAAATTCAACTTTAACCGCTAACGCCGCAACTTGTTCCGTCAATCTTAAAATAGTAGTACGCATTTCATCTTTTTCTTTACTACTTTCAATCAACAAAGCTTCCAATTTAGCAATTCTTTCTCTACATTCATCACGAAGATATCCTTCATCTTTTTCTTTTCTTTGAGCTCTTCTTTCATAAAATCTCCAAGCGGAAGACGAACCCAATACTGTTACAGCTGTTACAATTGCGGTCCAAATAGTTTCTTGATTCATAGGCAGTTTTATAATATAAATAATAAATATTTCAAAATAATTAAAAAACTAATTATGAGCATAAATTAAACAACCATTTTTAATTTTATCAATTAAAATATTATTTACTGAATCAGGAGTTGAAAAACAACCCCAGGACCACGGTTTAGTCATTTTTTTTGTTGAGTGAAATATTATTGCTCTTTTTTCGGCGTTTGAATTTAATTCTTTATCTAAACCACTAATAATTAATGAATATCCATAATATCCATAATATGTATTTTTTGTTACAAATGCACCTAAACTTGTTTTTTTTGAATTAATTGTATTACTAAATTCTTTTGCATATTCATCACCACTATTATATGCGTGACTAACCACACTTTTTAATATGATTTTTTGATTTTTCATATCTACTAAAAATAGTCTTTTTTCATATATTGATTTTGTGAAATCAATAATTACAACATAATCTTTATTAGGGGTATTATATTTTTTTTGAATTTGATTTGCTAAATCAAGGATGCTGTCTTTTGGTTGACAAAAAACTGATAATAAAATAAATAATAGTTTCATAATTAATATTTTTACAAAAATAAAAATAAATTATGAAACTACAAAAAAAATTAAGAATATTTTACTGTAAGTGGGATTCTTTTACTACCGGTTCTTGCCAACCAAGTGGTATAATATTTTGCAAAATCGGGCATCTGATTTGTCAAATCAATACATCCGGAGGAACCTGCTATTCCTCCTCCGTGAACGTAAAAACTACCTCTACCGTAAGTATTAGTGTTTTTATCCGGTGAAATAGGGGCTCTATAATCACCCCAAGCAATTCTATCATCAACACTGCCAGAATTCCAATCGTGACCGGCATCTTCATTTTCTCTCCTCATTTTATATAAATCCCAAATGTTTTTAACACCATTTATTAACTTTTCAGCCTTTTCACCTGTTCTTGTTTGTACTGTCCCTAAAGTATAACTACCTTCAGGTAAGGGTCCCTCACTTTTTATTTTAGAATATTCTTTTGGTGATTTAACATATTCAGGATTTGCTCCGTAACCTGATACCCAATCTTTTTGTTCCGGGCTATTAGTTGCCGGTAAAGGTTGTCTTCCACTAACCGCCGACCATTGTTTAACTGTTTTACCACCACTTAACCAAGATAATGTTTTACCATTAAAATATAAACTAGAGTCAGGTTCTTTGGTTATTTTTGGTGAAGGAACATTATTATCATAAATTTTTTCTATTTTTTTTGCAACTTCTTTAGTTCCTGTAGATTTTGGTTCTGATGTTTTTGGTTTTGAACAACTTTGTTTTAAAGGTTCGCATCCTAATTTTGGTGCGGTAAGAACTCCAACAAACCCTGTTTGTTTAATTCCATTTTTTTTCTGAAATGCAATTACTGCTTGTCTAGTTTTTTCACCATAAATTCCGTCAATACCATCTTTATTTGGTCCAGTTGTACCCAAAAAAGAACCAAACCCCTTATCTTTTAGTGATGATTGAATACATTCAATATTATTTTGTGGACATTGACTCAAATCAGGTATTACTGGTGAATCTTCATTTAAAAATTCACGAATAAGTTTAGTTAATTCAGATTCAGTAAGAGTTATAATTTTTTTCATATTTTTTAATCCCCTTTTATTATTGATAAGGAATGTTTTAAAAATTCTTTTGCTCTTGGGTCAATATGATTAAATGACATTACTTTTTCAATATCACTAACCAATTCTTCTCCATGCTCATTCTCTTTATATAATTCAATTATTTTATCCATAGCTCTATTACATTCTTTACTCTGTTCCTCAAAATAATTATATGGTTTATAAGCCTTTAATGTGTTCATTACATTATTAGCCAAATGAACTCCACCATCATTAACTTTTTCTAAAGTATGGTATGACCTAAGAGTTTCTAACGCATCTGTTAAACCTCTAACACCATTTTTTCTTAATTTAATTCCATCAACATAGTCCTCATATTCATCTTCCCCCATAACCTCATCTAATGACTTGGTGTTTCCTTTATGGCAAAACCTTTTTTCTTCGGAGGTTTTTTGTTCAAAGAAATAATTCTTTCTTATTTCTTTTCTTTCTTCTTCTGTGAGTGTAAATCTTTTATTCATACTTTATAAATATTTATGTTTATGAAAAAGTTTTTTTTATTTAAATTATTGTTGTTAATTTCAATTACAACATTTTCTCAAGATACTGTGAGAATTAAACATATTAATTATACTACAGTATTTTCAAAATCAAAGAGATATCCTGTATTAGTTGAATGGTGGTTAACCAAATCTATGGTTACTTGTCTAACACCTTTAAAAAGGAAAGATAATTTCAAACCAGACCCCCAGTTACCTAAAGAAACTGATATTGCTGCTGATTATGTTGGTAGTGGTACGGATAGGGGACATATGTGTCCTGCGGCCGATAATTTATGCCAAACGCAAGAAGTTCAAGATGAATGTTTTTATTTTTCTAATATGGCCTCGCAGTACCATAGTTTAAACGCAGGAGATTGGAAATCAGTTGAAACTTGGACTAGAGAAATTACACAAAAATACGATTCAATTCACATTTGGTGTGGTAATATTGGAGAAGTTAAAAAAATTGGTTCTGTATCAGTTCCAAAAGTTTGTTGGAAAATTATTTACATTAAACAAACTAAAGAGTGGGTGGGATTTATATTTAATAATACCACGGATAAACCAACAGGAATGGATTCCCATAAGGTAACTAAACAGATTATTGAAAAAGAAACGGGATTTAAATTTAATTAACGATATAACTTTTCAGTTTCGTTATAAATCATTTTCATTCTTCTTTCAATCTCAACAATTTTTCTTTCGTCGCTTTCCGAGATGTTAACACTTTGTGCTCTTATCAATCTAACTTCTTCTTGAAGTCTTTGATATTGATGAAGTAAATTGTTGTAGGCTGTTGCTTTTTGTTCGGTTGTTAAATTTTGCATAATTAATTATAATTTACCTTATTAAAGAGTAAACTATGGTTGGTATTTTATACTTGAGAAAGTTTTATTTAAATCGTCTAAATTTCTATATATTCTACCTTTTAATGTTGTATCAACTTCTTTACCTGATTGTAACATATTAAGTAGTTCTTTTAACTTGTCTATAATCTCTTCTACAGACTGTTCGGCGTCCTTATTTCCGTCGCCTGAAGAAAAGTTAGGTAATTGGGTGTATTTATCCAAATCCATTGCAGTTTCAATTAATTTGACTAATTCGGATTCTTTTATTAATATTGTTCGTGGCATCTATTATAAATATGATAATTAAATTCTTTCTATTACTTGAAAGAAAAAAGGACTTATTACAGTCCATATTTCTTATTGTGGGTACGTTTGTTTTTTTATACTTATTTTTTGTTGTTTACTTAATTGTTAGATTTTTTCAATAGTTGTCCTCAACAGGTTTTTTTATCTTAATTAATTCAGGGTATTTAGTTGCAAAATATCTTTTTACTTCTTCGTGGTCAAGTACTTTTGTTTTTGGTGATAATCTTCTTGGTTTTTTATGAACATCATTAAAAACAGCTCCTACATAAACATAATTAGGTAATACATTAACCCAAATATTTAAAGACTCCAAGTATAAAAAAGTATCAGAGAAAAGAACCTCAACATCATCTAATACTGCTAAATACATTTGTTTACCTAATCCAGTTCCTTTTGATTCACTATCTATTCCTGAAGTTGATACCGCCCAAGAATTTTTAGGAAATTTAACCTCACCAAAAAAATCTGAAGCTTTTCTCACAGAAATTGAACCTATTGACTGCTCAAGTTCCGAATCAAAAAAGAAGTATTGTTTGGCATTATAAGTCATTTCAATAAAACAATCTAATCCACCCAATTTTCTAAGTTTCAAAAATTTTTTTGCAAGATAATATGCGAGATTTGATAAAACATCTTTTGTTTTTAATTCTAATGGAATGTCATAATCACCTTCAAAATTATCAGGAAACAATTGAGAATATCTTTTAGCATCAGAACCTTTAAATTTAGTTAATTTATATCCAAGTTCATTTTTAATGTAATCTTTAATTGCATTTTTTATATTCTTTTCATTAACTCTTTCTTTAATTATTGTAAAAATATCTACATAACTATCTACCGGGTCCCAACTCCCTTGCTGGATATTTATTTCTGATATAAGTTTGTATTGCTTTTCCGTAACAATGTATTTCATAATATATAAATATAAACAAATCAGATGTTGGTAATATTTATTAATAAATAAAAATTATGAGTAAAATAATAAGATTAACTGAATCTGAATTAGTTGGATTGGTTAAAAGAATGATTAAAGAAAGTGAAGAAGGTTTTGAAAGAATTGATGATGACTTTGAAGATATTCCTGATAAACTAACAGATTTCTCCGATGAATATGATGATGACGATATCGTAGACTACGGTTTTGATGTTGAAGATAAGTTTAGCGATGACGATGAATTTCAAAATAAAATGAAATTAAAATCACATATGGGTAAAAATAGACAAAGTAGTATTGGTATTGGTGGAGGTACAAGATGGGATAAAGACAGTGAAAAAGAATGGAGTCCCATTAAAGCGGATGACTTACCATTAGATAAGTTTTTAAAATCAAAATACAATAAGATGTAAAAATCAAATCCCACTTTAAAAGTGGGATTTTTTATTAAGCTAAACTACTTATTTTTGGTGATGAGCCTCTATCATATCCACTAATAACTTTTGCAATTAAATCACCTGTTCCCCAAGTTTTCAATTGATTAGAACAATCCTGTGTTATTTTTTTTGCACCAATATTATTCTTCAAGCCATTAACAATACAACCATATCTACCATTATTTAATGTTTTGATAGTTGCGTTAAGCCCATCATCCATTGACGCATAATTTTTAACACCAACACTATTAAAGTTAGTTGAGTTCGGCATTGACTGTGTTGTATTAAATGGATTATATTTTCCCGCTTTACCTTCAGATTGTCTCCAAGCATGTAAAAATTTTAAATTCTCATCTGATGTTGGTGCACCTAACTCTTGTAATATTTTATTATAAAAATCATCATCGCTTTTAATTGATGAGATTTCGGAAGATTTTTTACCACCAAATAATGATGATAAATCAAAATCACTTTTTCCTAAAATCATATTAACTACCTTTTTTAACAAATCTTCTAACTGAGATTCTGTTATCAATATATCTTTTTTCTTCATTTTAATTATTTTAATTTTAAGGACAAGTAACACTACTTGATTTTATTGTAACATTTAATGTTGATAATAATCCTTTAGCATCTTTAACTGTTACTGTATAAGTTGCGGGAGCTAGATTACTATAGGTTGTAGTACTCGTATATGCCGAGTTATTTACTTTGTATGTATATGGTGCAGTTCCGCCACTCGCACTAATTGTAAATGAGCCATTATTACCTGTCCTACAAGTTACATTTGTTGATGAAACTAATACACCTATTGGTGTTGCAGAGTATTTGTATAAACCAATATCCATAGTTCCTGATAAAGTAACTCCTGCAAAATCTTTATTTAATCCACTAATTGTTGTACCAGCGCCTACACCCAAACTACCTGGAACTAAATGTAAGTCCCAATTCTCAGGAAATGCTGATGATGTATCAACAAATAATTTTGTTTGTGTTTGATATTCAACTTGTCCCGTCGCGATATTTAATACTCCTCCTAAAGCAGTTAAATTAGACCCAACTCCACCTTTAATATAATAAATGTTATTTCTATGAAAATATCTATTTTTCCAATTAGTGGTATTGTTATTACTCCATCCGTGTTTTGCAGGATATAACATTTCCCCCCCTGAGGTTGAGTAAAATATATTATTTCTTAAGTCAATCATTGTATCTGCCCATAACCCCCATTTTGAACTATCAGAAGGATACTGTATAACACTTCTAAAACCACCGTAATTGCATAATGCCGGATTTGTAGGATAACTCCAACTTAAATCTGATTCTGGTGCATATGCTCTAAATACATAACCCGTTCCTGTTGATGGGTTTAATATAACCGTTGTTGACATTGGAGCATCTACAGTGACTTGTCCACTCCCTATATTAGTTATTGTCCGATATGCCACTTCATCATCATCATATAATCTAGTACCGACTTGTAATCCTGCAGTACTTGTAAATGTTACAGTAGTTGAGCCCTGAACTGTGCCTCCTTTAACCACAAACGCATCGGGACATTTATATTTATTTCTAAAAAACCAAAACTGTGAAAACCCTTGACCGTCTCCATATATATCATCACCAAAACCATTTCCATTCATTCTATCTTTATTATTTGAAATGACAACATTATTCCAAAAATATAAATGGTGGTTATTGGCGGCAAATACATCGCCATAGCTTCCGTGTAAATATGCCAACTGTCCACAATTAATTACTTTATTATAAGCAACCGTATCATATTGGGCACCATTGGCCGTATCTGTATTATCTCTATTTCCCATTTCTATTACCCCTGAACAATCTACAAAGGTATTATAAACTATCTTACTATTTTTAAGACACCAAAACCAATCTAAGGCGATTCCGCCTAAACCATTACAATCACTAACTCTACCACTCGCAGACCAAGCACCTTTAATGAAATTATTACTAATTTCTAAATTAAATCCTGATAAGCCCTCTATCGCACCTCCTAACACATCTGTAAATCCAATAGTATCTGTTGTTCCTTTAAAATTGGTAAATACATTATTTGTTATTTTACTATTTATCGCGGCAACTCCCGAAAACCCAAATGACATATTACTGAATACACAATTTTTTACTACGCAATTAGTCACCATTGGAGTCCTTAATGCTGGATTACTAGCACCTCCTTGACCCCATTGGCCTAACTCAATTCCACCATATGTTAATGCTGCAGTTTTTTTATCTGCATATGAAAATCTAGTGTCATTAAATTGTAATCCATCAACAACAATGTCATGCACGCCCGAAAAACTAAATATTGTTCTAAATTTTTGAGGAACTGCAGTTGATAATGGCCATAAAAAATTTGGTAAAGGTTGTGTAATGTCACCATAATTTGTAAAAACAATTGGCGCTGATGGTGTTCCGCTTGGTGCAACATAATAATTATCATTTGAATTCCACCATACAACCGCACTAAACCAAGATGGATAACTATTTAATCCATTAGCAAATACATCTCCCCTTTTAAATGCTAAAGTATCTCCAGGTTGAAATGAGAATCCAACAATATATTGTCCTCTTTTTGTTACAAGATAACTAATCTTGGTGGTTGATTGCCAAGGAGTATTTATGTTTTGAGCTTGGTCTGTAGTGTAAGAATCATTACCTGATGAACTACTAAAATAGAATTTTCTTGCGTGAGCGAAAATCGTTAATAAACTTAACGTTAATACTAATAATACTTTTTTCATACTTTTTTTTATTTTTTATTTTTATTTAACAATTAGTAACATCTATAGTCCATCCACTTGAAACTAAACTTGTATATGCACTATACCCTAATGTATTTGCTGATAAACAACCATTACCTGTTTGATTAAATAATGTTATTGTATCTGGACTCTGCCAATAAGTAGTTGCACTTAAATTAATTAATATATTATTTATACCATTATTAGATAATGAATTATCATTTAAATATAAATACTTAATTGAATTAGGGAATGGATTACCAGATAACCAAGGATTAAATGTTGAGATTGAATTATAACTTAAATTTAATGTTTGTAATGCATTAGGTATTGGTTGATATGGTGAGAAATTAGATATTGAATTATAACTCAAATTTAATGTTTGTATACTTGGAATTGGGGACGATGGATTAAATGTAGTGATTAAGTTATTGTTCAAATAAAGATTTGTAAAATTTTGTGAAAAAACTATTGTTGGTGTAAATCCTGTTAATAAATTATTATTTAAGTACAAATTAGTTAACCCTTGTGGTACATTAGTTGGTGTAAATGCAGTTATACTATTGTATGATAAATCCAATGTTTGAACTGAGCTTGGTAATGTTGAAATTCTATCATCAAAATTTGTAATTATATTTCCACCTAACATCAAAGAATATAATGATGTTAAACCATCTAATCCTGTAATATCCCTAAGTCTATTATTACCATACCCTGATGATATATCTAAATAATTAATGATTGTCGCATCGCTTAATGTTGTGGTTGCAGTGTAAGTAGTGTTTGCGGTATATGTGTGTGTTGGTTGATAATTATCCGTTCCTGTATAAGCACTTGTTCTTCCATCACCCCAATTCACATTCATAGTAAAGTTAGATGAACCTTGTATAAACCAATTTTGAGTATTTCCTGTTGGACTAAATACAAATTTAATATTTGTTTGATTTGATATGCTAGGTGTTGGTGTGGCGGTTTTAGTTATTGTAGGGGTTGGAGTTGGTGTTGTTCCTGATAAAGTTCTTGTTGGTGTTGGTGTGGCGGTTTTAGTAGGAGTAACTGTTGGAGTTTTAGTTATTGTAGGGGTTGGAGTTGGTGTTGTTCCTGATAAAGTTCTTGTTGGTGTTGGTGTGGCGGTTTTAGTAGGAGTAACTGTTGGAGTTTTAGTTTTAGTAGGTGTTATTGTTGGTGTAGCGGTTTTAGTAGGAGTAACTGTAGGAGTTTTAGTTTTAGTAGGTGTTATTGATGGTGTAATTGATGGCGTTGGCGTATTAGTTCCTGTTGGTGTAGGGGTTACTTGTCTACAAGGTATATACTCTAAACATTGTCCACAGTAATCACCAGGTCCGTCCGCAACTAAATTATACGAATATCTTGGTCCTGTAAATGGAAGCGGTGGATTTGGATTAATTCCAACACACCCGCTAAATCCCAAACTACCTAAACTATCATTACCCTCAACATACCACATTTGATAATCATATGGTATATTTGGTGGAATATTATCAAGAGCAAATATTGTATTCGTACAACAATCTTTATAATAATAAGTTCCTAGTGGTGCGTTAAATTCCGGAGCCGCTTTAGAAACAGGTGTTAAAACTTGTGTTGTATCCCCTGTTGTCGCATATACCACATTTGAAATTGTGCTTGTATCATTTAACCTATCATAGTCATCATCAATATATGTTTGACTAAATCCTACAGATTTTCCTTTTGGGATTATCACATTTGTTTGGAAATTTATTGGACTACCTGATTTAACACCTAATTCACAATTAAAACTCATTGATAAATCACAATCCAAAGGTTTACTTGCTTTAAGATTAAAACCTGTTCCAATTGAACCCCTAAAAACATATGTGTCCATAACAAATGAAACTATACCAGAATCAGGTGGAAATTTACCTTCGTTTGTTATATTAATAATATTTGTAAAAGGTGTTGAGAATGACCCATCAATAAAAAAAACATTTTTTGTTTCATTTGGTTTTAATGTTTCTTGATACTCCCACATTCCGTCGTCACATCTTCTATAATTAAACGTGGCAACACTATTTCCTGTATTTGTTATGACATATTTTCTACAATCCATAATACTTTAAATATAAATACTTTATTAGATAAAAAAAGGGATAAGAGTAGCGAGTTCTTATCCCAAAGTTTGCGGAACATAACTGCTCCGGTCCTAAGTCGGGGTTCTTACCCCTACGGTATTTTAAAAATCTATTCCTTCAACGTGAACAGGTAATCCAATATTTGGTTCCCAGTTTTGTTTAATATATTCCATAACTTTCATTAAAGAATCACCGGTGTTTCCTTCATTCATTCCTTCAACAAGTAATTCATCTTTTTCTTGTGATGTTGTTAATCTTAATTTATTTCCCGCATCAAAATATTCAAAACCATATCCATCTTCGTCAATTATATTACTTACTTGAAATATTTGAAATAGGGTGTCTCCGTCTTTTTCATCTCCAAGTATCATAATGTCTTTATAATCAATAAATCCACTACTTATTAATCTGGACATCACCTCACTTGAAAAAATTATTTTTTCAGCATCATCAAGTTCTACTTCATCTTCTTCGGGTTCAATTTTCTCATCAGGATTTTGTAAAATATGTAATTCTTCGGGAGTAAGAGATTCTTTACCCAACTCATTCATCTTATCAAGTATTCTATCAATCTCATCTTGATTAACTAATCTTCTATACTGCTCTTCCGTTATAATAATTTTCATAATTACTTTTCCTTTAATTTATTAAGAATAATTGAATTTTCTGTTATTCTTTTAATTGTTTTTTGTATTGAACGTCTACTCTTTAATTTGTGTAGTTTTTTAACTCTTTTTGCCATAATAATATTTTACAATAAATACTACGGAATATAAACTCTAATATTTTTATAACCTTGAGATGCCAAATAATCTTTCGCAAGATTTTTAATTGTGTATTCACTTCTTCGACTAACCCAATCTTTCTTTAATATAATTTTAATTTCCATTTCATATTTTGAAGTTAAATCAAATCTAATTGAGTGAATACTATCTCCATCACCTGTTGATTTCATATATTTTTTTAAATCTTTAAGAAACTTTTCGGCAAATTCTTTTTTGTTTATAAATGGGGAGGAAATGAACCATCTATCTATTCCAAGCGCATCTGAAAGTCTATCAAATTTATTGTCGTAGTCTTTTATGTAAGAATATTCACCTTTTGCGTATCTCTCGGCGTCCATATTCATAGTTAAAGTTATCTCATTCTGAGTCTTACCATCATCCAAATTTTTTATTTCATCATATCGGTAAAGTTTTAATTCATCATTTGGAAACTCTTGTCTAAGTTCCCTAATAAATATTTTAGCATTTCTTGGGAGCTCCGATTCATTTTGGTAAATTCTATGTTCTACCGTATCATTATGTGTATGAAAAATATTTGGCATAATCAATAAATACTATGGAACGTGAATTGAAACATTTTTATATCCAAGTGAATCAAGATAGTATCTCGCAGCATGCTTAACTTGACCATACCTACTCCAAAAATCTCTTTTAAGCACAAATACAAGTTCCAAATCGTGAGTATTATTTACATTAAATTTAATTGCATGAATATAGTCACCAACGTCAGTTGATTTCATAAATTTTTTTAGGTCTTTAAGAAATTTCTCACCAAATTCTTTTTTATTTACAATTTTGGTGAAGGCAGTCCAACTTTCAATACCTAATGCATCTGCAAGGTAGTCAAATTTATTGTTTATATAATGACGGTTGCCAGATACTTCTCCTTTTGCATAAGCTTCAGCATCCACAAAATAGTTTAAATCCAAGTCATCATTATTATCATCAGGGTCATAATCTTTATCACCAGGATTCAATAAACTTTTACTTACACTATACTCATCAAATTTTAGATTATCACCTAATTTACTTCTTAATTCTTTAAGAAAAATTTTGATGTTTCTAGGTAATTCACTTTCATCATTATACATAGTGATTTGAGCTGTTTCATTATAGTTATTATAAACTTTTGGCATAATCAATAAATATTAACCCGCAATTGTTTTAACGGGAAGTTCAAATGTTTTTTCAAACCATATTTTAAATCCTGGCTTCCACTCTCCCCTACCAAAAGTTGAATTTAAAGTTTCAACAAAGTCATTTCTAATAATTTCAATTAGGGGCGCCTTATCAGCCCATTTATTAATAATAAACCAGCTGCTATCGGGGTCAAGCCCCTCATAATACTCTTTAAAGATATATTCAAAAAGTGGTTCGTGTTCAATATTATTTTTATAATCATCATCATAAAACATAATAAGATTTTCATCTATACTCTCTGTATCATAGTTAAATGAAGATTCATTATAAATCTTATCTTTGAACATATGCTCCAAGAATTTAATAACCAAGTTATTTAATCTATTTTCTGTTATAATGTATTTCATAATTTAAAGCGTAATATATTCAATACTTAAATTAAACTTTTCTCCCGTATGGTCCAAAATTTCTTTTATATAATCTTGAATATCTTGTTCTTGTTGGTATTCGGTCCCATCAACATAAATTACCACATTAAAAATTCCCTCCTTCATCCTGTAATTTTCGCTCACATCTTCAACCTCAACGCTTTCAATTTCAGGAAATTTCTTTGGTAAAAGAGTTGATAATAATTTCTTAAACATTTTATATTTTTGTTCTGTAGTCATTACATTATATTGTGAATCTTTTTAACTTCGGGGTATCTTTTATTTATATATCTTGCCATAGATTGGTGATATTCTTTTTGGGTTATATCAAGAATTGCATTTGCATCTCCAAGTATCGGTCCGTGCGAAAACCATAAACTATCATCAAGATATGGATGTCCGAGAAGCACTTCACGTCCAATAAAAAACCCAGACCATTTTTCGATACTATCTTTCAATTTTACACTTTCACGATAAATTGAATCTTTAAATATACTATCAAAATAACGAAACATTATTTTGTCTATCATCTCATTAGTTAATTCATTTTCCATAATAATAAATATAATAAAGATAAATTAAAAAACCCCGATGGATGATTTCTCGACATCAATCGGGGTCGCCTTTCACATCAATTTTGTCATATATTAGGAATTGCTTTTGTTGTTATATTAACTTCACCAAGTAAATCCAAATTTAAAAAAACTGATTTATCTGATAATATAGATGAATATTTTGCAAACAAAGCGGAAATATCGGGTTGTGGAGTACCACCAAGTTTTATTGGACTATAAAATTTCCATAATTGAGTAAGGGCTCCCTTGGAAGTATAATCAGGAATAAATTTTAATCCCACAGGATTTTCTACTTTATATATTTTAACATCAGGAAATGACAGTTTTTTTTGTTTAAAAAATTGAATTAATTTTTCTCTTATTTTTAACCCATCATCATTTGGATTTAATCCTAAAATTTCCCGTAACCTTTGAACTCTAGTGTATGTTTCCTCCTCAGATTGTACATAATTGTCTTTTCCGTCCTGTGCATTATAATATCCTGTTGAATTTGAATGACTTTTTTCTCCAAGAGATTCTAATTTGAAATCTATAAGGTGACCCATTTCATGCAGAATTGTATCATACAAAATACTACCTTTAGCTGAAATCTGATTTCCATTCTTTTGAAATAATTTATTTAAAGCCAAATTTATAATATTTGGATTTTGTTTGTTAACCCAACCAAGTTTGTCAGATTTTGGTATAATTTTAAATTTTATGTTTGGAATAAAATTCTTAATTTCATTAATATTTTTTTTATTTTTAAATTTTGCAATTGTTTCTGGCTTAGAATAATGTGATTTATAATATTCTTTAACTTTATTTCCTTCTGTTTTAATCAAATTATTAATCTTTGATTTTTCTTCTGTGGTTAAAGTTGCTGGTCTGGTATTTTGTTCTTTTATAATTCTTTTAACTAACCGAGTCATATCCTTTTCGGTTAACCTTACGATTTTTGCCATAAAAATATTTTAATAATAAATACTCATATAAAATAAAAAACCCCAATTAAGAACTAATGGGGTCAGGAATAAATTTCAATAAATCATTAACCTTTTTTATATCATATTTATCGGCAAACCATTCCCTAACATATCTCATAGCATCATCATCACAAACGGAAAAGAATCGGCAAATCATATTACATAATTCAAGCCCACGAAATATTGAAATGGAATCATTTTTGCAAACCTTAAATGATAATATCAAAATACCTTTATTGGAATAAAGATTATATGTGTCCTTATTTATTTTCCAAGTTTGTCCATAAAGTTCATAAACAGGGGTGAAAGTACATTTAACATTAATTCCATCACCAACATAACCATCAAGAAATTTATTAATAACCTTTTTTAAATGTTGTTCCATAATATATCTTTTTTACAAAGATAATGAAACATAATTAAATCACCAAAAAAAGGGGCGGGGGGATTAAACCGACCGAAGGGAGGGGACGAAGTCCGTCAGTCAAAAAAAACCCCACTCTTATTAGGAATGGGGATAATTTAATATAATAAAATTATTAAACATAAGAAGAACCTGAAGACTTTTGATTTTTAACATACTCAGAACATCCACAAGCATCACTTAACAATTTATCGGCGGCGTCAGATATCGGGGTATCATTATTTACTTGTTTCGGAACATTACAAAAATATTTAACTCCCGTTTTGTCAAAATTCTTATTAGACCCCCTATGTGACCCTTGGAAATAACAACCTTGTGAGTCTTTTATAATTGTATCCAAATCAGTCAAATCATTACCAACTCTAATTTTTATTACATTTGGTAATTTTTCAAGTTTTTGTTCTTGAATAACTCTTCTAACAAGTCTTGTTAAATCTGATTCCGTTAATCTTATAATCTTTGCCATAATATTTTTGTTTTATGATAAATTAAAAGTCTGTTTCGGGGTCAGCAGCATTTAACCTTGGTTTTCTTCCCGTATTAGTTGTTGGAGGTGTTTGTCTCGTTGGTGCAGTTGGTTGAGGTCTATTAGGAGCCGGGAACTTAATTTGACTATTCTGAGTCGGAACAATACAGAATCCTCCATCTGAAGTCATAATTCCCCATTTATTATTTTGAAACTTTAATGTTCCTTGTGTACCATCGGTACAGGTTGCGTTTGTTTCTTCATTAATTACTCTTCTAACGATTTTATTTAAATCTGATTCAGTTAATCTTACAATTTTTGACATAATATATTTTTAATAATAAATATCACACACGGGGAAAAAAATCAATCACCACCATAATCATCTTCAGAGCCAGCTTCCAAATAATAAAACCTAACCCTACCATTAAGTCCAATGGCATCCCTTATATCAAGAACGGAATCTTCAAACTTTTTCCAATCATCAAAATCACCCCAATCATTAATTTTAAAAAAAATATTATATATCATATTTTTTTCCTTATCAATATAATGACTATTCATATCCCTTTCCGAACTTACCTCAATTTCCACAATAAATGGATATTGTTTTTTCATCACGCGGGAAATCATACGTGTAAATAATTCTTTATCTTTCATAATATATAAATATAATAAAAAACCCCCACTATTAAAGATGGGGGTTATATAAGTTTAAAAAAGATTAGTCTTGCAAAAACATTCCATAAGGGTCATCAAGTGACGCTTCAATCGCGGATTCTATTTCATCTTTTTCTTCATCAGATAATGAATCATTATCTGCAGCCTCCATTGAAATATTAATTAAATCATTATAAGTTTGTTTGAGGGTTTCCAAATGACGACCGAGTTCACTTCTATATTCATCAAAAGATTTTTCTTTTTCAGGGCGGTTGGTTACATTCCATTTAGGTGAAAATTCCTCATCTTCCTTAATTACCTTTTTAACCAATCTATTTAAATCTGCTTCCGTTAATTTTGTTATTCTTGCCATAATATTATTTTTAATTATAAATATCTCATATAAATAAAAAACCTACGTTGAAGAAATATGGGGGGATAATCTTAAATCAATCTTTAATCTCATCAACAATATCCTGAAACTCACCTTCATCAGATATATAATTCAATTTATCCATAAAGTTATAATATATTTTTTTGGAATAATTATCAACAAGTTGATTAATCCTTCTTCTGGACCTAATAGATGTTACATCAACATATTCATTTATATTTTGAATAATAACATCTTTTATTGAATCAATTGTTATTGGTTCATAAAATTCTTTTTCCTGTTCCAAAATATTTTTAAATTGAGATTCGGTTATAATATATTTCATATATCATAAATACCTCACACAAATAAAAAATAATTTGATGTATCCCCCAAAATTATTTATATTTAGATATTTATAATAAAAAGGGGATACATTATGGCATACAGACCTTACATATGGAGAAAGAATAATCCTGAAAAAAGATTAGAACAAAAAAGAAGAGAAAAAGTTAGAAGATATTTGAGAGATATGGGAATTCTACCACCCGTTGGAGAAGAAATGAACGAAGAACAAAAACTAATTGATACACAAATATCAAATAATGATTTTTCATATTGGGATAATATTAAATCAAATAAAGGAAGTTCAGGAGGAAAACAAATTAAAACAAAAATAAAATCTCCCGAATATATTATTTGGTATAGGGCTAAAGAAAATGCAAAGAAAAAAAATTATGAATTTAATTTAGAAATACTTGATATAACAATACCCGAATATTGTCCCCTTCTTGGAATTAAATTAATATGGGGAATAGAAAATAAAAATTCAAATAACTATTATTCCATAGATAGAATAGATAGTTCAAAAGGTTATGTTAAAGGAAATATACAGATAGTATCACTTCTAGCAAATACTATGAAAAATAATGCAACAAAAGAACAACTTATTACCTTCGCAAAAAATATTCTCAATATATACAAACCCTAATTTTTAGAAAAAAAATGCCAAAATTTTTTTTTAATATACCACCCCTTTTTATAAACACCCCGTCGTGTTTTAGAAAAACAAAATCTAAAATACCCCCATTTACCCAAAAATTTTTTTTTGATTAACATAGGGGATTGTCCCCCCTATTAGTGACAAAATGACGGGTAGGGAGGGGGGATACGGAGAATAGGTCAGGGGGGGAGGGTAGTTATCCCCACTGAGGGGGGGTAGGTATGTGGATAACTTTTTATTATCCCCCTCCCCATATAAGTTATCCACAGTATGACACCTTGTCTGTTAATAACTTTATTTCCATATGTCTTGACTATATCATATCTTTGTACCCAATAAAATAAATCATATGACGGACGAACAAGCTATCAAGTTTAATAAGTATGTTGCAAAGCAGACCAAGAATGTTATGGTGGATAGGGTAATAGAAGTCACAACATATAGAATGCAGTTAAAGGTTAAGGTATCATCTGTTATTGCTCCCAAAGGTAAGTGGGGTGATTTCAGATTTAATGTTAAGGTGGTGGAGAGTAAGGTTAAATCATCTGTATGGAATCAGGATGGTACAAGAGTTAGAGATAACAATGGGGACCTTGTGTTTGAATATGTTCCCCGACGCATAAATAGAAGTGATGTTAATAACACCAATAATAATATCAGAAGGGAAGTTGGATATAAGTGTAGGGAGATGTTGGGGTTCTTTGGTATTGATGGATGGAGGGTTAAGGTTGAGAAGGTAACCCACTCTTAAGTGCATCCTTATCAATATAGAAATTTGATATATCAAATACTCTTTCATTTGCTAATCTTAATTCTTGGGGGATTGCATTGGACCGAGCTACACTATGTAGTATATTTAGTATATCATCAATAAGTGGTTTGAAATAAGCAATTCTTTCTTGTATGTTATCACCATTAAAAAATGCTGCAAAACTTGATGCTCCCCATATATTTGGGTCAGAGCTCAAATAATACCTCATATAGAAGTTATCAATCTCATACTTTGGCATAATCTCCATTAACTTATAAATGTCAATGTATATATCTAAAAATATTAGGGATTTATATTTCTCCACATCATCGGGGACCACCAATCTAATAATAAATGGATAATTTTTTTTTAATATCTTTTTAACCGCCTTAAAGGGGAAACTACTTTCTACTTCCTGTTTATTCATACATATAAATATATTATATATAATAAAAATAGATTTTGCCGTCTCAATTAATTGTCGTACCTTTGTACTATGAAAGTAACAACAAAGACATATAATCTATCCCCCCGTGAGCATAAGCGTATCGTGGGGGAAACCATTAAGTGGTGTCAGCAGTTCTTTGGTATAAACCATAGGAGAAAAAATGAGTTCACTTATTATGTGGGTCCCCAACCCAAACGCTTACTTAAAAAATATGGTAAGTACTTCGGGTGTTATGACTGCGTTAAAAATAAGTTGAATATATTTCCCGAGAACAATAAGAATATTAAAGACCTGATTAAAACCACCATCCACGAATATACCCATTATACCCAACCCATTCGTTCCAAGTATTACAAACTTAATGAACAGTATGGTTATCTAAACAACCCCTTTGAAGTGGTTGCTCGCACAAATGAAAAGTTATATAAAGTATGTTGGAAGTCTATTAAAGGTTCTCTATGAGGACCTGACAGTGTGAAATGATTTGCTTGGGGGTGATATTGTCACCCCCATATTCGTATAGTCCCTCCACTTTAGCATCCACACATCCCCATTTAGTTGGGAGAATAGGTTTCTTATTCCATATGTGTTTGGGTTTCTCAAAATATAATAGTCCTAATGTTACCCCACTTATTCCCACCTCCACACATATACGGTCCTCCGTTAGTCTTTGAATGTCGTATGTCAATTTGTCCATAGTGTTAAATATAGGTTAAGAACATATAAAAATAAAGTTATCCACACCCACTTATCCACACTGACATATTGTCTATGGGGATAACTTTTTGTTAAAAAATTTGAAAATGTCATATTGTCAGTTGGGTGTTACAGTGGGGACAATCCCCTTCCCCCATATTAGGGGTTACAGAAATAAACATTTCCTCCCACTTTTTACCACCATTATTAGGCTGGTTATAGGTAGAACCCCACTTTTTCCCTTCTGACGCTATCAGGAGAACCACTTTTTTACTATATACATTTTCCAGCTAAAAATAGAAGACTTAAATTAAATGCGGGTGGGTGAACGTAGTGAACCTTTAGGAGTATATCTTCAACGAAAATTTGTTTTATGTCCACATTTATTCCAACGAAAAAGTGTATATTACACCACATAAAACGAACGATAATATTCCCCATTAGTAAACATATAGTATGGTGGGATTTTGTGGGGATAATATAAGTTATAAAGTTAGGGTAGATATTTACACTTTGTGTAATGGAATGAGGGTGGGTATAACTTATTATTCCCACATAGTATATGTAAGAAAATGAGACATATAACGGATTTATTCCTGTGGGTTTATCCCACCGACTGACAAGGAGTATATACTCTCATAATTTTACATACTATACCCACATAAGATATGTTATTAATATATGGGGGGTAAATTGTCGCGGCAGTGTCGCGAGAATTTAATGAGGGGAAATTATACTTCTCCGAATAGAATGAGGGGAAGAAAGAATTAACTTATGAAAGAGGACAACCCCATCCGCAGGAATGGGGGATTTGTTGTCCGAGTGAATAAGTTAATTGTTTATTCCATAGTATTTTTTTATCATTATGTATTATGGAGATTAGAATAAGAAGAAGATTAAATGATGTGGATGATTTTGTTATTTTTATGATTACAGTAGTTTATCCTGCCGTCAGTCCGGTAAGTAAAACCCCCATAAATTATGGTGATTGGAATAATTATAGACAATCTGTTCTTAATTCTATTTTACGTCACGCATTAATGAGTTTCATAACTAAAGATTTCTTAAAAGAATGGGATAGTAAAGTTGAATTCGAATTGAAACAATATGTTTTATCCAAATATACTGATAAGTTATATGAGGAGTATAAGAAAACCGCCCACTATATTAAAAATGAATTATCATCAGTATAATATTTATCTATTATGAATAATTACATTAGAGCACTCAGAAGACTTTGGGCAATTGATAATTTAGTTAAATATAGATTGGAGGATTATGATAAAATATATATGGAGTATGGATTATGTGATGAGGATAAAAATTATTTTTATGCTGTTGTTAGTGGATGGGTTATAGAACAAATGTATTATAATTACTTCGGAGATATTGATGATAGCTCTGATGAGTGGACGGAAATATTTGATGTTATGGAGAAGTATATTAATTCAGTACACAAAAAAACTATTATGGACTTCTTTACTGATAGATGTAATAAGTAGTTATTTTTTCTTTACACAATTTGGATATCTTTTCCCAAACATAGTTTTCATCCCCTTTTGAGTATATCCTTTCCAACACTTTTCTGTTAGTTCCTCTTCTGTCATTTCTTCTTTATCAGATTTTAATTTTTCTTTAACATAGTTAACTAATGGTTCTTCATATTTCATATATGATTTCCAATATTCATTATCTGTTGCCGCATTATCAATATCATTAAATTTTTTTGTTGCAATAAGTTGCCTTACAGCGTCATAAATCGCATCTTCCGAATAATCATACACTTTAATCCTATTCTTAACATCTTTAACCAAATCATCCAATTCATCAATATCAAATCTTCTTCTAAACCACGGGCTGAGACTTTCGTTAATACCCATCACCTCCTTAATTCTCTGTATGTTTTCTTGTAAGTTCATAATGATATAAATATCTCGTATATTTATAATGATATGAAATATGTTATAACGGAAACACAGGCTGAAAGGATTAAAATTCTTCGTAGGATTAATGGCGAGGATTGGGATTGGATAAGTGAAATAGTTGAGGAAGGAATTGATTTATATAACCCCTGCCATTATGAAAGCAAAGAAGATTATATGGATTCTGTTGCAAGAAGTTGTGCTAATGCTTATCTATTAAACTATTTTGATTTTGGGAAGCGTTCAGATACATTTTTCCAACTTTATAATTATATGATTGCATTAATTAAAAAAAGAATGGGTGATGATATAATGAACCATTATGAAGATTTAATAAACGATTGCGAAGATTAATATGAAATACATTATAACGGAAACACAAGCTGAAAGATTGCAAGTTATGAGAAGAATAAAAGAATTAAGGGAGTATATCAAATCTTCGGATGCTTATAACTATATTTGTGATTATAGCTCATTTGATGATTTCTTATATGACGGATTATATTTGGGTATGCAAGAGGATGGAGAACTTGATTGGGTAACATCAAATAATATTGATTATGTGTTTGATGTTATTAACACGATGTTCTATAAGGAATTAAAAAATTTTTATAAAAATAGATGCAATTAATATGAAATACATTATAACAGAAAATATGTTTAAAGACCTTGTCCGTAAATTAATGGGTGGCAAAAGCAAAGAAGAAATAGAAGAAAATAAGAGACGTATCAAAAAACTGATGGATAAGTATATGACCCACCATTTGTTAAGCGGATTAAAAGAAGGCGAGGTTAAGGGTTATATAAAAGGTTGGTATAAAGGAAGTAACCCTGTTATTGGTATAACACATTCAGGCATGATGAATTTTAATGAAGATTTGACTGATGACTTACAAAAAACATTTGGTTTAAATTATGATGATGCAAAGGAAGCTATTGCTATTCGTATGATAGATATGTATAACATAACTGAACCTGTTAAATGGACTAAATTCAATTATAAGGTTGAAGATGATGAAGATTATTAAAAATTAATTATGAAATACGCTGTAGACAATTTTAGTGATGATGAATTAATGAGAATTATTCGTAAATTTATTAATCACATATACGGGAAACAATTAACTATGAAAGAAAATAGTAGTGGGTATATTAATTTCTATTCTTCGGGACCCGTGGCACCATATCACAGAAACTTATCAGGTAGATTGTGGATTGATGATGATAGATTATATAATATAATAGAAACTTTCTTTTCAATAAGTGGACATCAGGCACTTGCCTTAATTGGTTTTTATTTCTCAAATTTTTATGGTATTAAAGTAACGGACGCAAGAATTCAATCTCACATATTTTTTGATACACGAATTGATTATTCACAGTTTGATGATGAGAACTATCAAGTTGAAGATGATGATGATGATGAGGATATTATAACTGAATCGCAGTTTGATAGATATAAGAAATTAGTTAGAAAATATGTTATATCTATGAAATATCCTGGTGTTTGTAAGATTGAGGTGATGGATGATGAAGATGAAGATAAGATGTATGTTCACGTTTTCTTTTCCGCCGAGTGGTATGCAGAAACCGCTAATACTGGAGGTGAGATGAGTATTGTAAAAAAAGTTGTGGGAACAATTGTGGAAATAAAACAAGAATTGGAAGAAATGTTTTCCCCTATGAAATTTTATGTGGGACATAGCATTAGAGCAAATAAAAATTGTTAATATGAAATACATTATAACTGAAACACAAAGAGATAGATTAATGGTAAGAAGAAGATTACCTGAACTTAAAGATTTGATTCAAAACTTATTCCCTTTTTATTATCCTTGCGATTATGATTCTTTATCAGAATATATGATGGCAATGAAAGTTGAAATGTTTGAAACACTAACACTTGATTGGTTTGAAGGTGTTGATGAAGATGTAATTTGGGATATGGTTACAGATATATATAGTGATTATATGGCCGATAACTATATCTCCAATTGTGGAGAAAACCAAAAATAATAACTATGAAATACATCATAACGGAAACACAATTACATTATTTAAGAAGATTATCTATTATTGATAAGTTAATTAAAAGTTCTCTTGAAATGTTTGATAGATGGCACTTTTCTAATATTGATGTTGATTATATGATTAAATATCTTGTACCAGATGTTGCCGAATTATATTTTTTTAGATTTGCCGACGACATTTATATTGATGGTGAGGATTATGGTAAATTAACAGATTTTCTTGAAGTATATTTGGAAAAAAATTGGAGAGATAAACTTGAAAGCATAATAAAAAGTCATAAAGGAAAATGAAATACATTATAACAGAAGAACAACATTTAAGATTATATAAGATAATGAAAAATCTTATGCTTGAAAGGCTTCCAATACTTGAATTTCCTCTTGAAAAAAAGAATATTTTTGTAAAGGGTAATAGTGGATATGGTTCAGGTTTAGATGACTATAACAAATTTACAACATTCTATAAAGATGCTGATGGTGAGCCTTGGTTTAAAGAATTTGATGATAGAGATAGATTTGAAGATTCCAAATGGGAGGTTAATGAAGGATTAGAATTTCTTTTTGATGTATTTGGTGAAGATTTGTTTATGGATTTCGTTAAACATTATTTTAACATAAACCTTAGAGTAAAAGGTAATAAATCTTGGGATTGGGTTTTTAGATAATTATATGTAAGCTGGTTTGTTGTTTAATTCTTCTTCTGTTGGTGGTACTACATAATATATGTTGAATAAACTATAATGTGGTTCAAATCCTATTCTTTGTGATAAATTTTCAATTTCTGTTGATAGTTCATATGGTTGTCCTTTATAATTATTATCTACAAAACGTTTATCAATCTCCATTCCGTAATATATAAACATATCTTCTTTTGATGTATAGTTTCCCCAATTCTTACTCAAATTTTCAAAGTATTCAGGTTTGATTTCTATGAGTATTCTTGCACCCCAAGTGTTACGCATCATTCCTCTATGAAACTCTTCCTCTTCTTTTAATTCAACTGAATAAAGTTTTTCAACCCAAGTATAATCACCTTTCTTTAAGATGAGTTTATTAATCATCTTTGCTAAAACTTCCTCTGAATGAGCTTTGTCTTCTCTTAATACTTTTCTTATGGTTTCTCTTAAATTCATTAAACTTTTCTTTTAATTAGTGAGAAGTAATACCCCATATTATTATTCTTATCACCAGGTTTTTTAATAAGTAGTGGTTGTCCTACCATACCATCTAATTTTTTCTTAACTTCCTTCCAATCTAAATCGGGAAACCAAGATGCGAAATTTCTTAATAAATCATTCCAAGATTCAAATTTGTCTGAAAAACCATTTCCTCCGTGTCTATATGCATGCTTCCAAAATATGTAAGAATCACCTAAAATATTATTATCTAACTCAAAAAAATTATCTATGAATTCTTTGAGCTGTTTTCCGTATCTTTCACGAAAAAACTCTGCCAATTCATCTACCAACTTTTGTTTTTCATCATCAGGCATTTCGTATAGTTCAGGTACTTCATCAATAAAAACATATGCGGTATAATGACAAGCCCTACTAGTCAAACCAGCTAAATTGTTTGATTCTTTACTATATCTGTATGAACTAAGTGCTTGTTTTTTAAGTTGGTTAAATACGCTATCGTCGTCACCAAAATTAACTCTTCTTCTTAATGATGGAGGAACCGTAGATTCTTCTGTTATTTGTTCTTCATCACCAAATTCATCAATATATCTTTTTTTAATTTTGTCGTAGTAATATCTTTCCAAAAATTTCATTATGTTTTCTTCTTCTTCTTTTGTTATTCTTATTTCAGGTTCTTCAAGCTCACCTTCTTCACCCCAATATTCAAATTCTTGTGATACATAATCAATATAAACATTAAAAATAACTTTATCTACAAACCACTGAATTCCCGCTTTTTTCAATACACTATGACTTATATGACTAACACACCAATCAATTGCTTCATCAACAATACTATCCAAATTATTAACCCTTCTTAATACTTTGTTGAGAAGAGATTTGGTTCTATCGTTGCTTTCCTTTATCATTTCACTATCTTCGCACTTTTCAACATATTTTGTATATAAATCAACATTTACTCCAAACATATTGTATACCACAAGCCAAATTTCATCAAATATTTTTTCTTCCTTCTCTCTTACCGCTTCTGTTCTTGGCCAGTTCTTACTTCCATATCCACCAATAAAATATACCGACACTTTATAATCATTTTCCAAATATTTGCCTCCTGATATTGTTTCCCTGTCCCAAGGAGCCACTACTTCAACTTTACACACATTACCATATTGTGGAACAATAATTGTATCCAATAATTTAGTGATTAGATTAGTATAATCTCTCTCTTCTTTTAAAATTCTTCTTATGGTATGTTTTAGGTTCATTATGGATTAACTTTTAACATATTATAAAAATAATTGGTAATACCTTCAAAGTTCTTTGCTTTTTTTCGTTTCAAATCATTTCTTGTTTTAGATATTAAATTCTCAAAATGTGATATAGGTACGTTACGATAAACCGCATTTAAAAATGGAGTATCTTCTTTATCTATTACCCCCAATTTAATAAATTCTCTCACTTTTCTTGTTGCAAACTCATCAGCAATTATCTCTATTTCTTTCATCGTTTCGGCAGCCTCTTCAACACTTATCTCGCCCAAATAACATTCATACATTTTATCATCACCATATTTTTTATATTGATATTGGTGAGCAATTTCGTGAGCCACAACAAATAAAAAAGATGATAATGGATACCTAAAAATTATATTATTGAAGACAATCCCATTATGTAATGCCAATCCCATTGCAGGATGTTTAAATTGGGAAACTTCTATCTTCTTACAATTTGAATTTTCAATAAATGATTTGAGATTATCAATATATGGTTCAATTTCAGGATATTTAGATACGACACTGGTTAAGAATGGTTGTATCCCTTCTGTCTCTTCTTTTAAAATTCTTCTTATGGTGTTTTTTATACTCATGGCAAATTAAATCCTTTTATGTAATGTTCAACTAACATAATAAATATTTCGTGAATATCTTTGTTAGACAGTTTTTCGTATGATACGTGAACATCGTTGAGAGCTCCATAACCAGCTTTATAAAAAACAGTTATAGATACTCTTTTAATTCCAAAATAAGCAATTTCCCACTCCTCAACATCAGTTTCCTTATAAACAATTGGGTCTTCATTCAAATCGTGAACTGATATTCCTCCGTGTTTTAAAACAATATCTCTAATAAAATTTTCCTCTATTTCCCTTGTTATTGTACCTTCACCAACTATTCTAACCAAGTCATCATAACTTCCAACAATATCAAGTGCATCTCCAATTCCTTTATTTTGTATTATATCAGTAAACTTTTTTGAGAGTGAGCTTGATTCAGTTAAACTTTTCTTTTCAATCGCCTTGTGATACACATTTCTTATTCTATCACCAAATAAGGATTGAATTCCACCCTTTATTTCCAAAATTTCATCATCTTTATATGTAACACTTGATTCAACAAAAGTATCATAAATGTATTCCCAAAGGTGTTCTATAACTAAATAAACAAATTCTGTTTCACCCAATTTTTCAAGTGGTATAACATTTTTATCTCTCAAATGCCATTCTATCTCATCATATATTATTAAATCCAAATGATAAAGTAAGTCATTAGGATTTATCCTTCTAAAAAGCTTATTTAATTGTTTTTTTCTATCAATATCTTCCGTAATTTTAACTTTGGTATCACAAGGTAGTGTAATAACAATCACATCAAGATGGGGTAGAAAATCATTTATGTGTAATCTTACTTTAGTTTCAAATTCGGTGCCTCTTGTATGAGTTTCAAGAATTACAAGATAATGTCTAAAAGATTCATCATCTCCAAAGGTATTATCCATAGCCCTAACTTGGACACCGCATAGCATATAAATCTTCATATTCAAGACAATCTCTTCAATATATTTGCACCACTTATCTTTTTTAAACTTATTTTCCTTTCCCTCTTCTTCTGTTATTGTATCTTTGTTTAAAATACCCAAATCTTTTTTTATGTAATCTGTGTAATTATCTTTGATATAAAAATAAACCCAATCATATTCTTTATCTTCATAATCTATTTTATTAATATCACAAAAATCACCAATAACTAAATCAAACATCGTGCTCATTAACACATCCTCATCGTATCTTTCAATATCATACTGGTAAGCGTGAGAATGTTGTGAGATTATGTCTTTGATTTGTTCGCCTCTGCGTCTCATAAACATCTCAAATCTTTTCCATTTTTTTTGCTCGTGACTATCACTTTCTTCAATAACAGGTTCACCATCACAATTGGATTCATCATAACGCTCTTTTATTTTCTTTGCATATATTTTGGAAACAACATCCCAAATTTCATTTGCATTATCCCTAAAAAATCCCTCCGAATCTATATAAGAAAATTCCGCCTTTAATGCAATAGCAAAATGACCCAATCCGTGATAATCACAAGGGTATATAAAAGGATATGAGTTTCTAATTATACCCCATATCTCATCAAGCCTACGTAAAATTTGTAATCTTATATTTTGTTCTTCTGTAATTATAAATTTCATTTTATATAATTATTTGTTATACTCCTCACAAGTCATTTTATATATTTCTTTGAGCTCATTTCCAAACCAATCATAACACATACTAGTAACTATTTCATTAATCTCTTCATATCTATAATCATCAAACATTTCTTCGTGTGTTGATAAAAAGTAACTTACCGCATCATTTATAACCGCATCCATATATTCATATTCATAATGAAAATCACTACATAATGTTGGGTATTCCATTTCCGCATCATTAATATATTCTTTAAGAGTTTCTTTATTAAGTCTTCTTTTAACCCATAACATAGGGTCTGACTCACATAATAATTTTGATTGTGATTCTGTTATTATAAATTTCATCTTATATAAATATCAAAATCCCTCCTTTTGGGGAGGGAATTAATTGTTTAATTATTTTTAATCTTCATCATCCTCATCTTTGGTATATTGCCAGTTCCAATACAAATCTTCATTAGGTTTGAATCCATAAAATTTATGAACTTCCTTTATAGATTAATTCTAAACATTCAGGAGAAATATTTTCAAATGTAAGTATATTATATTCATAATCCCCACCTTTATAATGATTATCTTTATACCAAATAACTCCCGCACATTTTGTATCAATTACCCATATATCATCATCCCAAGTAGAGTCATACCAATAATTTTCATTTTCGGAGTCTGTTGCAAAAATCGCTGGCTTACATTCCTCTTTACTAAAATTTTGTGAATAAATCTTATAACATTCACCAACCGACGCCTTTAATCCTGTACGTTTTATATCATCTCTCCAAACAGGATTTGATTTATGAATAAGAAACTTACCCGGAGTATACTCATCTCCCGCCGGCGAATATAATTCTTCTCTTAATACTTTTTTTATGGTTTGTCTTATATTCATTTTATTTTGTTTTCTTTACACAGTTAGGATATTTTTTACCAAACATTGTTTTCATTCCTTTTTGAGTATATCCCGCCCAACATCTTTCAGTTAGTTCTGATTCTTTCATCTCTTTTTGCTCTTCTTTGTGGGGATTTTCTAATTCGTTAATAGATTTTACAAGTTTATGACATTTTTCACTTACCCCACCCTTTTCGTGGTCAGTTATTGATACCTTTACTTTGTTGTAATTTATTGTGATATCCGGATGATGGTTTTGTTGTTCCGCTATCTTCGCAACTTTATTAACAAAATCTATTGAATCATTAAAATCTTTGAATTTGAATGTTTTTTCCAATTTTTCTTTGGACGTTCCCCAATCTTTGGATTCAATTACATTCATCACTTCTTGTATTCTCTGTATGTTTTCTTGTAGGTTCATATTATTTTTCTGATTCAGGTATTTTAGTATCTTTGATAAATTTATCGTGAGCATCCTTATATGACTTTTGACTTTCATCATTCACATCTTCATCACCGACGAGAGAATAATTTATTTCATCAAGAATCACATTTACAGAAAAAGATTTACCTTTCTTATTGTGGAACTTTCCATCTTCGTATTCAGATAGTTTAGATGCATCACCCATAACATCAGGAAATACATATTCATTCCACATACTAATAATTTCATTAGCTGATGTTGATGAACCAACTTCAGAATGTAATCCTTTATATTTTTTTGGGATTTTTATGTCGTTTTTTCCCTCACTAATAATTTTTTTAACCAATCTTGTTAAATCAGATTCAGTTAATTTTACAATTTTTCTCATATTTTTTTATATTATTCTTCATTTAATAAACTTTCAAGTTCATCTGCCAGACTTTCAAGTTCGTCCATCCTTCTTCTTCCTGCTATACTCGTTCTAAAAAATCTTTTCTTATTTAATTTTCTAACTTCATCTACCAATTCCTCAAAACTCATATCATAAAGTTCATCTTCATCTATTATATCCATTCCCGTCAATAAATCAGTAATTTTTCCTGATACGTCTAATAACTTATCTGTGTGAAAATCTTCGTCTTCGTCTTCCTTTATTATTTTTTTAACCAATCTTGTTAAATCAGATTCAGTTAATTTTACAATTTTTTTCATTATAAAGTTTTATTATAAATATCACTTATTTAGTAACTTTTTAGAATACTTTTCTCTGTGGAATTTTATAGCGAATCTGTGAACCTCATCCTGTATCTTTGCAAGAACGGAATAGTTCATACTATCCATAATAGATTTTCTTGAACCATCCGTGAGATGAATGGTTGATGACTTGTGTTTATCATCTTTGGATATGGAGATTAAATCAACTTTGTCTGTGATATGAAGAGCACCAAATACTTTGATTGCAACATTAAGTTGTCCAACCCCACCATCAATAACAACAAGGTGTGGTAGTTGTTTTTTCTCATCAAGTAAGCGTTTGAACCTTCTGTGTAATACTTCACCAAAAGATGCGTAGTCATTAGCACCCGAGAATGATTTAATATTAAACTTTCTGTATTCACTCTTATCAGGAACTTGATTAACAAATCTAACAGATGCAGCAACATTACAATCACCCTGATGATGTGAATTATCAAACGCCTCAATAATAACAGGAAGATTCTTTAATCCTAATGTGTTTTGTATATCCGCAGCAACTTTACCAATCTGTCTAACACGAACGGGTTCAACCGCAGTTTCAAGTTGATTAAGGGCATTAAGTCGGTGTAGATATGTGTTTGCTTTCTCAAACTCCATATTCTGTGATAAGGCGTTCATCTCCCTTGTTAATTCCTTTCTAACAAAAGAAAAGTTCAACTCAAATAACTTTTTGATTAACATTATGTTTTTGAAGTTTTGGAATATAACATCAACATTAACACAAGGAGCCATACATCTACCCAAATGATACTCCAAACAAGGTTTGAACTTACCATCCTTGATTGCTATTGTTGTGAGCTCATAAGAGCAAGAACGGAGAGGAAAAACATCGTGAAGTAGGTTGTATACCTCCTGACACTTTAACCCATTTGTGAAGTCCATAGAGGGTCTATCTTCGGGTTTTTCTCTAACCATTTGAAGACGGGGAACAGGATTATCTGTTATGGTGATAGACCAATTACGAGTCTTATCATCCTTACCTTTGATGTTAAACCTTGGCTTATATAATTTGATTAGTTCTTCTTCAAGAGCGATTGCATCCTGTTCGGTGGGTGTGGTTCTAAACTCAACATCTTTGATATTCTCAACAAGGAGTTTTGTCTTACCTTCTTGGGTTTTTTTGAAATAAGAGTTGACACGTCTTGGTAGGTATTTAGACATACCCACATATATAATCTGTTCCTTGTCATCTTTAAAGATGTAACAACCTGCAGATTTTGGTGCCGACTTGACTTTTTCCATTAACATAGGACAAAGATAGGATAATTATTTAATTCTGCCTATTAAAATTTAATATTTTTGTTGTACTATATTGGGGTATTCTATCAAAAAATATCAGTTCTTTTGCGTATTCACTACCATAAACGGGCTGTCCTATGTAATCACTACCTACAACCATATAGTCAGGTTCATACTCTTTAATTAATTCAATCATATATTCTCTTGAAGAAAATATTTTAACATCATTAACACATTTGAGTGCCAATAACATATCAACTCTATCTTTAATATTATTGAATGGTCTGTCTTCCCCTTTAAGTTCTTTAACTCTTTCGTCAGTATCAACCCCAACTCTTAAAGTTCCAAGAGAGGCGGCATATTCCAATAATCTAATGTGTCCAATGTGTAGAACATCAAATGTTCCGTTTACCCAAACTTTCATATCTTTATGGTGTTGCAACTCCTCGTTTTGATACAACAATCGAGGACATTTCATTTGCATATTTTAATGATGATTCAATATATTTTGTCTCGTAATACTTTACAATAAATGATGCTGTGAATGTATCACCAGCACCACTAACATCTATTGTCTCCTGTGGTTTTGGTGATGGATATGTGATTCCACTGAAACTACATCCCTCATCACCAAGAGTTGTTATAACATTTTTTAAATTACCCAAATGTTGATTATTCTCAGCCTCTTTTTTATTTAACTTAACAAATGTGAATGAGTTAATAACTTCTTCGGTTAATTTTCTTTTTGAATCAAGTATTGATAATTTTGATAATTCCCCAATTTCTTTTAATAATACCAAATCCAAAAACCCTTTATCATAATCACTAACAATTACAATGTCCATCTCCCTAATTCTTTCCTTATCAACATAAGTCATTTCAAATCTCTTAATTTTGTTCTCACCTTCATCAACCCTGATAAACATATGATTAGTTTTCTTATCAATATATCTTGTCTTTGTAATAAGTTCAGGTTGAGTTATTTTATAAACAATTGAATCTGTTGAGATGGCGTTAATATTCTGCACCACATTTCCCGCCATTCCGTCGTTTTTCTTAACTTCGTGTGGCGTTAAAACTGGTACAGGTGCTTCAGGTGAGAGCCTGTTTGTTTGACAATAAATGAATGTGTCGGTACACGTTTCACCTATTACCAAAATTTTAATCTTCGTTGTATTCATAATCAGGATTATTTTGATATATCCAAATGTGATTATAACAATTAAATATTGTAAGTTCAAACTGAAATGCCGGTGAGTGCTCATCCTTATACAAATCTAAATTAACTCTAAATTTGAAGAATGTTATACCATCCTTAAAATTTCTAATCATTGCAAAAAATTGTCCTTCCCAATATATTCTTTTCTTTTTTGAGATTGTTCCGTGTGGTGTGAATCCTAAATACATATTTTAATTAGTTTTTAATGTGTCTATTTTATAGATGTAGGTTCTTGTAGCTTGGTATTTAACACCATTCTTTTTGAATCTGTATGTTGTTATTGTTTGATTTGAAGTTGTTTGATATGATGTATCACAACTAACAAAACTAATAACCGCTAATAAACATAATAACTTTTTCATATTTTATTCCATTTTTTATTTGAATCTAATTTAAAACTTCCCATATGTTCCATTCCCCAACTTGATGGTGTTATAATTGAAAGAAAGGTTGTTTTATTCCCTCTTTTATATAAGTGATATGTCTCACCAATTATTGGGATGAAGGTGTATTGTGAGCGGTAAACCTCGTCATTCCAATACACCTCCTCCAACATCTTATCAAATTGTTCTTTCAGTTCTTCGTATCTTGTAGCAAATTCTTTATTTGCATTCATCGCCTGACTTTTCTTCCATCCATCAACATCATCAAGTTTTATTGCCGGTGCTCCAAGATTTGAACCATAAGTTAATTCTCTTGGGTAATACCCCTTCTCTTCACTCCAAACAACCAAATCAGGTTTTTTTTTACCCATTATTTAATATATTTATAATTTTATTTTTTATACCCAATTGTTTAATCCCCTCAAAATCATTAGTCAAAACAAACTTATTCTCCTCATTTGTTATTACCATATACTTACCAACATTCAAATCATCAATAACAACATAGTTAGTGATATTGTTTCTCGTTACATATTCTCCTATTTGATATGCCCTGTTCATTGTTAAATTACCAAATGATGCGAGTTCACTTACTGTAATATCAATAGGTGATTTATTAACTCCATTGAACTTAAAAATCTTATCCAAATCTTCTAAACTAAAATGCTCTCTCCAATCTGAACTCAAAACAATATCCGCACCTGTCTCATCCAAGATTTCATTAAATATCTTAACACACTTGGGGTCAAACGGATATGGTATTTTTATTTCTTTCGCAATATCATTCTTCTCCCAAAATTTCTTTCGGTTCATCATATACTGCTTGTTGGTTGCCAACACGCCATCTAAATCAAGGAATATATTTGCTTTACTCATATCACAAAGATAAGAAATTATTTTGTAATTAAAGTAAATTTCTCCGCATCTTCAGCTAATTTTTTAATTTCTTCAGGACTTTCTTTTACGTTAATAACTTGTCCCCCAATTGTATAGACAATTGAAAAATTATCATATTCTGTGATATTACATATCATAATTGGGTTAATATGATGCTTTAAATCACCCGCGGCTGAATTTAATTCTATATATTTGTTTTGCATATTTTTAATGTTTTATTTTACACTTTTTTAATTTTTATACTTAATTTGGAAGTTGTCTTTAATATATTCTATTTGCTCGTAGGTTAATGAACCACTCACATTATTTTCGTTCCACCAAGTAATAGGAACAAAATATGTACCTGTAAAATAATCACCTAACCTATTTGGATTGTTTAATCCAACATTTTTCTTTACTAACTTAAAGAGTAGATATGTTTTATTTCTTATAGAACAATCAAACTTTATTCCCGCCAAATAATTCTCTGAGAATACTGAATTACCCGTTATTTGGTAGTTGTCTTCAATATAATATTGATTAAGTGGTTCTCGTACTGGTTTTGGTTTCTCAACTTCAACAATTGGTTCTGTTTTAACAATAATAGGTTTTGATTTTTGTTTTTTAACTACCTTAGGCGTCTCAATTACCTTTGGTTTTTCAACAGGTTTTGGCGTCTCAACAACAACTTTAACATTATCAAATTTTTCAACTCTACTTAATAATTTTAAATTATTTAAACTATCTTTTTCTCGGGCTAAAGAATTTTGTGCTTCAACAAATGCAGGAAAATAGTCGTCATCCACCGACACCTGAGCCCAACTTGTGTTTATCGCCATAATTAAACCTATGGCTATACATATTTTTTTCATATTACAATGTTATAATATTTTCTTGATATAGTCAAATTTCACTTGACTTTTGGGTGGGTGGATTAAACTTATTTCTTAACCAATTCTTTACTCTTAATGGTAATGGGACGTGCAACGAACCTTCAATCTCGGCAAATATTTCATTCCAAGTATCAAAATGTGTTGCAGGTTTATTGATTGTATCTATTTTATCTGTTTTTTCTTTCATATTAATCTTGTGTATATTCGTGAGTGTCTGGGCCATATGCCTTTAATATTGCAACCCCATTTTCAATAATGTAATTCATTTCTTTATCAACTTCACCCCAAAGCTTCAACCAAAAAGAATGTTGTTCGTGTATTGGATATGATACACCATTTACTTTTAATAACCAATTATCCCATCCTGTTTTAAATAATTTACCTTTCATAACCATCTATAATTTGTTTAAATTTTATCATAAAATCAATATTCTCTTGCTCGTGATAAACGTGTATGAGTCTAGCATAAATGAACTCCAAATGTTCTTTATCCTTATTTCTTTCCGCTTTCTCTTTGAGGGGAAGTTTCATATTGTTTTTCATAAGTTCTTTTACCCTTGCAGCAACGTCACCCATAAGTTCTTCACTAACTCCTGGTATTAAATCAATATTCATATTATTTTTTTTTATTTTTTCTTTTTAGTTCCCACGCCATCAGGAATCCACACACGGATATAACCCCAATTAAAACACTATCATTTATCATATTATTATTTTTAATGCGAATCTTCTACATTGTGCTTTTCAGAGTAAATAAGGTAATCCGGGTTTATAACTTTTGAGATTTTAGAACGTTCGCCACTAGTATGTTTAACCACTATACCTTCGTGTGGAACTTTGGTTTTGGGTATGAAATTATTAACCACAAACATATCCTGAACTTCTTTACTCCATTTACCAACATATAATTCTTCTACGTGTGGTAATCTTAATAAGTCATTTAATATCAATTTAGTATTAAGTGTATCCAAGTATTTACCATCTATCATTATATCAAACCCCACAAACTTTATCTCTTCCAAACCATAATCATATCCTTTCTGTATTCCCGCACCATAGATTTCACCATATAATGTTATACCTGAACCAGTGTCTTCTAATAAATAATGTTTAACAAAATTCCATAACTTTTCTTTTATGTTATATTTGTCCTCTATCTCCCTCCATACATCAGTTGAGTAAAACCCTTGCGAATCAGAACCTTTCTCAACATTATGGGAACCATAGCAAAAATCATAATCTATCCATTTATCGGCAACTCTAAAAAACTTTTTAACTTTATCCCAAAATGATAATTTTACTTTTTTAACCACTGCAAATCTCGCATTTGTTCCGTGTATCTTCCTTGTTATTTGGACGATGTCTTCCTCATTAAACATATCAGGAACGTTCTTTTGATTTGGGAACTTATAATATACCAAGAAGTTCGGGTTTTCCGAATATCTTATTGTTCTACCTGAACCAAGAGTTATTTGTTTAACTGGTGGCTCATACTTGAATATCTTTAAAATTTCCATCACATCGTCTCCTTCGTAATATACACCTTTAGTACGAGTAGGAACATAACTGAATGGAATAATCAAACACTCACTATAAACACCTCTTAACTTTACTGTACGAACTCTCTGTCCTTTACGGAGATAGTTAGTTACGTTCATTGCGTCAGATAAACTCTCGGGTATAACCGCATCGGTGGTTGCAACAACAACCAAATCACCAACATTATATTCCCCCTTCTGTATGATGCAATTCCATCCACCGATGCGGGCTTGTTCTATTTTATCTGCACCAACTATTTCTTTTATTTCATCTATCTTTGCGACATAAGCGCAACTGTTAACATTTTCCATAACTTTTTATTTACGAGTTAAAAATTCATATATGACTTGAACGGTTGCACCAAAAAATATGGATGCCGCCGCGAATAGTAAAAAATATACCAACCCAATATCCCAATTATTTTTTTTCATTCTTATTAAATTTATTGTGTTACTTCCTCCGAGTCTAACTTTCTCCATCTAAATGGTGGTGCTATGGCGTTTCTTGGTGTTATTTCCTCCGATTTTAATTCTTCTTCCGTCTCGTATGAAAGCCCTAACCACCGCCCAACAGGTGTAATTTCCTGAGATTTTAATTCTTCTTCCATATCAGAGCCCGAAAATAAAAACAATGAATCTGGTATAACTTCCACCGAGTTTAATTCTTCTTGCACCCTCATCAATTGATTTGTAATACTGGTATGTGGTGTCACTTCCTCCTGTTTTAAGTTTCTCCAACTATATGGTGGTGCAATGGCCTCTTTTGGTGTTACTTCCTCATTTTTTAATTGTGATTCCACCAACTGAAAGGAACAGGCATGTTGAGCTCTAGGTGTCACTTCCTCCGATTTTAATTGTGCTTCCACCTTATACCATAAAGGTTGTCTTTTTAATTTTGGTGTAACTACCTCCTGTTTTAATTGTTCTTCCACCTGTTGTTTCATAACAAGCCAAGAAGCTTTTGGTGTAACTTCCTCCTGTTTTAATTGAGATTCCACCTTTCCCCAAGCAAGTTCCTCCTCCATAAAAGGTCTAACTTCCCCCGATTTTAATTGTGCTTCCACCCATTCCTTTATAAGTTGTTGGGTTTCTTCGTAACCATAGGAGAACATATCGGAAATATTACTCCAAACTGAATATAAAACCCATAATGTGCCAGATTTTTCCAATTCCAATATTACCTTATCATCTTTTTTGAAGAAGGTAGAATTAGGATAATATTTTGATTTAACAGAAAACATACCCTTAAACAAGAATTCCAAATAATCAAACTGAACTTCCCTTACTCTATCTTTCATTTTTTCTTAAATTTAATTAAATCAATAATTGCAAATATAACAAGAACTCCCATAATAATCAAAAAATTTATCAAC